GCCTCGCACAGAGTCGAACTGAAATCTCTACCGTGAAAGGGTAGCGTCCTAACCATTAGACGACGAGGCCAAAAAAAATGGTGGAGAAGGAGGGACTCGAACCCTCGTCTTGCAATAGCAACCACAAATGACTACATGTTTATTTGATTAGTTCTCAATCAACAAATAGATAGTTCTTATTTTTCCATTAGAACTAACAACCGTGGTCGGTTCCTATTGAGTTGGTTTGAACCGAAAACACCACCAAACAAATTTCCTGAACTGAATCACGCGGTATTTGTTAAACCTCATGGACTTCTGTTCCTAGGTATATGTCCTTACCGACCCGAGTGTTGTTCTCTACGATTACGCAGCAACAACAGATGCTTCTCTCATCAAACCGAGAGCAGACATCTTAGCAAAAGTATTGCCATTTGTTTTTCAAATCAGTTTTTACGGAGTTAATTCAGCTCCGACATGCCACTTGTACCTACATATTGCAGTCGATTCCATGTCTTCCCCATATTTTCAAAGAACCTTACAAAGGTAAGAATAAATATATTATTCACCAAACAAAAATATTTATATCATTATGAGTATGGAAGATAAAATTAAAGTGATATTTGATGATGATGATTTAACAATTATTAGACCATTGACCATGGACGCACTCTGTCATTATGATAAAAACCATTATTTTTGTGGAAACCGTTATATGTCTGAAAGATTCAACGATAAAGGTACTGTAACATATGTTTTTATAGATAAAATCAATGGTAGAGTAGAGTCATTCAGAAGACTAATCAATAACGATATTTTAGATTCCAACGAGAACGAAGTTTCATTATCTGATGTTCAGAAAAATTTGAAAGACTATTTTGGAGTAGAAGAACAAATGACCAAAAAACTTTTAGGGTCGAACTTTTTTAATCAACTTAGAAGTTTCATGAGAGGTGAAATAACTGCAAGGACGTTAGAAAATGCCGACTCTTTAATACTTCGTGTGGTAAACAACGATGATGAAGAACCAAAAATTTCTTTGGACTTTAATGACTTCGATGAATTTTTAGAAAGAATTGGTTTAGACGAAGACGATATTTCTTTCTACAATTGGGTATCCAGTCGTAGGTGGGAGTTTAGAACTTATGATTCTGATTACGAAGATATGAAAGAAGGTTATGGTCCTTTTTGGCATTTCGATGAAGAAAATGAAAAAAAGTTGGAATACATTTCTTCTTTTTTGATGCCTAAGGTAAAATATGAAAAGTCAGAAGATTACTTTCGACAAATTTTTAGATTATTATACGATGAGTTTGGTAGATACATGGATGATATTATATCAACATGGACTGATGCGGTAAATGAGCAAATGAATGACAGTGCATACGTGGATGTAAACGAAGAACTTGTTGAGTATTTCAAAAAGGTTGGATTGGATGTGGATTTAACTCGTGAAATAGTAAAATTACCAATTTCAGAAATTTTGAAAATATATTCTGAAGTTGGAGATAGCCGAGCAACTTTAAAAGAATTACTCGAAGATTATTTTGAAAATAAAAAAGGTAATTTGGGGGGTTGGTATGATAACCAATATGATTACGAAAACAGTAGATTGTTAGATATGGAACAATTGAATAGAAAATGGGGTGATACTTTGGATACGATTATCGAAAAATTGGAGGAAGAAGGTGAAGAATATAAAAGAATTTATGAGTTATATTGGAAAATCAAAAACAAGTATGATTTTCGTAAAGTTCATAAAACACCCAAAGACCCAAATTTATTTTTTCAGGTTCTTGGAATTGATAATTCTACAGGTAAGATACAAGTTCAGATTCTTACTAAAGACAAAGATGGAAGATTTGACCGTGACAAAATACACGAGTTTGACGAACAACACTTCAACTTATTTTTAAATCAACCGGAACTTTTCAACATTTTAGACGAAAAATAAAATTTTTTTTCATATCTTTGTGAAAATATTAGATATGAACTATAATTTACAACTTCTCAAAGAAGTTTTGAGTGTTCCCACCAAAACTTATAAAGAAGATAGAATGGTTGAATACTTGACGACTTGGTTGACTGAAAACAATATAGAATTTTTTGTTGATGCATACAAAAACGTTTATGCAACAAAGACAGATAACGTCGTGAAAGATGAAAATTTTTTCTATCCTTGCGTGGTCTCCCACACTGATACCGTACACGAAATAAATGAAATTTTCATTCAAGAATCTGAACTTCCAAATGCTCAGGATGAATTAAAAAGTTCTCTATTTGCATTAGATGGTAATGGTAAACCAACAGGAATTGGTGGAGACGATAAGTGTGGTGTTTTTGCGTGTCTAACTCTATTAAAAGAATTACCGAATTTGAAAGCGGCATTTTTCGTTTCCGAAGAAACAGGGTGTCATGGTTCATTGAAAGCTAACACAGGATTTTTTGCTAACGTAGGTTATGCAATTCAGTTCGATGCACCTGAAAATTGGATGGTCACAGAAAAATGTTTTGGACAAGTTCTATTTGACAGAGATTCTGATTTTTTCAAAGTTTGCGATAAGGTTCTTACAGAATCTATGAATCAAAACTTTATGGAATACATGGTTCACCCATATACAGATGTTTATGCTTTGAGAAAATCTTTTGATTTTTCTTGTATCAATTTTTCAATAGGATATTACAACTATCACACCAGAAATGAATATGTTGTAATAGAAGACGTATATAATGGAATTGAGATTGGTAAGAAAATGATAGAATTGTTGGGTTACAATTTACATTACAAAGAGAAAAAAGATACTTCGAAAAATTACTCTCTTTGGGATTAAAAGAAATCTTCTAATTTTTCCAAGTGATTTTTGACAACAGGATGGTCAGCAATATCATTGTATTCCATCCCTGATTTTCTCATATTCTTAATATCGTCAACTATCGTTTTCATATAGTTTTTCACCATTTTAGAAGTGCTTGGGTAATTTTCGACATAAGGAGATAGTCTGAAATTTTGTTTAGCGGTGCCGATTGGTATACCAAATTTTAAAACAAGTTCTGATATTTTTTTCTTAGCAAATTCATCTGCATCCAACTCTAATTTCCAATAATCTTCGAATAATTTTTCAAAATCTTCCAATTGTCCTGTTAAAGGGTTATCAATTTTTAATTTACCCATTTGTTCTTCGTGTCTTATTTCATGAAAAATGGTATAAAGAAAATCACCAATGTTTTCAATTTGCATCGGTGAACAAATTATTATGAAATTATTAGTTCTAACTCCTTTGAATCCCGTCCTGCAACTATTAAGAAATTTTATATTGAACCCATTCTCTCTGACATAGTTTTTTACATATAAGGATATGCCGTCAACTTTATTTTGAAGGTCTTGAGGGAAATCACTTCTAAAAGAATTGATGAGTTTATCAAAGTTTGACAAAACCGTAAGTTCTTCCCTTATAATTTTTCTGAGGTTTGTTTTCATTCTATGATAAATATAAAAAAAGGAGGATTAAATCCTCCCTTTTCTACTTACCCTTTGTAATCTTAACTGTTTCTTCTTCCACTTTGAGAACATATTGTGTATTCTCTTTAAGTTTACCAAGAAGAACTTCTTCAGATAAAAAGTCTTCGACTTTATCCTGAATTGCTCTTTTCATTGGACGAGCACCATAGGTACTATCGTACCCAATTTTTGCAATATACTCAACCACTGACTCGTTGTATTTGATTTTGTATTTCATTTCCGACAATCTATTGACCAATTTGTCTAACTCTATTCGGGTTATTTTCTTGATATCTTCCTCAGATAGTGTATTAAACATAATGGTATCATCTATTCTGTTGAGAAATTCTGGTGAGAAGAAATTTTTCATTTCTTTCATCAAGATTTGTTTCTTCGCTTCCTCATTTGAATATGAGTTAGTTCCAAACCCGATACCTGCACCGAATTCTTGAAATTTCTTTACACCCAAATTTGATGTGAGGATGATGAGGGTATTTTTAAAATTAATCTTACGCCCCAAACTATCGGTAACATAACCATCATCCATGATTTGAAGGAGGATTGAGAAAATATCTTTATGAGCTTTTTCTACCTCATCGAAAAGTATTACTGCGTAAGGTTTATTTTTCACCTTCTCAGTGAGTTGACCACCTTCGTCATATCCAACATATCCGGGAGGAGCACCTACCAATTTTGAAATAGTGTGTTTCTCTTGGTATTCACTCATATCAACCCTAATCAGAGATTCCTCACTACCAAACATTTCTTTAGCGAGTTGTTTTGCCAAATAGGTCTTACCAACACCAGTAGAGCCCAAGAATACAAATGTTCCAATAGGTCTATTCGGGTCTTTGATTCCAAGTCTGTTTCTTTTGATTGATTTGACAATTTTGAGAACAGCATCGTCTTGACCAATAACTTTACCCACAAGTTCTTTATCCAAGTTGACAAGAGTTTTGACATCGTCTACAGACATTTTAGAAACAGGAATTTTGGTTATTGTGGAAACAACATCATAAACATCTTCTAAAGTGATTGGTTGTTTTTCCTTTTGAAGTTGTTCTTCAAACTTCTTCTTTTCACTTTCAAGTTTTGTGATAAGTTTCTTTTCTTTATCCCTCAGTTCTGCGGCTTGTTCGTAGTTTTGTTTTTTAACCACGTCCATCTTCATTTGTCTGAGTTCTGCTGCTTTCTTCTTCAAATCATCAATTACTTCAGGAACCTTGAGTTCAGTTTGCATTCTAGCACCAACTTCATCCAAAATATCGAAGGCCTTATCAGGAAACTCTCTGTCTGTAATATACTTGTCAGCAAGTTTTACACAAGTTTCGATTATTTCATCAGTGTAGGTTACTTTATGGAAGGTTTCATACTTATCGCGAACATTTTTCAATATTTCTATTGTTTCAGCGACAGTTGCAGAGTCAACCACAACTTTTTGAAATCTTCTCTCCAATGCACCATCTTTCTCGAATGATTTACGGAACTCATCAGAGGTTGTTGCTCCGATGCATTGGAGTTCGCCACGAGCTAACGCGGGTTTGAATATATTCGAACCGTCCATTGACCCCGCAGCATTTCCTGAACCAACCAATGTATGTATTTCATCAATGAATACAATAATGTTAGGGTTTTGTTGTAGTTCTTCCATGATGACTTTCATCCTTTCTTCAAATTGTCCACGATACTTTGTACCGGCAACAACTGAAGTTAGGTCTAAAGCGACTATCCTTTTATCGACTAAATTTCTCGGACACTCCCCATTATAAATCTTAATGGCCAATCCTTCTACGATAGCGGTTTTACCACAACCAGGTTCTCCAATTATTACAGGATTATTTTTCTTTCTTCTTGAAAGAATTTGGGCAATTCTCAAAATTTCTTTTTCTCGACCAATAACGGGGTCGAGTTTACCCATCTCAGCAAGTTTGATTAAATCTCGACTGAAATTATCTAAAACGGGAGTAGAACTATCTGTATTCTTTTTCTTACTCGTTTGCTTATCATCATCATCCATTAATTCATTCATAATTTTTAGATTTTATGTTTAGTTTTTACAAATATCCATCAATTATCGGACACAAACAAATTTATTGACAAATAAACAGGATGAAAAATATGAAACAGACAACTTGTCATTAAATAAAAAATTAATGAGACATTATGTCATATCGACTGAGTTGGTATATTGTTTGAATATATCAGTGAAAATAAATAAATTTAAAAAAAATTAAAAACTATGATTTACGGAAATGATTTAAACAAAATGTTTGACAAGTTCTTCAACTCTCCATCAACTTATTACACAAGTACTTATCGCTTAGTTCCAGTTGACGAGCAAACAGAGTATGTAAAAGATGAGGATTATGAAATAAATCACGTAAAAGATGGAGCATATCTTCATTTTGAAGTACCAGGTTTTAACAAAGAAAATTTAGAAATTACTGTAGAGGGTTCTGAATTAGTGTTGGAAGGACTAAGAAAATATAAAGTTAATGGAGTTGAAAAACAAAAAACAATAAGTAAAAGAGTTAAATTGAATAACACATATAACTCTTCAACAATTGAAGCAACAATTTCTGACGGTATCCTTACGGTTTATATTCCGAAATACAATAAGGACACTGAAAAAAGAAAAAATAAGATTAACATCATCTAAATTAAAACCCTCCAAATCGGAGGGTTTTTTATATATCTAAACATTTAAGTTTTCCGTCTTTGGAATAACCAAAATTATATTTGTGAGCATCTACTAAAGTATCTTTTTTAAGAATTTTATTTTGGATTTTTTCCGCCTTTTTTATTACGGTTAACAACTCAATATAAAATTTGTATAATTCAGGATTATGTTTCGATAGTTTTTTACCAATCTCAGTAAAAACTGATGCAGAAGAACCTTCATAAGTATATAAATCAGTGAAACTTTCTCCTCTATCAACATCTAATATACCTAATTCTTCTAAATCGAGTTCCAAATCGTCCCAATTATCTTCAAACTTTTGAGTGTCCAACTTTTCTAACTCCACGTAATAATATTGTTTGTTTGGTAATCTACCAAGTCTATAAACTCTTGGAAAGATATTAGGGTCTGATTTAAATACATCATACCATTCATTAATAACATCCCACTCTCCAACCTTGAAAATGACATCAGGTTTGTTAGGAGATGAGAATATTTGGTGCTCGATACCTTGACCGAATGGTTGTTTCTCCCTACCAATTTCTTCTAGTTCCATGATAATAATTATTAGATATACTTAATATGATTAATTAATAGATTTAAAAAAAAATATTATGGGAGTTATTAAAGAAGAAATCGTTGGAACAAAAATTATAAATGAAATCAAATCATCCAACATAAAAAAAACAGAATACGATACTGAAACAAAAAAACTGATTGTGGAGTTTAATAATGGTCTTAAGTATGAGTATGATGAAGTACCACATAAATTATACACACAATTCAGAATGGCAGAATCACAGGGTAAATTTTTCGTTTCAGAAATTGCAAAGAACCACAAATATAAAAAACTATAATAATTAGCCTATTTATTTGGTATGGGAAAATTTACAGAAATATTGAAAAGTTTCTCTCTCCAAGAAACATTGAATCCAAAGATATGGGATAACTACGATGACCCAAAGGATGCAAAAATGAAACCTAAAGTGAGAAAAGCTTTAGAAAGAATTGCCGAAGAATTTATTGATTATTTGGGTGAGGATGTAGTGGTTGAAGATATTATCTTGACTGGTTCATTAGCAAACTATAACTGGTCTAATTTTTCGGACTTTGATTTACACATCTTAATAGATTTACAACAATACGAGAAAGAATCTGAAACATATAAAGAATTATATGATTTGAAAAAGAGAATATTCAACGATTCTCACGATATTAAAATATTAGGATATGATGTTGAACTTTATGCTCAAGATAAAGAAGAATCCCATGTGAGTAGTGCAGTTTATTCTGTTGCGAATGATGAGTGGATTAATGTTCCAAAGAAAGATTTTAAAAAAATTGACAAGAATGTTTTGGTGAATAAAATTGATAGTTGGGTTGAAAAAATAGAAACGGCAATTAAAGATTCTGAAACTGATGGTATTGAAAAATTGGAAACAATTAAAGATAAACTCAAAGAATATAGAAAGTGTGGTTTAGAAAAAGGGGGTGAGTTGTCTTACGAAAACTTAGTATTCAAGTTTTTGAGAAGGTCAAAACACATCGAAAATCTTTTTGATAAAATTAATCAACTCAAAGATAAAGAATTATCTGTCGAACAACATTTGAATGAACAAGACACCAAAAAGGAAAATAAAGAAATAATCGACTCCGTTGAGAATTCATCTTTTTTAAAGAAATTGAAAGAATTAGTTAATTCTAAAAAAACTTTTGAATACACGCCAGGAATGAAAATCCCATTTGATGATGACGTAAGAATGATTCAAGATGGACTTGAATTTCTGAATTTCAAATTACCCAAATGGGGAATTGATGGTAAACTTGGTCCAGAAACTAAAGCAGCAATAGAAAAATTCCAAGACTCGGTAGGTCTTATTAAAGATGGAGTCATGAAAACCGAAGATTTAAAACATCTTTTAGCTTTGTTAGTTTTGAACAAATTTTCAGAATCTAAATTGAATAAATTTACAGGAGAATTTGGTAAGGAAGGTAATTTTACCTATTTGGATATGAACGACCCTGAAGCTTTCAAACTTTATGCTGAGATTTGTCAAAACTTCATTGATAAACGAAATCCTAATGCTGGTGTCGACGGACAAATGATGGCCGAATGTTCTAAAAGATACTTTTCACAAGGATACGTGCCACCTGAGTTAGCACTAGCTCAATTAGCGTTAGAGGGAGGACTGTCAAAAAATCAAACAGTTAGACCAAGAAGGACTAAAAATCCGTTCAATGTTGGTAACACCGACTCAGGGAAAAACAAATATTTTTCAACAGTTCAGGAAGGTGTTTGTGCATATTATGATTTGATGGTTAGAAGATATTTGACTGGTGGAAAAAGAGCGGGTGATTTACTTAGAAACTTCGTAAATGTTAACGGAAATAGATATGCATCGGGTGAATATGAACCCAAATTAAGGAGTATAGTTTCATCTGTATCTAACATAAGTGACATGGTCTTATCCAAATCTAAGTTAGGTTCTTCGAATCTTGCATAATATTTTCTACTTATTTCGTGGTTTCGTATATTTATAAAGAAAAAATTAAATGGCTTTAGTCACATATCTCGTAGCCCCGTGTGCTGGAGGGTCAGCATTGAATGTTGAATTCAGTTCAACCACGTTACCTGTGGTTGGGGGGAATTATTATCTTATTTTCACAGGTGCAACTGCTAGGGGTTGTTATGAAATTGTGGATTCAGCAGAACCTGCAACAGGTGTTGACCAAGTTTCAGGTCCTTTGGGTACTAATTATGGAGACTGTCAAACATGTTTGAGTGCAAATCCAACACCTACTCCTACTCCTACTCCAACAATAACTCCGACAGTAACTCCTACGGTTACTCCTACGACAACAAGAACTCCAACACCCACTGTAACTACAACTCGCACACCAACACCGAGTATAACTCCAACAAGAACAGTAACTCCTACACCAAGTATAACACCAAGTATAACACCAACAAGAACACTTACCCCTACACCAAGTATAACACCAACAAGAACACTTACCCCTACACCAAGTATAACACCAACAAGAACAGTGACACCTACAATAACTGCAACACCTACAATTACACCAAGTATCACTCCAACAAGAACAGTAACACCAACGATAACTGCCACACCCACAATAACACCGACAAGAACTGCCACACCCACAATAACACCGACAAGAACTGCCACACCCACAATAACACCAAGTATTACTCCAACCAAAACATCATCACCCACACCAACACCAACGATAACCCCATCCCAAACTAGTATAGGTACAACCTACGTTAACGTACAGTATGAATATACAAATCAGATGGAAGGTAGTTTTAGCGGTGGTACATGGGATGCGAGTTTGGGAGATGTTCCACATCCTCAAGCTTATGTTGAAGGAACAAGAGGTTGGGTAATTGATTTAAGTGCGGTAAAATTGGGAGGATTTAACGGATTAAATAACTAAAAATAAAAAAAAATAACACTATAAAATGGGAAAATTAAAACCGTTAGGAAGTGAAAAATTGACTGGACAAGAGAAGTTGAACAGAATTATGGAGATTGCCAGATATAATGAAGTTCCTAAATCAGAAACAAATACTTTCAGTACTACAGAATATTCAATAAATGTATCTGATGGTAATGAGTATCAAATTGTTAAGGAGAAAATGGGATATGTTATCAAAAAAAATATTTCAGAATCAGAGGTTGATTATATTGAACCGATGAGAAATAGAAAATATTATAATTCATATTCTCAAGCTCTGAAAAGACTAAACTTAATTATCAAAGAATCAAATAGATTGAACGGACAGGATGAAGAGATTAGTCTTTTTGGTGAACAAAAAAAGTTTGTTTTGAAAACACCACAACCAGCAATGGATGAACCGATGATGGATGAGCCAGCGGCCCCACCAGCGGAACCACCTGCAGTTCCTGAACCACAACTTCCAGATTCACCCGAAGCTTTACCACCATCTGATGATGCTGGTTTACCGGCAGAAGAAATGCCGGCAGATGACATGAGTGCTGAAGAAATGCCTGCGGATGATATGGGTCAAGGGTCTGAGAACGCTGATATTATAACTTTTAAATCAATTCAAAAATTGACAGGAAAGTTAACTCAGAAAATCAGAGAGTATGAACAAGAAAAAGGTTTGACTTCGGAAAATATCAAATATGTTTTGAACATGGTAATTTCTGCTGTTGATTTGAACCAACTCAGTGATGAAGATAAAGAAGACGTTCTTTCTAAGTTTGAAAGTGATGAGGAAAGTGATGAAATGGATATGGACATGGAAGATATGGGTTCAGAAGATATCACGGGAGATTCTGAAGTAGAAGATGTACAAGCAGATATGGATGTTGCAGTCGACCAAGAAATGGGTGAATCATCTATTCATGATACAATTTTAGATAGTATCTTCAGTGAATCAAAAATCGACAAGGTTATTTCAAAGTATTTCGAAATGTCTGATTCTGAAAAGAAAGACAAAAAAGAAAAGATGGTAAATGAAGAAATTAAAAGAAAATCTGAGTTTGCCAAGAAAGTTAAATCAATTGAGAACTTAAGTGAAACAATAGAACAAGAACTTTCTTCTAAAAAATTTTTACAAGAAAATAAATCATATATTTTCTTAGGTAAAACTAACAAGAAAAACTTAGTATTTGAAAATAAATCAGGACAAGTGAAAATTTCTCCTGAGGGATTTGTTATATGAGTTATTTAATTTTTATAAATGGACTTGGTCCTGATTATAAAGGAGATAATTTATACGAATTTATTTTTTCTGATACTACGGATGTTTGGGGAGAATCTTGGGAAAGTAAACCATCAAATTCATATCCACATCCACCTGAGTTGAAATATATTAAAAGAGTAGGAGTTCTGAAAAACACCGAGTTAAAATTGGAGTTGATTCAGAACTCCGATTATTTTTCGATGGTCGATGCAATGGACGATGTTGTTGCAATGGCTTGGGAAAAGGAAGATGAAACTCACAAAAAAAGACTAGTGTTTCGTTTCGGAGAAACCGAAAAAGATATCAAAGATAAATTATACGAGAATGATTTAATTCTCGAGTTTGAAAAAAAGGTTGTATATGAAAGTTAATAAAAAAGCCTTAGAACTAATTGAAAAAGGGTTGTCCTCCAAAACAGTTTCAAAACTTAATGAAGGGCAAATTTCTATTTTACATTCAAAATTATTAGGAGAAGCGATTACACAAACAACAACAACTTCTTATAATATTCCGACGGCAGATGCCGAGAAAGGTGTAACATTACCACCCACGGAAGCAGGAAAAAAGTTATCAATACAAAAAACAGCAACAGGAATTAAGGCTACTCCAACTGAAGAAGTAAATGAAGATGACGATGATGATTTGGTACAACAAGATTTGACTCAAAAAGTTAATGGTCAATTGCCACCCGAAGACCAAAGCGACGAAGCTAATGATGGTATGGATGACGATACTAACGAGAAAAACAAAAATTTGAGTTCTGTTGGTATGACAGAATCAAAAAAAGAAAATAATGCATGGGCTATTTGTCATTCTCAAGTGGGACCAAAAAAATCGAGAAAATGGGAAAGATGTGTTAAGCAAGTAAAAAAACAATTAGGAGAAGGAAAAAATCCCGTATCTTTGTTCTTGGAGGAAAAAATTATGAAACTTGTAGAATCTCACTTACCACCTAAAATTACAAAGAAGGATTTGATGAACTATTTGGTTGAAGCGGAACCAAAAGTCGCGCCAAAACCAGGTGTTAAGGAACCCAAACCTGGCACCAAAAATCCACCAAAAATAAAACCTGGTCACCCAGGCAGAAATCCTAATCCAAAAGTTAATCCTGCTCCAAAGGCTAAAAATCCTGAGGAAGCTAAATCTGCAGTGATAGATGCTATAGTAAAAATTTTGAAAAATGGCTAAAATAAAAGAACAAATAGATTACGGAAATAGACCTGAAAGAATGGACCCTAATTTAGAAAGAAAGTTGAGGTCAGGTGAAAACATTTATTCGGACAATCCTTCATTCAAAAAGGGTTCCGATGATGTACAAAGATTAGTAAGTTCAAGATTTGGTAAAGTTGCTGATAAGTTGAAAGAGGTTACAGGAAATCAAAATATTAGTTCGCAACAGGTCCAAGCAATGATTTATAGAGAGATGATGTCTAAAGTACCAACGATAATGCAAATTGAGGGCAGACATAGGGAAGAATTGGAAAACTTGGCGATAGAGGCGTGTTTAGAAGAAACTGAAGTCCCAAGTGATTGGTATGAGATAGTTGCAAGGTTGAATAGGCAACCAATTGATGTTTCTAACTTCAGATACCAACCTGAAGAAGAAAAGGAAGATGAAGATGATGATGAAGAAAATAAATTACAAATTCCTTCATTTGAGGTTGAGGATTTGACAGACGAAGAAATATTTGAATTAGAAAAACACAAAAGAAATATAATAAATGCCATCATCCAAGGAGCAGCTAAAAAAGGTCATTATATATTTCAAAAACCTGAAATAAGAGCAGAATTAGATAGAATTGATACAAGATTATATCCTGCTTATTTGGGTATTATGGCAATCAATGATTTCCTTTATTTCACTATGGAACAAATGATTGAAATGATGAGCCAAACTGGAAATGGTGTTGCTGGTAAAGTTGAACTACAAGACAATGATTCAGATGATGAAGAAGGCGGTGGTGATGAAGGTGAGGAAAAACCTGATACAAAAATTGTTGCAGATGGTTTAATTTTCCCTATTCTTTGTCATGAGATTATCAAAGGTATTGAAGAGTCTGCAGGAAGACATGGTTTACCTCAAGATACCGAGTTGGCACAAAAAGTAATGGGTCAGACAGATTTATTATCGAACGAACCAATGCAACTCAGGATAGGTCCAGAAATAGTTGAAAAACTTAGAATGGTGTTACCTGATGAGATGTTCAATGATTCAAATAAAGGATTAATAAATTGGTTCAAGGTAGAATTATACAAAATAAATGCTAAGGAATTCTTGAATTTAATTGGTGACGTAATTTCTGCTGATGAATCAAAAAATAAAAAAGCCACAAGAAGATTTGAAGAGTTGATGAAAGAGGCTATGAAAATGAAAGAAGAGTATGATTCTTATAAAAAAAGTAAGGGAGAAGAACCTAACTCTGATGACGTTGACGATGACGACTTAAAAGATTTCTTGGGTGGATTGGGAATATCCCTAACTTAAAAAAAAATTGTGACCAAAGAACAATTAATTATTGAGGTTACTAAATGTATCAGAAATACGCCATACGCATTAAGGACATACTTACAAACCTATGATAACACGGTTTCTAAGTATGTCCCTTTAGATTTATTTCCTGACCAAGTTTCATTAATAGAAGACTACGAAAATTTTAACGAAAACATTGCCCTCAAATATAGACAGGCAGGCGTTTCTACAGTTACTGCTGCTTGGGCATCAAAAAAATTAGTTTTTGCAAAAAAACAAAAACCTGAAAAGGTTCTCATAATTGCAAACAAGTTGGATACTTCTATGGAAATGGCTAACAAAATTAGGTCATTTACAGAACAGTGGCCTAATTGGGTTGGTGTTGGTTTTTCACAAGAAAAAAATTCTCAAAGACATTTCAAACTAACAAATGATTGTGAGGTAAAAGCGGTCGCAACATCAAAGGATGCTTTAAGAGGTTATACTCCAACAATTCTTATTTTTGATGAAGCTGCGTTCATAGACGCTGACGGTGATTTTTGGTCGGCATGTATGGCATCACTTTCTACAGGTGGTAAAGTTATTGTTGTTTCTACACCAAACGGGTATGACCCGATTTACTATGAAATATATGACCAAGCCTTGAGAAGTATGAACGATTTCAAAATATCTGAGATGTTTTGGTATCGTGACCCAAGGTATACAAAAGATTTGTACATGGTCAAAACGAATGATTTGGTTCATTTTTTACTAAACAAAGAAGAATATTCAACAGATGCTGTCATAAGTCTTTCAGTTGCAAACCCTTATGAACGTGACCATTCTGTTGTCACAGATTACATTAAACAAGGATATAAACCATGTTCTTCTTGGTTTGAGGGGATGGTAAAAAAATTGAAGTATGATAGAAGAAAAGTTGCTCAGGAATTAGAGTGTAACTTTTTGGGTTCAGGTGATAACGTCTTTGAATCTGAAATACTTCAAAATATTGCACAAAATACACTCCAAGAACCCGGAGCTAAACTGATGGGTGGAGCTCTATGGATTTGGAAAGAACCTGTTGTCGGACACAAGTACATTATGGGTGTAGATGTATCGAGAGGGGACTCAGAAGATTTTTCTTGTATAGAAATTATCGATTTTGATGAGAATGAACAAGTTTTAGAATACGTTGCTAAAGTACCACCAGATGTTGTTGCTGAAATAGCGTATAAGTGGGGAACCATGTATGACGCATTTTGTGTTGTTGACCTTACAGGTGGTATGGGAGTGGCAACGGCAAGAAAATTACAAGAATTGAACTACAAAGGACTGTATGTTGATACGGTGGATACCGCAAACAAGTGGAAATGGGACCCAAAGATAAATGAGAAAATTCCTGGAATAAATTTCAATAGTAAAAGAGTACAAATTATTGCGTCATTCGAAGAAAATGTTCGACATGGATTTAAAGTTAGGTCTCACAGATTATATAACGAAATGAATACTTTTGTTTATATTAATGGAAGACCTGACCATCAAAAGGGACATCATGACGATTGTATTATGGGCATATCTATGGCAACATATGTTGCAGAAAAATCTTTTCAAAAACTTACAAAAAATTTGAATCATACAAAGGCAATGATTGATTCTTGGGCAACTTCGATAAATGAGAACAAAAACTCATCACAATTTTTCAATCCAATGATGCCTCAAACAGACCAAAAAAGACAACATTTTCCAAACCAAGGACCGTCGAGAGATGACTATGAGAAATATAGATGGTTGTTTACTAATTAGAACTATTTATATTATCAATAGGTAAAACTAAAATTGTAAAATGGCGGAAAATAACAATCTGACGATTTGGCAAAGATTAGGTAAAGCGTTTGGTCCAAATTCTCTTTTGGGCCAGGATTACCCAACTTTTAAATTCGACAAAAAAGAATTATTAAGAACACAAGATAGAGGAGAATACGAAAGAGAAAAACTACAAGCTCAACAAACTTATTATATTGCAAATCAATGGGCTAAAGTTGAAAACAATCTATATACTCAAGCAATATTTTACGAACCTTCAAGACTTTCGGCTACGTATGATTATGAGTCCATGGAGTATACGCCAGAAATATCTGCGGCTTTGGACATATATGCCGAGGAATCTACTACGGTAAATGAAGATGGGTTTATGTTACAAATTTATTCTGAATCGAAAAGAATAAAAGCGGTTTTGGCAGATTTGTTCAATAATACACTCGATATCAACACAAATTTACCGATGTGGACAAGAAATACTTGTAAGTTCGGTGATAATTTTATTTATCTTAAATTAGACCCTGAAAAGGGTATTGTAGGATGTCAACAATTACCAAACATAGAAATTGAAAGACATGAAATCGGGGTTACCGATAAAAATGCTGTCAATTTAGGAAAGTCCGAAGCAAAGAAAGCTTTGACTTTTGAATGGAAATCTAAAAATATGGTTTTTCAAACGTGGGAAGTTGGTCACTTTAGATTACTTGGTGATGATAGGAAACTTCCCTACGGAACATCGATGTTAGAGAAGGCTAGGAGAATTTGGAAACAACTGCTTTTATCTGAAGACGCAATGATGATTTATAGAACATCACGAGCACCTGAAAGAAGAATTTTTAAGATTTTTGTGGGAAATATGGATGATAATGATGTTGAGGCATATGTAAATCGTGTTGCTGATAAATTCAAAAGACAACAAATCGTTGATTCCAAAACAGGTAACGTAGATTTAAGGTTTAATCAAATGGCGGTAGACCAAGATTATTTTGTCCCTGTAAGAGACCCTGCATCCCCAAGTCCAATTGAAACTTTGGCTGGTGCACAAAACCTGTCAGAAATTGCCGATATTGAATATATTCAGAAAAAACTTTTGACAGCTCTTCGTGTTCCAAAGGCTTTCTTGGGATTTGAACAAGTAGTGGGTGATGGTAAAAACTTGTCACTTCAAGACATTCGTTTTGCAAGAACAATCAACAGAATTCAAAAATGCATGATTCAGGAATTGAACAAGATTGCAATCATTCATTTGTTTCTTTTGGGGTTCGAAGATGAAATTTCTAATTTTACACTTGGATTGACTAATCCTTCTACACAAGCTGATTTATTAAAGATAGATGTTTGGAAAGAAAAAGTTCTTTTGTATAAAGACTTGGTTTTAGACCCAGGAAATGGAATTCAGCCAACATCTAGTACATGGGCAAAAAAACATATATTTGGTTGGTCTGACGAAGAAATCAAAGTAGATTTGATGCAACAAAGATTGGAAAGAGCTATTGGTGAAGAACTCAAACAAACACCAACAGTAATAAGTAAAACTGGATTATTTGACACTATTGATAAGTTGTATTCACAATCAAGTGGAAATACATCAACCGCGGCAACTGCAGGTGCGGCACCTGAATTAGGTGGGGCATTTGCGGGAACGGAAGAACCAACTATACCACCAGCACCTGAACCACAACCTGAAGGCGAGATTACCGCTCCTGCTGGGGTGACACCTGAGGGACAAGATGAGAGAATGAATATTTTAGTAGAAAATAACATTTTCAAGGGTGATACTTACCTTGAACTTAACCAAGGACAAGATTCTTTAGGTGAAATCGAAAAAGAATTAGATAAGTTATTAAATTCGTAATATTTATATTCAAATCACAAATATATGACTTTTGGGCTCATTAAATCGGTAATAGAAAATAGTTTGATAGAATCTTATAAAGATGAAAAATCTTTCAAGAAAAGTTTGATGGAATTCAAACAGAATATTCTCAATAATAAAGATTTGTCCAAAGTATATTCTTTATATGACGAGTTGTCGAATCCAAAAGGTTTGAATGAACAAGACGCTAAAGAATTTGTGAACGAAGGAATACAAATGATACAATCACTTCTACAACATATTAAACTACCTAAGTTGATGACCGAAACCAAAATTCAAAATAGGTATCAGGATATTGATGACTTAGTATATTTGAATAAGAAAATAGACTTAACTGAAAGAGTTAATTTGAAGAAAAAACTTTACAAAACACTCAGCGAATCCGAGATTAAAAATCAGAAACCAATCAACATCCCTTTGAGTACGATGGTTAGAGTTGCTAATCAAACAGTACAAAATTACATTGAATCTTTAGATGAAAATACAAAAAAGGAATTTTTTGAATTAATCAAAGAAGATAGTGAATCTTTAGAAAGTAGGTTCAATTCATTAAAAGAAAAAACTTTACAAAAACTTTCCCCTGTTTTAGAAAACGAGACAGATTTGGAGACTAAACAAAAGATTCAAGAAACAATAGACAAAATCCAGAATGACAAGTTCAATCAAATTAATTTTTTGAGATTGAAAAAACTTGAAGAATCAATTTAATTGTTTCTTTTTTTCTGAACATATATCGCTTTGAGTCTTTCACTTCTTTCTTTGACTGACTTTTTAGTATACTCCTTTCTCTCCGTGAGTAATTTTTGTTGCTTCGTCTTAATTACTTTGGACTTCAAAGTTTTCAGGGCTTTTTCTATCCCTCCATTATTTTTAATTTCTATTATCAACATATATTACAAATATATAGTTTATTCTTAAAATTTTGACATAGATAAAGTTATATGTTATCTTTTTAAAAATAAACTTTGGAAATATGGTTCATAGATGAAAAAAGGAAAAAATGTGAAGATGAATTTATCAAACTCGTTCAAATCTTCATATGGCACGGTAGACTCCAAAAACTTAAAATCACTTTACATTAACATACAATCATGGGTTTCACCCAAACAAGACTTAGAAAATTGGAATAGAGTTGTTGGCAATTTAAGTAGAGAACTCAAACACACAGTATTCGATTCAATCAATACGAATTTATTTAGTAAAAATTCAATTGTAGATTTAGACTTAAGAACAAGTGGTATTTTTTCGGGTAAAAAGTCATTTTTCAATTTAGAAATTAATCTTTATTTGGATAAAGAACTTGATTTTAAGTCTAATGAAATCAAAGATTCTGTAAAAAGAATTGTTCGTAGCATTCAAAAAACTAATATCTTGGACAATCAGTATTTCGATTTTTCTTTGACGAAAAAGTAAGTATTACTTAAAACAAATATTTATTTAAAAAAGTTAATGGAAAAAAAACTCAGAATATTAGAAGCACACGAACAAGGGTTTGGAATTTTGGTTGAAATGGACGCAGGTTATATATCTCCGTTGGATGATATAAACCTCAAGTTTATGAATGAGTCTAAGAATGTAGATTATAGAAACCCTTTTGAATTTTATGCAGTATTACAGAAATATAATACACCAAATAGAAATGGTAGAACATATCCTGAACCAATACTCAAAAGAGAAGCCGAGAAGTATAAACAAATAATTAAGAAAGGACTTTCAACTTCTGAACTTAATCATCCTGAATCTTCTTTGATAGACTTAGATAGAGTATCGCATTTAATCACAGACATATGGTGGGATAGAAATATCCTAATGGGTAAACTAAAATTACTTACTTCACCAGGGTTTCATGAAAGAGGTGTAGTAACAACCAAAGGAGACATTGCAGCAAATCTATTAAGACAAGGGGTGACTTTAGGAATTTCCTCAAGAGGAGTAGGGTCTTTAAAAAAAGTAGGTGAAAGAAATGAAGTGCAAGAAGATTTTGAATTAATTTGTTTCGATTTGGTTTCATCACCTTCCACACCAGGAGCTTACCTCTTTGACGACGTAACTGAGAGAGAAAAGTATGAAGAAAATTTGGAGGAGGAAAAAAAGAATAAAATTGCTTCGGCTCCAAGTGTAAACCAGTCTATTGATTTAATGAAAAAATTATCCGATTATTTATCAAAATAATTAAACATGAACGAAAAATATTTTGTGGCAAAAGTCACTTATGATTTACCTGATGAGAATAGTGGTAAAATTAAAAAAATCAGAGAAGAAAAATTAGTGAAAGGATATACTGTCACTGATATTGAAGCTAAGGTTACAAAACTTTATAAAAATTTTTCATACGATTGGAGAATAACTTCAGTTTCCGAAAGTAAAATAGACGAGGTTGTAGAAGATTAAAAAAATTTTAAAGTGGTCAAATTCGACCACTTTTTTTTTGCATAAACATAAAAGTTTGAATTTCTGATAGATAATCAAAACTTTTTTTCTATTTGATACTATTTATTGAATAAAATTATCAAAATTATGCAAGAAAACAAAAATCTTGTTGAAGAGGCACTCATCCAAATGAAAAATGTTGAAGATGTTATTGCCGAAAATGCAAAAGGAATACTTGCTTCTACTATGAAGGAAGAAATCAGCCAATTAGTAAAAGAGTCTTTATCTGAACAAGACGAAGATGAGTTAGACACTGACAATGTTGATTCCGAGGAGGAAGTTGATGTTGACTTAGACATGTCATCCGATGATGAAGAGGGTGAAGAAGATGTTGAAGTTGATTTTGACGCAAGTGGAGATTCTGACATGGAAGAACCAATTGATTTGACATCTGCATCTGACGAAGAAATACTTAGAGTATTTAAAGCTATGGGTGAAGACGATGGAATCATTGTAAAAAAAGATGATGAAATGGTTCATCTCAAAGACAACGAACAAGATGCAGAGTATCTTATAAAATTAGGAGAATCCTATGAAGAAAACCACGAAACTATGGAATATAACGAAGAAGTATCTGATGATAAAGTTCAAGACGTAATTGACGCTATTTTCTCTGACGAACCAAACATGTCAGATTTAGAATCTGATGTTGAAATGGATGTTGATGATGAAGAAGTTGTTTATGAAATTGAATTTAATGAAGAAGATGAAGACGAAATGATGGAATCTGATGTTGACTTAGACATGTCATCTGATGATGAAGATGAAATGATGGAATCTGATGATGAAGATGAAATGATGGAATCTGATAATGAAGATGAAATGATGGAATCTGATGATGAAGATGAAATGATGGAATCTGATGATGAAGATGAAATGATGGAATCTGATGATGAAGACGAAATGATGGAATCTGATGATGAAGATGAAATGATGGAATCATATAGTCACAAAAAGGCTAAGAAAAAAGAAACGAAAGAAGGTAAAAAATCCATAAAACCTAAAGGTGTTGGAATTGGCTCTGGTCCTAAATTCACTTATAAGAACAAAGTTTCAGGTGGATTTAAAGAAGACAAAAAAGAAGGTCCTAAAACAATGGGGACTGGAAAAGCTAAGTTCGAATACAAGAAAGGTGAAAACATGGAAGCAAAATCCAAAGTAGTAAAAAAGGTTGAAACTAAAGAAGCTGCTAGAGGTTATGCATTTGGACCTAAAGGTTTGAGAAAAGGAATTACTAACAATAGGAATTTAAAGAACGAATCTTTAGAAACTGAAGTTGTTGCTTTGAGAGAGAAGAATGAAGAATATAGAAAGGCTCTAAATGTCTTCAGAGAAAAATTGAACGAAGTGGCAATATTCAACTCTAATTTAGCATATGCAACTAGAATCTTTACTGAACACTCAACAACTAAAAAGGAAAAGATAAATATTTTGAGAAGGTTTGATAACGTTCAATCTTTAAAAGAATCAAAGTCTCTCTACAGAGCGGTTAAAGATGAGTTGACTCAGACTGAAACAAAATCAATCAATGAGACAGTTGAGAATAAGTTAGTACAAAATGTACAGACAGGGTCTTCAACAACACTTATTGAAAACAAAACTTACGAAGCTCCTCAATTCTTAAGAATAAAGGACTTAATGAGTAAACTAAAATAAAAATAAACAAGAAAAATAAAATTCACAAAAATGGGAGCTTTATTAGAATCAGGTCTTGTTGGTAATATTGGTCTTAAGCACCTTAAAGTTATCAAAGAAGACACAATTAACAAATGGGACAACTTAGGTTTCCTAGAAGGACTTAAGGGTCACATGAAAGAGAACGTAGCTCAGTTGTATGAAAACCAAGCTTCACACTTGATAAACGAAGCTTCAACAACTTCTGACTCAGGTTCTTTCGAAACAGTTGTATTTCCAATAATCAGAAGAGTATTCTCTAAGTTATTGGCTAACGACATCGTATCTGTACAAGCAATGAACTTACCTATCGGTAAATTGTTCTATTTTGTACCTCAAATTCAAAATTACGTAGACACAGGTGTACCTAACAGACACTATGCACCTTACGGTTCTCCAAATATGGAGGCAGACCAAACACCAAATGAAGGTTATAACTATAATCAAGGTAGAGACCTTTATGATAGATTTTACGAAGGTAATGAACCAGCATTAGACCCACCAGGTTTGTTTGATTATTCAAAAGGTCAGTTTTCTGCTGTTACAGGTACTGCAGTTACTGCAGCTTGGAATTCTACAACATTGAATTTAGAACCAGCTGCATATACAGAAAATACATACAGAAAAGTATTGATTATCATGTCAGGTTTTGCGTCAGATGCTGCTGGTAAATTAATCGGTCCAGACGGTAACCCAATTGATAACGAATCTTTCTTGTCTGATTTGACTATTTACGGTTCTGTAGATAACGTTTTCACATCAGCTAATACATCTAATCCTTATCTTTTCAGAGTTGTAACTCAAAGATATGGTAAAGGTATTGTTCAGTATGGTAACAACAATGCAAATTTAGCGTTCCCTAACTCTAGAACAGGTGGTGGTCAATATGACAACCTTTGTGATGTAAATGGTGACATCTACTTGGAGGTTGACTTACAAGTTCCTTGTACTGTCGGACAAAACTCACTTGATGGTTATTCAGGTTCTACTTTTGTGTCTACAAATGGAAACAACAATGCGTTTGTTCCTGTTTATAGAATCTACAAAAACTTGGAATTTGAAGATAGAATTGGTGAGGTTTCATTTGACCTTCAATCAGTAACAGTTTCTGTGACTGAAAGAAAATTAAGAGCTCAATGGTCACCAGAAATGGCACAAGACGTTGCGGCTTTCCACAACATCGACGCTGAAGCTGAATTGACAGCTTTATTGTCTGAGCAAGTTGCGGCTGAAATCGATAGAGAAATCTTGAGAGACCTTAGAAAAGGTGCGGCTTGGAACTTAAGATGGGATTACAACGGTTGGAAGAGATTGGGAACTAACGCTGTTCCTTATACTCAGAAAGACTGGAACCAAACTCTTATCACAGCAATCAACCAAATTTCTGCACAAATCCACAAATCAACTCTTAGAGGTGGTGCTAACTGGATTGTAGTATCTTCAGAAATTTCTGCGATTTTTGATGACTTGGAGTATTTCCACGTTTCAAACGCAGCTCCTGAGCAAGACCAATATAACATGGGTATTGAAAGAGTTGGTACTCTTGCAGGACGTTATCAAGTTTATAGAGACCCTTACTTCCCAGCTAACCAAGTTCTTCTTGGTCACAAAGGAACGTCTCTATTAGACACTGGTTACATCTACGCACCATATGTTCCTTTACAACTTACACCAACAATGTATAATCCATTCAACTTTACACCAATCAAAGGTATCATGACTAGATACGCTAAGAAAATGGTGAACAACAGATTCTATGGTAGAATCACAGTTGATGGCGTTAGAACATTCGATTTGAAAGAGTTGAGATAATATGGTCTGAACCAAAATACAAAGGGGACAATGTTTATTGTCCCCTTTTTTTATTTATATTATAAAATAATGATACTTATTATAATATATTTTATCACAATGTTCAACTCGTTATTCAATATAAATGCTCAAGAATACAATAGAATTCTAGAAATCCATAAGTCTGCAACTAAAAGACATTACTTACTGAATGAACAAACATTAAAAACTGTAAAATCAGAACCAAAAAGATTTACTTTACCAAATAATACTTTTGTAAGTGGTGATTATGTTAATTTCAATAAAGAAGCTGTAGATGAGGTTGTAGGTCAGATGAATGAGTATCTCAAAGAATTTCCGAAGAATCAAAAAATTGAAGTCGAAATTGAGTCATCTGAATCTAAAGTCCCTAACAGTGGCGTGAGTTTGAAAACAGGTGAACTTTCTAAAAAAAGAGGTGAACAAATGGAAAAATACCTCAAAGGAAAATTACCTCAGAATGTTAAAATTGTTTTGAAAGATTTAGGTGCACAAGGTCCCGATTGGAACCCACCTGAGAAAGCAACAACAGAACAAATCAAGGCGTTAGCATCACAGGATAGGTATACACGTTGGCAATATGTGTCATTCAATATTTTGACATCAGCAGAAAAGGAAGAAGAATTCTGTGATTTAGGTTTTTACATTATTGTTGATTATAAAAAGGAATGGTGTAAACCTGATGTTGATGAAAGTAGATGTCATAAATGTAACGAGGCAGTTTTTTATATGTGGGCAAATGGAATTCAACTAACCACTGAAAATGGAGACTCGAGTATAAATTTGAATAATGGGACAGGTAAAGAAACAAGTGGTCCTTCAGTAGAGGTCAAATTGTTTGTTTCAGAAGAACAGAAAAAAAATATACTATCCAAGAACCCTGATGAAATTACGTTAACTTTTGGGTGTGCATTGACCAAGTGTCACAGTGACCCTGCCCACATAACAATTATCAATACAAACGGTGATGTGTTATTAGAACCCACTTTCATAACAGCAGGGAAAAGTTTGAAAAATACAGAGCAACCTATTGAACTTCTCAAGATGAATAAGTGTGGGGAAGTCACATCAATTTACGATTCTGAAAAAAAGGTTCAATCACCAATTTTCAAATCAACTCCCATTTTTGATATAAAATATAATGAAGAGGGTATTGACCCTAAAACTTTACTTCAACTTTACAAGTTTGTTGAAAATGGTTCGTTTAATTTTCCCTCTGATAAATTATCAGAATTTAGACGATTCAAAAGATTTCAAGGATTACCATGGAAAGATTTTGTTAGGGACTACAAAGTGACAAAAAAAGATTTAGAGAATCTTCAAAATTTGTTGAAGGTTACTCCTCAATAAAAAAGAAAAACCTCGATAAAACTCTGATTTACTTTTCTATTCAAAGACAAAAGGACTTTTTCTTCACCAAGCTTTTGTACACCTTTAAAGTATTTTAGTTGAGTAACTTTGTCAGTAGAATTTATTGAAACAGAAAGGTGATTAAATTTTTTTTGATTCTTTAGAAAAGAAATCTGTGTTTTAGTATCGACCCATTTTAGGTGCTCTCGTTCTTTACCTATAGCAACAATACACTCAGAATACAATACAAGCTCACCAGGTGTCATTATTTTGGTTATTTCCTCATTGATTGGACCAACGTATTCAATCGACTGAGAACGGGTAAAAAAGGGGTTTGAAATCCAAAATAAAAGGATTATCCATTTAATCATATAAATTCTTTCAGCAAAAATAAAAATTAAAAAATAATTAACCTATTTTTTTCTGAAAATTATTCTAAGAAAAAGGGGTTCCATGAAACCCCTTTTTTATATTACAAAATTTTGTTCGATATCCAAAATACAAACAACGTAGTAGAGTTAACTCCTGTCTTTTATCTTCGAATTTATCATTACCACTTGGTTTGTGTCCACCTATCACAGCACGAGTGATTTCTAATTCTAATTCAATTATTCTCGATATTACTTGCGCTTTGTCCTGTTGTGTCATCATAAGAATATATTTCTTTATTAAGTATCCTCAAAGACTTGGAAATTATTTCTGATTCTGTTAGTGAAAAGACATTTTTTGTATGGGCATAAGCCAATGCTTGAGTCAGGACGTAGTATACCGTTTTTTTGTCTAAATTATTAATCATATTTTCGACAGACTCTTCAGAATAAAAAGCAATACTATCAAATAAAAAACCTTGAGGTTGTTCTTTTTCCATACTTCTTAATTAAGATATTTATAATATATGAAAAAAAATGGAATCAGTGAAGCTACAAGCTCAGGAAGTTCAGGTAAATTTAAAGTACCAATAGTATTAGTACCACAAAAATGGGAGGACGACCAATTAGGTCCTTTTATAGAACCAGTTTACACTTATTCTAATGCTGAGTTGGCATATGAAGAGGCGGATGGAGATTTTAAAGAGTCACCCGAAAAAAGGGCGTCCATCGAAAGAAAAACTAAAAAATTATCAAATGCAACTATGTATCTAAAAAAATTTTATACAGGTCAGAATGACGAAGAAGGAAGTGGTTTGAATCCTACATCATCAGGTTTACCTCCTAAAGAAATCAATTTTCTAAAAGAAGATTTGGCTGTATGGTTCGGCACTAAGAAAAAGAAGAAAGGTAGTTCTCAACCTCAAGGTCCATGGGTTAATATTTGTAGAAAAAAAGAAGGCGGTGGTCATCCCCCGTGTGGTAGGTCAGAAGCAGAAAGTAAGGGATACCCAAAATGTAGGGCTAGAAGTGTTGCATCAAAAATGACCGATTCACAAAAAAAATCGGCGTGTGCTCAAAAAAGGAAGGCAGAAAAAACAAATCCTAAATCAGGTACGGGAAACAAACCAAAAATGGTTTCTTACAAACCAAAAAAGAAAAATGAATCAGTAAGAGAATTGATAAAAAAAGTATTGAAAGAAAATTTAAGAAGACGAAACAGTATCTAATATATTTTTGAGTGAATACTTAATATTATTTTTTATTTCGTTTTCTAAAATTAGTCTTCTTGTTTCCATTTCTTCGTTAAATTCATTAACGAAAGACTCATATAGTTCATCACTTTCTATATAAATGCTATAACTATACGTGTGATTAATGATTGTTAAGTTTCTAGCTTCACCTACAATGTAGATGTTTTTTTCATCATTATGTATAAATCTTTTGTTAGAGATTGGAGCAAACAAAAGTTTTGTTGTTGGAATAACAATTAGATTTTTTGCAATAGATATTGCATATTTTTCTTCTTCTGAGATTATTGGTTTTGGATTGAATTTATCTCTAAGATGAAGATAAACCCTAAAAAGTAATCCTAATGGTTTATTGACCTTCATTTTGAAAATATAATAATTTCAATTGAATTAACAATAGGTACCTGAGCATTGTTTTTTTCCGTCCAATCCTTTAATTTTTCCTTTACAAACTTGTACGGCATATCCATTTGCATAAGCTGAAGGATATACTTTAAACTTAGACTTAGCAGCGGCTTTACCTCGAGAACATAATTTACTTCCTGTTTTTTTCTTTCCTTCACTTAGTTCTTCAAATTCTGCATAACTTTCTCTTTTCCTTGTCTCGTTCATAAAGAAATCAAAAACTTGGTCTAAGTTTGTTTTAGCCTCACTAACATGGTCATCCGCCCAATCATGACCATCTTGTATAATTTGGTCGATTTGCTCATGGTCCATTTTTAGCATCATATCACATTGTCTTCTAATTTGCATCAAATTAGAGAAGAACATATAATTCTCTTTCTGTTCTTTTAGCACTCTACTAACAAGATTAGTTAAATCTTTTTCTGTAAACTTTACAACTTTATTTTCGTTTACCTTAACCAATCTTTTTGGTGTTTTACCTCCTAAATCTATCATGGGTTGTCCTATGTTTTTTACTACTAAATTTATTGTATCTTGAGGGACTAAGTCTGTCTGACTCATTCCTAATTTACTTGCTGTAACTTGCCACCCGTCCTTAGTTGGAACAAGTTTATCAACATTTACTCCCATCCACCCAAATCCTTTCTTTACTTCTAACTTATACTCCTGTCCATTTATAATTACATTTTTGTTAGGGCTAGCTTGAGCTTTAACTTGTTCATTCAATTTCTTTATCATTTTTTGTTAACAATTTGAAATGTTAATTGTTTCTTATAAGTATCTACATCACCACTTATGTTGACTTTGATATCGACATAGTATTGGTTAGGAATTTTATCTCTTGTATCGAACATGAAATAATATTCATTTGGTGTTCTATTGATTGGGGTCCAATCTTGTACTTGAACTTCAGTATTCCCTTCTCTAACGTAGATACGATAAAAGGATTCTAAGTTCTGTAATAGTTGTTGTGTGCTGTAGGACTTTTTAATAGTTACACCAACTTTTCTGATATCGGTATTTAATATTTTTTCATTTTGTAATATTCCATAAAAGTCGAATCCGAATTTTTCAGGCTCTTTAGTGTTTGTACCAATTTGTACTCTAGCAGAATAATCTTGAAGGACAAATTGATTTTGAACGTTCGATAAAGGTTGTCCGTTCAGAGTTAATCCTGACCATATATCATAAAATTCACAAGGTGATGAGTATCCCGTAAAACCGTTTGGAACTGTAACCTCATAAACCCCTTTTGTTCTTAAACATGTGGATAATGATGTCATACCTGAAACAGGGTCACCTAATCTATCCTCGATTCTGACTGTTGGTAAATTATCTAAATTTACTGGTACTCCATTTTGATAAATGTATAAGTATAAATTATTAGTTTGATTTTTGACAAAAATATTTCTGTCATCTTCGATTAAGTCGTTGTATGTTGTCTGTAAAAATGGTTGATAAAAAGTTTGTGTGTGTCTGGTAAAGAATCCCACACTGTATGAAATTGTCAATCCGCTTATGTTTTCGACATCAGGTAGATACGCGATACCCCATCCTGTAACACCTGTTAAATTTCCAAACAAGATATTGTTGATTTCATCACTCATATCAAAATTGATATCTTCATTACCGAATTCGAAGTGTTGTCTATCTACAATTGTAAGTGCGGAATAATTTACAATCCCCAAATTTCTGTTGTTGTATATTCCCTCTTGAGACCACTCAGATACATTTGTAGTTAAATACCAATTTGAAGGTCTGTCTGAATACGACCTTGGGTCTACATATGTTATTGGATATAATCCACCCATCAAACCATTTTGGTTTTTATTCGATTCTGTATAATCGTAACCTACTCCCTCGTCCCAAGGCTGGATGTTTCCGGTTGTTCCCGAGGTTTTAGGTATTCTGAACAAAATCAAATCGAAAGAAGATGCTCTTCTTTTACCATCACTCATATCTTCGTTAATCAAATCCTCATCGAAAGATGATGTATTTGTCATTTGAAAAATATGGGTCATACCAGTCGTACAACCTGTTGAAATATATCCGCTTTGTATTTGTTGTCTCAAATAATCTAAATCCAAATCAAATATAAATCTGGTATAACCGTAACTTGGAGCAATTAAATCCGAAGAACCAAAATTCAATTGCATCACGGGATTTCTTGCCGTGTTTGCATATGAATCTGAAATTATTGTGTTATTTCTATTAACGTATGACCTAAGTATTGACATTTATCTTTTTACATAAATATCAATTCAGTCTTATATTGGCATTAAGAATTTTATTTGTTGCATTTTGTATCTCTGTCAATACATCTTCAGCCGTAACACCGGCATAAGATTTTGGGTTTGGAGGTAACATAGGATAGTTGTGTGTATGTGTAAGTAAAAAACTAACTATTAAGTTTAATAGTTCCATAAGTTCTTCTCCCCTGACTGAACTTGAAGTTTTAGGTATAATTTCTTTGATGTATTTATCCGCAGAAATACCATAAACTGTGCCGTCAAAGTTGATAACTCCTTTACCTGGAATTGAAGAAACCTGTGAAAGTAAAAAAACTTTGTCTGCCGCAAAGCTTCCGAATGTTTGGGGGTTGTTGGGGTATTTGTAACTTTGAATATTAGTTCTATTCAATTTGAATGGTAATCCTACTTTATTTTGGGCGTATATCAAACCATACCCACTATTTGGAGACTCAACGTTTAATTTTATTCTATTATAAAGTTTGTTTGCAAATAGATAACTTATGTTTGCAGTTGTTGGGGATGGATTGGATGAAATTAGATTGTAAAAGTCAGGCGTGGGTCTATAGAAAATAGGGAACTTATTGACTGATTCATCAGTAAATAATTCTCTACCTTTAAACTTATTTTTTGAATTTATTTCATTTATAAACCCATTTATAAATTCAGCAGTTTGGTCGAGTGTCAATGCTCTGAATGGTTCTGAAATTATCAAAGATTTTAAATTATCAACATTTGAATCAACTTTCAATTCCTGAGAGTTAACTTTTTGGTCAGGTCTCAATTTATAAAGAAACACAAAACCAGTGTAACTATTTTGTTCATTCTCGGGATTTATTATAGAATATTCAATCAAATATTTACAAACGACAATGTCTTCAATAAGTTCAGTATAGGTCTTCTTTTTATCTTTTGTTTTGGTAAAATCAAATTTTTCTAAATGTAAGAAACCACCTTTGTTATTTGCAACAGGTAATACATTCGGAATGAGCTCTCCTTTATACTTATTTGAACGAATTAATACTCCGTTTGGTTTTACAACAACGTCAGAATTTCCTCTTCCTAAAATTGAATTATCACCAGGTTCTGGGAATACGCCTTTTGAAGTATTATTCTCATAACTTCCATCGGCGTTTTTTATTGGTTTAGGGTTGGTAAACTGTACACCCCACCCATTGAATTTTAGTCCACCTACATAATATTCAAAATTTGATGTTGTGGGTGTTGAGTAAGTAGCTTGTACATAATATTGATTTCTATATTGAAAATCTGAATTGTAATACAGGACATTAATTAATTCTCCAACTTGAGGGACTTGATAGATGAAATAGGGTAATAATGGATTAAATACGAATGGGTCTCTTTCGGTCCATGGGTCTTTCTGTTCATTCCATGGTGGTCTATCAAAAGACTTAATCATGTCCTGATAGTTATCCGAAATTAATCTAGCCCTTACTCTTCCGAGCATAAGAGGGTCTTGATTATTCAAGACTTCGCATTGAAAAAATAGTTGTTTAGACATTATACTCTATTTTGATATTCTGATAATATATTATTATATAATTCTTCCACTTTATCTAAATAATAAGTCATGCTTATTATTTTTTCTTTGGTATCGTCAAAATCTTGAGTCAATAAATCCATCTGTGAAATCAAAGTCGAATTTGGTATATTTTTCAAATCCTTTTGCGAATCAATTATTTCATCTAATTCTTCTTTTGTCATTTTACATTTTTTTTCCGTATGTGCTTATTAATCCGATTGGAGGAGCTAATGCTACAGATGTTTGTACTTTACCGTTTTGACTTTCTTCGGAATCCATACCAGATATAACTGATTTAACAAACTGATTCATTAAATTGTCAGAACCGTCTGGCCCTGGACCGGTAGGTATTCCAAGTTTTTGAAGCTCCTCAATAACATTCAATGTTGCTCTTTCGGGTGAAAATCCTGGTAGAAGAGCCGCAAATAAATTGAGAAATGCTGGAAGTCTTATTGCCCCAACTGAATTACTTATCATTTGTAACAACATTGCAATTTCATCCAATAGAGATTTACATTTCCTATAATCCCTAACAAATCTACCGATTACATACGCCAATTGAACTAACCTCAGAATGATTGCATATTTTTTTAGGGTTGCAGACTTATTAATGTCTCTTATTATAACTTCAAGTAAAACAAAGATTTCCCTTTTTAAAATTTCGAAAAGAGTTTCGATGAATATTGCAGAAATTCTTGATACTAAAGCAATGACAAACGTCTTATTCTTTTTTACGAAGTCCACACCATCATTTATCTCTTTAGAAACTTGTTGACCGATTGTTGTACCTGATTTTAATATTGTATTTGCTGATGATATCAGTTCATTCTGTTGTCTGATAATATCGTTTGCATCATCGGTTACATTTTTTTCCAATACTTTAAACATAGTCATGAGAGGTAATAACACCTTTGGATTTAGTATGGAAGAAGCTAAGGCCACAGGAAGTTGTTTGATAAAATTTTTACTAATAGATACGTCGATACCCGCGGTATTCGGGTATAAAAGTTTCCACTTCGGGTCCTTAGTAATTGAATCAATTATTTTTTCTATTGCATCAACTTGCTCCGCCTTTGTTTGTGTGGGTAAATTGTCTGAAAATTCTACAATTTGTGTCGCAATTGAGTCAGCATCTACGGGTAGCTTGACATTGTCGCAATCTATAAAGGTTACAACACCTTGTTGAGCGTCAGCAATATTGAATTCGATGTTTCTCAAATCTACTTCAGTAAATTCAAAAAAAGCATCATCCACCCCATCGAGTTCCCCAACTTTTGCATTACCACTAACATCGATTTCTTCTCTGTCGTCAAAGCAAAGTCCTAAAATTCTATTCAAAAGTAATGCAAACTTATTTTGTGCCTCCATTTGTGCAAAACCAACCCTCGCCTTTATATCTGCAAAATTTGTTAGATAATTTATTGTAGTTGCTAATACTTGAGGTAATGCAAAAGTTTCAATCGTTGAATAGTAATCCTGAACGAATTCTGTCACATTGTTCATCGAGAATCCTGAAGGATTTTTAGGTGCTCCTTCTCTATCTAAAAGAAAGACTCTCAGAAAATCACCACTTTCCCCTAAACCACCTTGGTTTGTATAAACTAAGTCGAATAAATAATCACCCGATTTACCATTATAGTATGCACCATAGTTATTTTCGTAGGTTTGACCTTGGGATTGAGTCCTTTGTCTCAACGCTTTTAACATAGGATATTTTACCGCACCTCCATATGGCACAAATTTGTCAGACTTAGAAGGTATTTCTTTTTCGTAGTATATTTTACCCAACCATCCTTTCAAGGTTGATTGAAAATTGAATAATACATCGGTAGGGTTTACGTCTGATAGATTTTCCTTTACACCACTTTCTTCGGGGGTTGGAATTTTCAAACTACCCGATAAATCAATATTTTTTAAAGGAACATAGATACCTTGATTTGATGGAAGTAATGCAAGACTCGGTACTTGTACCTCACCAACATTAATTCCAGTATAAGTTTGTTCTTGTGAACATCCTAAAGCCTTTATTGTTTCTTCAGCAAGTATCTTGTTAATTTGAGGACCAATTTCAACTAATGTTTGAATTAATGCCCTCCTTAAAAACCTGAAACTTTCAGGTCCAGCACCATTAGTGATATTCAAAAGATTCAGTACCCTATCCATCGATGTAGGGGCATCTCTTTGGAATCGTTTTTGTTGCTCCGAAATTTTATTTAATTGAGAGGAAAACTTATTTCCAACATTTGAAAAAGAATTACCTGCTTTAGAAAGAATTTTCTTTTGTGCATCCGAAACCTCATTATAAGTTTTCAGTGCCGTCAGTCTGTTTTCAATCTGAGATTGTTGTTGTGGTAAAGAAAGAGCCATAAATTTTAAATTCTATATGACTCTTCATCTTTAGATACATCCTTTTCAATCAAATTTTGAATCAAATCATCATCCAAATCTGCTAGCGAGAATGATTCCTGTGAAGAGTTAGATTTCTCCCAAATACTTGATTGTATTTTGGAGAGGTTTATTTTTTTTTCGACACAATCATTGATAATTTTTTGTTGTTTTTCAATTACAGGACCAATCATTGTCATATCTTCAGGGTCTTTCATCATCGTCAACATTTTATTTTGAATTCTGATTGCGGTATTTCTTTGTTCAACTAACTCATTATATATTTCTTGCATGAGAGATAAAATACTCTCTTTAGTGAAATTAATTTCTTTTTTTTGAGGTCTCGGCATATCTATAAATACTTTTTTAGTAATTTTTTAATTTACTTTGAATCCCAAGATATAGTTTCTTGAATTTTTTTATAGATGTCCTTATTTCTTTGGTAGACAAGTTTGTCATTTCTCTGAGAGACAATAAGATTATATTTTTATTGAATTTGTTATTGTCTGTTGAAGAAAATATTGTTTCGTAATTATCAAATAGGTCTACTAATGCAAACCCCAATTTTTTTTCATTATCACTTAAAGATTCATTATCTATAAAATCTTTTAGCTCTTTTATGTAAACAGAAATTACAACTTCAACACCCAAAGTGTCGTCGTCTATTGTATAAATCATATCAGCTCTTTCTTCTAAAGCGGAGGATACATCCTCATACGATATTTTTCTATTTGTTTCTTTTTGGTCTTTTATAATTTGACCCATCAAATAGTTTTTGCATATCGTACCAAAATATGAATACGCCTTTTTGTTTTTGGAAGGTTTAAATTTATCCACTTTTGTCATTAGAAAAGAATGTGTATCAACATGAATTTCTTGAAAATCCATATCTTTTCTATATAACTTATATCTTCTAATTATTGAAGATATCATCTTATCCAAAGGAGCTCTTAAGAACTCATTATAGATTTTGTTTTTTTCTTCGGACGTTTTTGCTATTAAGAATCGTTTTACCGCTTCTTCTTCTCTTATATCAAAGTAGTTTTCTTTTTGAGCTTTTCTACCTCTTTTTTTTGTTACAACATCCTCTGTTATTGCGGACAGAGTTAAGTTCATTAGGATTCTTGGGGTTCATATTTTATGGTTCTATCCTCAACAAAAAAGTATTCTTTTTTTGCTGTTGCCAACCAAAATTTAACTTCATCCTCGAGCATTTTCTCTGATGAGTTTTTGTAAGACCAAAATATTGAACCTTCTCTCATGTTCAAATGTTTATAACCAAGTTTTGGAATAGTCATTATGTTCACTGAGTTATATGTTAATCTCAAAAGAAATTCATATACGAATGTTAACTTGATTGATGACTTGAAATAACCAAAATCTTCGAAAACTTGTTTTTTTATAACTGAACCTGCGGTCTGAAAATTCTGATAATTTTGTAAAGTTTCATTCGTTAGATATCCTAATTCTTGTGTGAAGTTTGCTGCAAAGACTGCTTCATTTGTAAATCCTGCAAACATTCCTTTCGAATCAGTATCAACAACGACAGGTAGTAAAACCTGAGCGGTCGGATATGCGTCCATGTATTTTTTCACATTTCGGAACCATATAGATGAATATTCATCATCGAATTCAAATATTGAAACCCATTCGTATTCGCTACTTTTTATACCAAAATTAACTTGTGAACAATAATTTGGAGATTCTTCAAATTTTATTTTTTTTACGTTCAATTCCTCGAAATTATACTCATTCAAAAAGTTAACTAACTTTTCTTCTTGTGTATGAACAATTACTAGCTCAGAAGGAATTACATCATTCGATATTATAGACTTTATTGCTTTGTCAAAATAATCTTCAAAGTCTTTTACTATTGCAGATTTTATTGGCAGAATTACTGAAATTGGTAATTTATTTTTCATATTAATCTTCTAATTTTGAAATTTGTGATTCTAAAGACTCAACTCTTGTTTTTATGTAAGAATCGAAAAGTTCTAAATTCTTACTGTTAAATTCATCTCTATTTTTATATTTTGCTGAGGTTGCATCAATACCAGAATATAGTTCTGGTTTGATATTATCTTCTAACCAGTTTTGTGTAAAATCGGCAATAAAATCTGGCAACATAGTAATGTCATCAACCCAAATTCCGTTTTCTTCCACCATCCATTCAGGTAACATATCAGGAATAAGTCCCATAACAGGAACACCACAGGCCATTGATTCTAAAGGATAAGTCCCAAAACCACTCTCTCTATCAATCCAAACAGATAAAAAACATTCTTTTAAAGAGTTCGCAAATTCTTTTTCACTGAGACCTCTCAAATCTCTAAAAGTGAACCATCTAAATTGTGGAAACTTTAGATAAAAAGTTTTTATCAAATTAATTGTATCGGATTGTTCCCTTGAATGGATACCAATAATTGGCATCGGAGGTAACTCTCTTTTTTCAAAAACATCCGAAATGTATGGAGTTAGTATATCAACACTCACATTTTTCATGATGCCCTCAATATATTCCTTTTGTTTTTGGGTGGTTGTTAAACATTTAAAAAAACCAAATTGTTGCCATGTTTGTCCAGGTTGTAAGGTTTCTAACATGTATTTGTAAGACTGTGTCATAACTATTTTTCCACATGGGATATTTTTGATTTGTTCCATAACATAACCAAATAATTCAGGTATGACAATAAAGTCTTCAGGTGCAATTTCTAAGTTTTGTTTTTCAATAGACTTATGTGGAATGTTTTCCATATATTCAGGACCCATCCATCCACCTACTCCAGTGTAGTCGTTTTTTTCGTGTAGAATTATTGCATTGTAACCTGCTTCTTTCAATGACATAGCAACTTGATAGATATATCTAACAGAAGCTTTAGCATTTCCTTTGGTGTCTTGAACCATGAAGTAAATCCTCGAGGACTTATTTTTTAAGTTCTCTATAGATTGTTGAACCTTTTCTTTTAAGTTATTTTCCATTTTTTAATAATAGTTAATTAATTTTTTATTTAACAGAGTATTGAATGCAATTTTGAATGGGATTGAAGTTGAACTATTTGATGATTTGATACCCAATTTATCATCCATTTCAACATCTTCAGATAATATAACTTCTAGTAACATTTTGACCATTTCAAATTTAATCAAATTTACTTTAGTTTCAGTTACTCCTGAATTTTCAACTGATGGTTCCAAACTCATATCTAAGTAATCTTCGACAGCGTCCAAGTCAATAAAATAATTTTCGCCCAAAACGTTAACCATAAATTTCTTTTATTTTATTTTCGAGTTCTTTCAAATTTGTTATTGTGTGTTCTGTGTGAATGTGTTTATTAAAAGAGGTTTCGTATTTTATAACCATTTTTTTCGATGGTTTATTCAAAAGTAGTTCAGGATTTGCAGTAAGTAAAATATCTACAGATTTCCACATCTGTTTTTTTGTTTGTTCAGAATAAAATTTAATAGTTTCAATCAAACAACCAAATTTAGAAATAAAAAATAAAGTTGCGGGTTTCGATTTACCAATCTCATCCGAAACAATTATGATATCATGATACTCCCTCAAATTATGGTAGAAATCATTTAGGTCATTCATCGTTGTCATTTCGACAGAACCGGCGTGACCAAATATTTCCATGGTAAAATCCTTATATAAGAAATCATAAAGATGGTCTTTATCTTTGAAAGATAAATGATTCATTAAGTCTAATGAAGTTACAGGAGATTTAATTTCATATTTAAAATCATCTTCCTCATCATGGTTCTCAATAAACCATCTTTCATAAACTTGTTCTATTTTCGTGAGGGTATCCCTGAGAACATTATTAACATCAATACCTATTTTCATTCATCATATTTTTTCAAAATTTCAGAGATAAGGGAATTTCTGACAACATCTTTGGATTCAAATTCATGAATAGATATGTCATTCACACCCCCAAATCTTTTAATCGCATCATAAAGCCCTGTTTGAGTTTTATCTTTATATCTATCAGTTTGTTCTAAGTCACCTGAAATAAAGAATTTCGAGTTAAACCCAATTCTTGTCATGAGAAGTTTCATTTGATTCGGTGTCGAGTTTTGAGCTTCCTCAAATATGAGGATGGAATTATCAATGTTCATACCTCTCATATATGCCAAAGCAAAAACTTCAATCGCCTCAATTTCTTTGAGTTTTTCCCTCGTTTCCTTACCTATTATTTTATTTAAAAGATAGTAGGATGGAAATATGTAAGGGTCTAATTTTTCTTCAACATTACCAGGTAAACTACCTAATTTTTCTTCAGCTTCTACCGCGGGTCTAACAATAATAATTTTTTCATATGGTGTTGTTGGGTCGGACAATAAATCTATTGCACATTTCATTGAAATATAACTTTTACCAACACCTGCAGGTCCTGAACAAATTGTTATTTGATTTTTTTCCAGTTTTTCATAGTATACTCGTTGATTTTCTGATAAAAATTTTTGTTTGGTTTTTTTTCTTAAAATACTACAAATCAAATCCTTCTTCGTTTTAATTAAGGGCTGTTCTGTAAATTGGTTCTCACTTTTCCTAACGTTTTTTGCCATTTTTTTTGTTTAAAACTAACTGTAAAATAATATTAAATAAATGAATATTAAGATATTAATACATTTCATAGATTTTTCTTATACCATCTTTTAAAGATACTTTTGGTTTCCAGTAATTTAATACGTAATTATTTGGTTCATTTTTTTTATCTAATTGTACAGTATCTTTTAAATTGTTTGGTATGACTTCACAATCAGGATTAATGTCCTTGATAATATTCGCCACATCAATTACTTTACTCCATTCAAAACTCGAAAGCTCAAAATATTGTTTTTTATCAATGTAATCATATTTCTCCATTAAAATATTTAAACATTCACAACAATCTTCCGAATAAAGAAACTGTCTTTCTTCTTCACCGTTTGTTCTCATCTCGATTTTGTTGTTCCTTTTAGACATCAGAACGAAGTCCGTGATTACATGAGATTTTTCAAAATCATGTTCATATCCATAAACATTCCAAAGTTTGGCCACTATACCCCCCAAGGATTCAGTATATAATTCACCGATTCTTTTGGACAAACCATATGGGGAATAAATCATATTTGACATTTGAGTCGAAGTGAAGATAAATTTCTTATTATACTTCTTCAAACTATCAAAAGTGTATTCCATTATTTTGATGTTATTATCTAAAAATTCATATGTGCCTTGATATTTTTCTAGGTATTTAGACCCTCCAACATCAAAAGCGAGGAAAAAAACAAAATCGATTGAAGGGAGTATTTTATCTAAAACAGAAGGAACTCTTAAATCTTCGTTCACGTCTTTTACGATGTCAAATTCTATAACTTCATGATTTCTTTTTCTTAAAAATTTTACTAAGGGTATCCCTATCTGCCCCGAAGAACCTAAAACAAGTATTTTCATAATTAAAGTTTTTGTAATATATCCGCAATTATGTCATCAGTTGATACATAATTTTTAGCTAATTCTAAATTTTTCTTCACATACTCCATTCTATCATAATAATCTCTAATTGTCAAATTTGATAATATTTCATCTAGTTCGGATATGGTATCAAAACTTATGATACCCCTATCATCAAAATATTCGTTTATATTTGGACATCCCCAAAAAATTGGGATAGTTCCTAACATAAAATTATCAAGAAGAACTTCTGTGAAAAAATTATCAATTTTACTATTCATAACTGAAATACTAAAATAATATTCGGATAGTGGGTCAATTTTCGAACTGAATGATTTATATCCTGAACCCCACATATCAATTTTATGTTTTAGTGATAATGATTCGGATATATCGTGTCTAAATCTATGTCCCTGAGTCATTCTTTTATTTGAAGCTATCATACTGAACATCTTTTTTTTATCACATATCTTGGGTTCATAAACTCTAGATTGTCCAACAATATATTTTACATATTTTTTATTTCTTTTTAGTAATTCTGAGTCATAAGTTAAAATATAGTCAAACTTATCTTCTAATTTTATTATTTTAGAATATCCATCAGGTCTTACTGCTCTTGGTTCTAACAACCAAAAGATTTTTATGGATGATTTTACTTTATCAAAATCGTAGTCGATATATCTGTCAGTAAAAACTGTGATGCCATCAAATACCATTTTACCGTTAACCCATTTAATTTTTTTGGGTTTCAGTAAATCAGAACATGTAATGTACCCTAACATACTTTCAGTATGTATAAATTCCATGTCGAATAAATTAACTTCTATCATTTTTTTCCGATTAATAAAAAATTATTATTTTGATGAGTTTTGGGTTCTTCTGGTAATATTTCCACAGTATTGAAAATTTCTTTTAATTTGTTAATAATGTATTTTTTTCTCTCATCAGTGTCCCAAACATTCATTAAAAAAAAACCAAAATTACATTTTTTGATAACACTTTCAACATAATAATTAATACCTTCTTCGTTGAACTCGCTCAAACACCAATTTGAAATTACTAAGTTATATTCTGATGATTTAATGCTATTCCATTCTTGATATTGAACATTATCATAATTGAAAAGTGATAGATATTTTTTACATAAAAATAATGGTTCTTTTACATCAATACAAGTGTATGAATTGACACCTTGGTCTAAAATTATTTTTGCTTGTCCACCATATCCACTTCCTATTTCTACTATATTGAAACGATTTATGTTCCCAAAATGATTAATAATCTGTCTTAAAATGTCGATAAAATAAAGTGTGCCTGGGGAAATAGAACCAATTTTGGGATAATGATACATGTAGGGGTCACCGTAAAGGTCATTAGTTTTAAATTTTTCAATATTATATATAATATCTGAGTCACTTAGAATTAATCTGTCAAATAAAACATCAGAAATTGATTTTGACCTGACATCATTACCGATTATATTACAAAATCTAGGATTCCTCTTAAAAGTTTTAAACAAATCTTCCTTACTAATTATTTCACTACAGACTCTAAAAAAATCTGTTCCCAAAGATGGGTTGGGTATCCATAAATCTCTGTTTTTCATCATCAACTATTTCGTTGTCTCTGATTAATTAATTTTTGTAAATCTGAACGATACCTATTTTTCAGGTAATTTTCATGGTATGATTTCATATCAATTAAACCATGACTATCAACTACATCACTAATTTCATCTTTTTGTCTTTTTCCTGATGAATAATGCCTATGCTCAACAATTATTTCAGGGAAATAAAATAAAGTCCCTAAATCCGCTCCAAGTTGTTTCCAAAAATAATCAACCCAAAGGTATTTTAATTCAGGTGGAGACATATAACCAAGGACATCGACTATTTTAGAGTCTAAAAATGGTAAACCTACAATCTGATGTCGGTTAATTAAATCGTTACCCCAAACTATACCATAGTCACCAATTTCATTTAATTTATTTATAAATGAGTCTTCCCAATTTTCAGTAACAAAGACACAATCATCTTCCATAAAAGAAATAAATTTATATTCTTTAGAATATTTTACGGCCATTTGATTGAGTATTTCTAATACACTTGAGGGTTCCACTTTTTCATAAATAAATGGGTATTTTTCCTTAACAGTATCATATGTTTTATCCTCTAAATCTATTGCAACCAAAACGTCACTTTTTCCTTTTGTCGTAGTCATCCATGATTCTGCGAACGTTTCGAAATCGTTCAATCTTTGTTTAGTGGGAAGTATGATTAATATTTTTTCTTTTTTCATTGTGTTATCTTTGTTTAAATTTATTAGAATATTTTTTTCTTAAGATTGTGAGACCGTTATTCCATGGTAAGGTTGAGAATTCCCAAAATTGGGGGTCTAGTTCCGCAACAGCTCTGTAAGGTCCACCGTTTGCCCACTGACCATCTTTCAAAGTAATATCTGAATGATAAAAGGGCCAAGTTCCACCGTACATTAAGTCATGTATTAAAATTACTGTTGACGGGGAAACTAATTTATCTAAAATAGATAACTCTTTTTTCACATGGTCGTACGAGTGCCAATCATCAATGTAAACTATGTCCAAACTTTGAGAACTGTCCCAATTTTCCAAATATTGTATTGCATCAATCTTTGTAAATTGCCAATATGGTTGCAGTTCATCGGGAACAACAAAATTAGTATCATCTATATCAACAGAATAGACCTTACCTTGATTTAATTTTGCTGCTAATAAAAATGGTAATGTAGTATCTCCGTTACGGACTCCAAGCTCCAATATATTTTTTGCTTTGGAACCAACCACAATACTAAATAATGTAATCAAATGCCTATCAGAGTCACCTTGTCCATTTAGTGTTTTTTCTAATATAAAATCTAAATTCATAGTTTGTTAATTTATCTGTTTTATTTCATCATAAGAGTTCCAAGAATTAGGTAAAATACTACTTAATTTTAGTTCCTTTTTTTCAATCAACGATTCCCAAACACTGTAAAAATTATTATGGGATTCTGATAGTTGATTAACTTTGTATGGGTTTATTATTTGGACACCGCTACAATATTTTTTTGTTTCCATTGTTCGACTGAGTGAAGTAATATTGTTATTTTCATCTTCCTCTATGTAATCACCATCAACTCCATTCACAGGAGTTGTAGCAATAATCATAATCGCTGGTTCCCCTTTTTCAAAGTAATCATTATAAACTTGATTCAAGTCTATCTCTATTTTTATATCACAAGGGAGAACAATAATTGGTTCGTTTAAATTTTTAATAAAGCTGTTGAAAAGGAAGTAAGAGTTATCTTGATTTATTGTATTTATAAATCCTTTAACTCTCGAATTCACTTTTTCGAAAATAAAGTTAGGAAGATAATTGTAGGTTACGTATATATTAATATTATATGTGGACAACAATTCGATAGAATTGTGAATCAAAGGAGTTCCATTTATTTCTACAACCGCCTTGGGAATATAATTTGTCAAAGGTCTCATTCTTGAACCGACACCTCCCGCAATAATAACTGAATTTTCAAACATTATAAAACATCAGGTTTTGCTAAAATCAAATTAATTATTTCTTCTTTAGTCAATCTTGGAGAGTTACCTGAATGAAATACTTGTGTTAACTTTTCATTAGATTTAGTGTTTGGACTTATAATGTAGTGGGAAACATCATTTATATCTTCTTTTGTAGAGTATTCTAATTCAATCTCTCCGACCAAATATTCATCATTTCTTTCTCCTGGTCTACCTTCAGATTGCTCCCACCTTCCGCCATAAAGTTCTACCCATACATCAAGTATGTCACTAATTTGAGCGGACTTCATTTCTCTTGATAAAACTTTTCCTTTTATTTTGTCTATATTGTTTATTGCATCTATGACTAACTGAACCGCTTGTTCAACTGTGAAGAAAAACCTCCTCATTTCAGGTCCGGTTGATTTTATTATGCCATCTTTTTCTAACATAGTTTTCCATATCGGAAATGCAGAGCCTGTGGACCAAACAACATTACCATATCTAACACAGGTAAACTTTGTTTTAGATTTTTCGTTCATGGAACAAAAAAGTTTTTCCATTGTAGATTTACTCAACCCGTATATATTTCGAATAGGTGGTGCTGCTTTATCTGTTGATATACCAACTACAATTTCAACATTTTTTTCGATTGCAACTCTTGCGACATTTTGAGAACCGATAACATTAACATCTATAGTTTCCATTGGAAACCTCTCACACAAATCAACAAATTTAGTTGCGGCTGCGTGAATAACGATATCTGGTTTAACTTCAGAAAAGACATCTCTGACAGATTCTATGCTTGATACGTCCATAGGTAAAACCTTACATCCTGTAAAGTTACCTGAACTAAAATTTTGTTTGTTATTTCTTGAAGCAAGAAATACTTCATAGTCGTTTTTTAGTCTTAAGGCTAAGTTCCTTCCTAAAAAACCACTTCCTCCTGTGATTAGAATTTTTTTCATTACATATTTGCTTTAAATGTTGAACTATTTTCTCCTATGTGAATACAATAAGAATCCTCTAAACAAGCGGAAAAGAAACCAAGCTCTTTCATTTTTTGATTTACACCTTGTTCATTTGTATATTGCTTATATGGCTTCACTAATTGATACTCTTTATTTCTCCTTAAACCTGGGTTCCACGAGAATCCGTGCCACTCCCCAAGATAATTTTGTTGATAAATGTAGTATTTTGATTGGTCTTTCAATTTAAATGGACCCACTATAGGATGAAAACTACCTTTGGAGTTGTCATTCCTTCTCCTAATATTCACATTACTAATGTTAGGAACTTCAATCAAAATATCCAAAGATTTTTCGATGAATCCTGAATTAATAAATTTCCAATCGTCTTCACAATGAAAAATATAATCCGTTTCTACGAATTCATAGGCTTTATCAATACTAGAAACTTGTCCTATGTTTTGCTCATTAATGATAATCTTGACGTTTTCTATGTTTTTGAAAATATTACTGAGTTCGAAAAAGGATTGAGAATTTCCCGAATTTTCAATTACAATATACTCTTTAATAGGATAAGTGTTTTGAGATAAAAAAGAATCGACAGTTTCTTTTAAAAAACCAAATCTTCCACATGATGTGAAAACAACTGTAACTTCATTCATTTTATTTTATTTTAAAACCAAATTTTATGAAATAAATAATTTAGTATATTTTTTTCCATTGGATTTTACGTGTAATCCATACTTGACTGCCATGTTGAAGTTTTTATTATGCTCATTGGTTGGAAGTGTATTATTGTAGTAGTATAAAATTTCATTTAAGAAGAATGATTTTTCGTTTCCACACATTTCGCAGAATGGATATAAAAAAGATGCGTCACCACAAAACTTGAAGTATGTGTCTTTATCAAAAGGGTCCATCAAATCCTCTTTGTTTAATTTGTGGAATAAGAAACACTTGGAAGTCCTGAAATGAGTAACAGACCAATAATTTCTACTCGAATAAATTATGTCATTTTCAGGTAATGGTTTTGATGACCCTATTCCACCACTGGAATTTTGGTGTTGTGACCATACCATCCATTTATTTTCGTTTTCATAAACTTTATTTATTTTGGAAACTGCGGTTCTTACATAGAGTTTGTCATCTCCATCAACAACGCCTATTATTGATTCTTGATTATCAACAAAGTTGATGACACTTTCATACGTATTTCCGACAGGGTATAGTTTTTTTTGATTCTTGATAAAAATAAAGTCTTTGTTATTAAACTTAGAAATTACTTCATCACCGTCAACTCCTAAAAATTTTTTTATTTCAATATCAGTACCGTCAGTAGAACAATCATCTCTAATTATTACACCCAAATCTTCAAATGATTGTGTGAATATTGATGATAAACAGTCAACAATCAAATTTTTTGCATTATAAACTGGAACTATTATAATAAATTTATTGTATAATTTCATTTTTATAATAATATTTCTAAGTATTTTTCTTTAATTTTTTTTGACACATTCAATGAATGATATTTTTCCAAATCCTGTGGAGGTTCGAATTTTTCTTTTGATTCTACCACACCAAATGAATTAACTTTGTATATCCAACTTGGTTTACCGCACATCCAACTTTCAATAGTTGTTCTCCCTAATTGGATACCTGCAGTTTCTTCACATTGATTAATCAAAGATTCAACATTCCATGACGGTTTGAAATATTTAACATTTGGTTGTTCCTGTAGAATAGAAAGATAATTACTTTTATCTTCCCCCATCAACCAAAGTTCCTTATCATTTTGTTTGGTATAATCTAATAAATCCATAATGGTTTCTCTTCTCAAATAGTCTATAGTCCCAACAAAGAGTAAAGAAGGTTTAATCTGACCCTGTTTAGGTTTGAATTTTTCATTATCGACGGGATTATATATAACTTCGACCATTTCTTCAGGAATTTCAAAATCATTGACTATGTAATTTTTTATTTCAGGTCTGATAGCAATATATTTTTTTATTGACTCATGTTTGATTGGGTGTTCCAGTTCTATTATTTCTGAGTGTATTGTGTAGATTTTGTCAATATCAGGATAAAATTCACACAACCTTTCCGCAACTGGTCGGTGTTGTATATGAATCAAATCAAAATTTACATCCGATACCTTATACATCACATTTGGTTTTGATTTTTCAATTCCATTTGGACCATTAAATTCCCACTTACCGTCTCCTAATTTGAATCCTGGAGCCTGTTCAAAAGACACACATTTTATTCCTAATCTTTTTGCCATATCTGTTAGAGGCCCCCCTATTTGCGAGATTATTGTTACGTCGCAATTTAATGTAATTAAGTTTTTGGCTAACTCATAGACATACAGTTCGGAACCTGTAAAATTTCGGAAAAATAAACATCCTATTAAAACTTTTATTTTTTTATTAACATTAAATGGAACTTTTGTTGGTAGGTTATTTTTGTATTTTTGAACAAACTTAATTCTATTTTGTTCCCATTGGTCATTGGTCATCCCAATAGATTTGTGTGTAATTCTAATATTTGTTATAACTCCTACTTTGGTTCCTTTTAAAAAGTTTTCTAAACAAAATGATAAATCATAAAAGTGAAATCCTTCAAATTCTTCGATAAATCCTGAGTTTAATCTTTTTTTGTTTACTGCAATAAATAAACCATCAACTATGACTGTTGGAATTATTGAATTATTTGAATTTTCAGAATATTTCGATTCCCATTTCTTTCCTTCATTTTCATGATTGACAATCCCGACCATGTTCCTTCTTTTGTTCGTTACCCACCATTGTCCAGTTTCTGATAAATCTGTTGTTCCTGCAACACCTAATATACCAAAATCTGTTTTTGTGAAATGTTTGATAATCTTGTAGTACCAAGACGGTGTGTCAAAATATATGTCATCGTGACAAAGAACAACTATATCATTTTCCGACTCAGAAAGTATTTCGTTATATACTTGACTGAGGGATTTTTCACCGTTGTTAATTTTTTCAATTACTTGAATTTTTTTAAATCCTGAACTTTGTTTTAAATACTCCACAAATTCAGGGTTCTTCCTTCTTGTTGAAAATCCAATTGTTAGTGACATAAAATTATAAATTTAAACCAGTACTCCCAAATCCATTTTCTCCTCTGTCTTTCTCCCCGATTTTATCAACTTTTTCTAATGTTACAAACTTACCCGAAAAAACAGGACATAGAACCGCTTGGGCAACTTTCATTCCTTTTTTAATGGTACAGGTGTTTGAAGAACTATTGAAAATAATAACTTTAATTTCTCCGTTATATCCTGAATCGACAGTTCCTGGTGTGTTTAATACAGTAATTCCTTGGTTTATTGCCAAACCACTTTTGGGTCTTATTTGAATTTCAGTTGCTTCAGGAATTCCAAATTTGAGTCCAGTGGGAACTAATGCTCTACCCATTGGGGGAATTGTAATTTCTTCGACAGAACAAAGGTCGAAACCTGAGTCAGACTCAAACGCGTAGGTTGGCATAACACTATCGGGATGAATTGATTCTATCTCTAATATATGTTTATGACTATTTGATGCATACTCCTTCTCGAGCTCATCTACAGAAATACCTAATATGTTTTCAATGTCTTCTTCTCTGAGTTCTGCATCACCGATACCATAATTTTTTTTGAGTCTATCGAATTCTTTTTGTACTAAATTGAATAATTCTTTATCCATTATTTTAAATTTATAAATTTTGAAACTACGTTATATAAAACTTGAACGTCTTTCTCGCAGTATTCGTTTATTTTACTATAATCTTTTTTATTCCAAAAGTTGTCGTGGACTTTAGAACCATCCATATCTTCTGATTTTGAAGATTCTACACCCATCACACCACACATTAAGTCCAAAGTGGATATCGAGGCATATTGCCCAAATTGCCATACGTCTCTTGTATCTACAGCTTTAACTTCCCATGGTTTAGTATCAAATGAAGGCAAAATTTTAGGAGGCATCAAACCGTTGATAACCATCCTCTTACCTAATACTGGAATATCAAAATTCTTAACGTTATGACCACACAACCAATATCCCATTTCGCCACACTTTACCAATGTTTTTTTAGTATCCTCAAGTAATTTCTTTTCATCGATATTTGAAATAACGGTTGTCTTAAAGTTTCCTTTCATATCTACAAGTCCTAAACATACACAGACAATTCTGTTGAACTCAGGAACTAATGCACTTCTTGAAATGAATAGTTCCTCCAAGGTTAAATTGGAATCTTCAGGGAACCTTTTTTTAAACCAAGACTCGTAATGTTCAAACAGTGAATATAACTTTTCATCATTTTTTTTCAAATCAGATAAAGTCGATGCACATCCAACTGTTTCAATATCAATGAACAAAAGTTTCTCTACGGGTAAATTTATCATATAATAGATTTATAGAATTCTGCTCTGTTTTTGGTAATAACTTTAAGGTCATAGATATCTTTAACTGTCTCATACAATCTTTCACCCATATCTTTGATTAAGTTAGGGTTTTTCACAAGTTTTTCGATATACTTAGCCCAATCAGAGTGGTTACGGTTTTCATCTACTAATAAAGCATTACCGTCGACAAAGTTACCATTTTTTAAACAATGTTTCAAATCTATTGTGTAAGGACCTAAATTTGATGCAATTAATGCTTTTTTATAGAAACCTGATTCAATTACTTTCAATTGAGATTTCATTCTGTTAAACATATGATTTTTTAGCGGAGCCAAAGAAATATCAAATTTGGAATAATTTTTTGCATAAGATGTCACGGGTTGAGTCCATACTCTCCTATACGATTCATTTACCATGTCAGAGTATTCATCTTGGTTATAATTCAAAAGATGTTTTTTGTAGTCTTCTGATATAATCTGAAAATTTTGAGTGAATATTTTTTCATAAGTTGCCCACACAGTTTCCTCAGGTTTAATATCTCTTCTTTTTTGTTCTCCTGTTTCCTTATTAATTTCAGTAACACTTCCTCTGGTATCAAAACCACAAAGAACATATTGAACTTTATCTTTCAAAGGAATCAATTTACTGAACGATTGTTCCAAAAGTTGTAAATCATGAAGATGTGAAGAACCACCTAACCACCCAACTCTGATTCTATCAGATTCAGGTGTGGGTTCTTTAAATTGGGCTTCGTTTGGATTTATCCCATTGGGAAAAATTGTAACATTCTTATTTGTCTTCTTTATTTCGTCTGCAAATAAAGTTGTCGTTGTTGTGACATATTTTGAATCACGTATATTGTTAACAATCTTTTCGTTGATTTTATTTACCCTGATTATGTCATGAATTGGGTGTTCTTTACCTGGCATCCAATAATCATCAATATCGCAAACAGTAGGTATACCCATACTGTTTAGTTTTTTAATCATTAAATTACCTAAATCGAAGTCGGTACCGATACTTCTGTGGTAGGAAATAATATCATAACCTTTCCAAAAGTTATCGTCTTCCATTGGGGGGTCATATACGATATCTACGTGAAAATCATCAGGATATTGATTTTGTAATGCAATATGAGGGTCAACAGACCTAAATTTTCCGACACCTGTTCGGTCGGACGGTAAACATAAAACTTTAATTTTTGACATATTATTTTATTTCTATGTCAAAATATAGTTTTGTTTTCTCAATAAAAAAAGTCTTACTGTAGTTTTTTGATTTTGGTAACTTTTCCTTCAAAAATGTGTTTCCCTACTTTGAAACTAAAAACCTCACTAGTTTTTTCCTCTGATTCTGTTAAAAGTCCTTCTTCTTTTAAAACTTTTCTGACAGCATTTTCAACCATCTTTTCGAGGTTAGGTATATTAGAAGGAATTTGTTGTTGTGATGTTGTTGGTGTAATATTATTTTGTTTTGAATCTTTCATTAACCTTGATGCTTTTTCCACAAGTTCATTAGAAAGAGTTGGACCTGTCTGCATTTGTGGTGGAACTATGGGATGTTCAATCATCAACTTTTTAATTGCATCAGGTAACTTAGAATTCTTGATTGCATCAACAGTTGGGACTGAAGGATTTTTAGTTGGTCGAGAGATTGGTGCTTCCCCAAGAAACTCTTGTGGAATATTATATTTTGCGTCAGTTGGTTGAAAACTTTGTAATTCTGTTGAAGGGAGTGAAACCCCTTGTGTTGCACCTCTAGCAATATTATTGGTTTTATCCATTATTGCTTTTGATACCATAAGTTTTTGCATTAATTGTTCCATAATTAAAATTTTGCTACAATAATAACATTTGTCATGCTTTTGTCACCATTTGGATTAAAATTTGGTTTCATTTCTGAAAAATTTTCACCAGTTGGTTTCAGTGAAAGTATTTTGTCCAATCTAAATAACCTCCAACCCGGGAGGGGTTGTTCCCCTTTATATCCTGTGTGTGACGCACCTTCTTCGTCCCAAGCTCTTAATACTTTGTTACCTGCTTTACTTGTTCCTAAACAAACAGGTTCTATTTCCCTCAGACCACGTCCACCAGGTTCATCACCATCGTAGTAGATAATGCATTTCTTTTTGTTTTTGATGCAATCAACTACGCTCTCGATTGAGGCGATTTCAACAATTAAATTCTTAAGTGTTGTGTTTAGTCTCATAACTGGAAGTTAGGATAGGGTTTTTGTGCGTTAAATTTGTTGATTTTGATTTCGTTTTGTCTTTCTGCGATGTCTGTTTTATCACCAGCACTTTGGTTGTATACGTCTAAATAAACTCCAGTACCTCTACCTTTATTATCACCATCAGCAACTGCGTCTCTGTTTACTGAAGAGTATTCATTACCAACGGCATTATAATCGTTTTTAGGTATTAATTTTGCTCTTTCTTGGTCTGCAATAGCAGTAAGAGCATTAGGGACATCTTGTGATAAATCTAAAGTAAGTTCGTTTGCCATATTTTTAAATTTTTGAGATTAGTTGATTTATCCTTCTTAGGGATTCTGTGACTTCAACGTCGTATTTTGATAAAGTATTTTTATGTTCTTTTGATTTTCTAACATCAACAAGTTTATCTTTTTGATGTGGGTCCATAAATTGATTTTCCATACCAGTATCCATTTTATTTTGTTTGGTTTGATGAATACCCTCTCTCATTCTTCTAAGTTGATTATCAACCCATGTTTTCATTTTAAACTCACCATTAAGAATGAATGGTAAATCTTCTTGTTTTCCTTGGAAGTTATCAAAGAAATTTTTAATCCTTTTTAGTTGTTTATAATCTATAGTTTTTTGAGATTGTAGTTCTTTGTTTCTTTTGAACCCTTCTAAACTTTCATCTTGACAATTTGCTTTCTTGAAACAAATTGTCATGTGTTCCCTCATTTCTTTTGGGAATTCCACAATACCACTAGCACTATTATATAAATCCTTATTCACCCTTTATTTGTTTTATAATTTGCTCCTTTGAAATCCCGTGTTTATCAATATTCTTCAAAAGTGATTTTAAATTTCTTCTAACCAAAAGAGGAAGTTCTTCTTCATTTTCTTTTGTTGACAAATCACTTTTACCTGTATCTTTTTTTCTTGTGAGCATGTCTTCTAAAACTTTAATCATTTTTTGTTTTTGAATTTCAGATATTGTTGCCTTCGTAACAAATCCTTTCTCATCGTAGTATGGTGATTTTTCGTCTTTTTTACCTGAAGGGTCTTTTCCTTGTTGTTTTGTTCTTTCTTTTGCTTCTTCTGGTTCCATTTCTAATTCATCTTTATAATATTCATAAGTCTCCTCACCATCTAAATCTTTTGTTTCCTCATACCCAAATGCTTTAGACATATCCGCTTCACCCATACCGTAACCATAATAATTTCTATAACCTCTAATTACAGGGTCATTTGTTTGTCTTGCCATTGCAATTGATTGGTCCATAGTTTTTCTCGGATGTAATCTTGGGTCTAAAATTGGAATTTTTGAATTCATCATGTTACCGTCAGCATTTACCAACTCTTCAATCTCACCATTCATTTCTTCGGTAGATTTTTTTTCATCCTGTTTCAGTAATTTTTCCAAATATTTCTCAACCTTCTTCAACTTATCTTTTGGTATTTTAATCACTTTATCCTTTTTCCTTGCTTCAGTCAATGTTTTTTCTGAAGAGAAATAAAGTGAATAGTGTTCTCCTTTCTCCCTTAGCAAAAAATAGTAAGGGTTTGAAAAATATTCTTTATCTATACTAATCATCTTTTTTACTATAAATACACACACAAAGTGTATTTATTCTATAGATTATGTCATATCAGAATATAAATCAATATGTGTTCAAGAGGTTATATCTTAAACCTCTAAATGAAATTACCGATATCTCATTGGCATCGGATGAACGTGATTACGATGAAGAAGTTATTTTTTCACCATTTTTAATAGGTGAAGATGACGGCAATAGGATGCCGTTAAATTTTGACATCAATAGTCCAAACACTATTAATTGTATCAATTGTGGTAACTTTGATAGTGACGTAATTGTTTCAGAAAATTATTGGAACCCTTTAGGAATCGATTTGTTGGTTTGTTCTGCAAAAACTGAATTGTGTGATGTTGGTCTGACAGGGATGGATAATGGTTTGGTAAAAAGATTTTCAGGCGAAACGATAGAATTAAATACAGGATTATATACTTCTACTGCGGATAAATTTTCAAGATACAAATACGATAGAAGATTTAAGATGCACCCAATCACAGGGTTCACAACTACTTCTGATAGAATATATAACGACGATTCTTACACATATAATTTATCAATTGATAATGATGCAAATGCTGTCGGAAATTATATAAAATTCGACGGAGGATTTTACCAAGGATTTTACAAGTCATTTGGTTATGATTATGAAGTTTTACCTGAAAGATTTAATTTAGGTTGGTCATCAGAGTTCATGTTAAGATACAGATGGACAGGTGATACGAGCGTAGGTTTGAATGAAAGGTATCCTGACAACAAAGGTATTTTCTTCTATTATGGAACTAGAGCAGAAAACAAATTTTATCATTATGCAAATGGTTCACCGATAACTGATTCGGGTTATACAAGAGTAACAGAAGGATTAAATTGTCTACAAACTTGCGGTTGTTCTCAAACAGGGTATACCGCATCAACATGTGGATATGTTTATCAACAATCTGGAGTTACTTCTCAGAATTGTGCCTGTGGAAATTGTCCTTGTAATTGTACTACATATGCATCCATCCCTGAGTTAAACCCGTTATATGATGGTGTTTCGAATGCTTTATCTTTGAGACTCAGTGGTGATACAGGTAGTCCAAGGTTGTGTGTAAAAACTTATAGAATAACTGGTGGTTGTGAAACTACCGGAGTTTGTTCTACAGGAATAACTTACACTACCGGAACAAGTGTAACTGAATGGTGTTCAACAAGAGGAATTTTTGATGATTGTTCAGGAACAACTTATAGTCAAGAAGAAAGATGGGTTCAGATTGATGCAGTCTTCCAAAGATATACCTATTGGGATGATTGTGACTTACTTTATAAAGGTGGGTTGGGTGAAATAGTCAAAACAGTATTCACTGCGTCATCAGCTCACAATAGTGTTAGTCTTATTGAACCACCAATAACACAAGAAATACCTTATGACCCAGCGACAGTCGAAGTCGTTAATATCACTGAAAGATGGGTAGATGAAAAAAATGATAGATTAGGTTCTTTTAGATTTTACGTCAATGGTAAATTATTTTTGGTTGTTGAAAACTTCGAAGAAATTATACCAAGACCTCTAAACACCGCTCGTGAAACACAAGTGGGTGTTGCATATAATATTTCTTTGGGTGGGGGAACACAAGGATTACACGATAACTTAACACTTTCAGGTTGTCCCGTGACTTTAACGGGCATGACCTATCAACAAGACCCTGAGTGTTTAACAACAGAAATTTTAGATGAAACTGAATATTCGGGCTTGACAACTCACATTCGTTTGGAAAAGTTTTTTGGTGGTAGTTTCATTGGTGATATTAGCGCATTTAGAATGTATTCTGAACCATTGAACGCTGGTCAAGTTAGACACAACTTCAGACTCTTGAAAAATAGATACGGGTTATTAGACCCATTCTGTTTAAAATGTGAAGAACCACCAGTACCCGCAACAGCAACACCTACTCCAACACCAACGGTCACACCTACACCTACAATTACACCAACAACTTCAATTACACCAACATTTACACCTACCGTAACTATTACTCCAAGTACTTCTCAAGCTTGTGTAGAATACGGACCAAACGATGGTAATGTGAACCACATTGACCAATATGGTGATAGACTATATGTCGCAGGTTCTTTCAATACTTTTAGTGGTACTAGCTCTCCAGGTTTAGTAAGACTTTTCTTGAATGGAGATATAGATACAAGTTATAATTTGGGTACGGGATTTGTTGGGGGACACCCAACATATTTTGAAGCTCAATCCAATGGTAAATTCGTTTATGGTGGAAATTTCACTTCTTTTGACGGAAATCCAACAGGAAGAATTGTGAGATTGAATACAAACGGTTCTTATGATGCAACATTCATTACAGGTACAGGATTTGATGGTACAATTACATCGTTACTCGTACTTCCTGATGATAAAATATTAGTAGGTGGTCAGTTTTCAAATTATGATGGAAATCCTGTAAATTATTTCTGTAGATTAAACAGTAATGGAACTTTAGATAATTCATTCTTGAATGGATTACCTGATAATTCGGTTTTCTCTATTGCACGACAATCTGATGGTAAATTGATTGTTGCAGGTTCGTTTACAAATTATAACGGTAATGTTGCGGAACATATTGTAAGAATTAATTCTAACGGTAGCTACGACAACACATTCAATACAACAAACGGATTCAACAATACAGTCAGTGAATTAGCAATACAACCTGATGGTAAAATTATTTGTGCAGGTGCACAATTTACAACATATTCAGGTGTTTCTGCAAATAGAATTATAAGGTTGAATGTTGACGCCACAATTGACAACACATTCAACTACGGAACAGGATTTAATGCTCAAGTTTTATCGATTGGTTTACAGACTGATGGTAAAATACTTGCGGCAGGACAATTCACTTCTTATTCGGGAGTATCTTCTTATAAGATAATTAGATTGAATTCGAATGGTAGTTTCGATAATACTTTCGATAATGGCATTATTTCTTCAACAGGGGTATTATTTATTGGTCAACTTCAAAATACTAGAATTGCAATAGGTGGTATTGATATAAGTTATTATGATGGTGATATAGTTTATAATTGGGCAATATTGAATGAAAATGGAGGATTGATAGATTGTACTTTAATTCCAGTTTCTCAAACACCAACAAATACTCAAACACCAACTATGACACCAACTGTGACACCATCTCACACCACAATTTTTGAATCTTGTTCAATAATACGTTTTATTTATGTTGGACCACAAAATCCTACATTCGAATTTACTGATTGTTCCGGTAACACTATTCAAATGACAGGAGTCGAAGATTGGAGTAATGACTTTTGCGGTGATTACAACAGCGTGTTAATTATATCGGGAGATGGTCGTTATTCTTATGTCGGACCTTGTCCTGACCCTTCAATATATAACCCAACTACTCTTCAGTTAGGGTATAATTTTTTAGACCCAAATGCTTCTTGTTCGGCATCAACTACAACTTATTATCAATCTCCAAGTGAATCTTTAGTTGTAGGAGACCATATATACTCAGATTATTCTTTGGACCCATATTTTTATGTTACTGATGGATATTATTCTGATGGAACAAACGTTTATATTGTTACTGGAAACACAGGTTATATAGACTCGATAATTCCTTGTCCAAATGTAACTCCAACACAAACACCAACAAATACCCCAACTCCAACTCCAACGATGCCTGACTCCAACTTCTTGTTACAGGAAAATTATTCTATGATTTTACAACAGGATGGTTTTGGTATTTTAATACAAGCCTCGTCACCATCTCCTACACCAACAACAACTGAAACTCCTACACAGACTCCAACAGAAAGTGAAACTCTCACACCAACTCCAACATTAACAAATACACCGACAACAAGTGTAACTGAAACTCCTACCGAAACTCCAACTAACACTCCTACTGAGACTGAAACACCTACTCCAACAACAACACCAACGATAACAGAAACTCCAACAAACACACCAAGTGAAACACCAACTCTAACTCCAACAATAACAGAAACACCTACACCAACTATAACACCAACAATAACCGAAACTCCAACTAATACCCCAACCGTAACTCCGACACCTAATATCGTAACTTCAGGACTTATTATGCAATTGGATGCTAATAAAACTGAAAGTTACCCTGGGTCAGGGACTACCGTATTTGATTTAACAGGTTCGTTTGATAACACTTTATCGGGAGGTGCAACTTTTACAACTCTTAATGGAATTAAATGTTTTGATTGTAGTACGGGTACAGAGTCAATTCAAGTTATTGGTACAGGACCATCCTTACCAACAACAGGATATACATATGTAACATGGGCTAAAGTAATCCCAAGTTCTGCTGGATGGAGGTCCTTGTTGAGAACGAATAACAATCTTCCAATCTTAGTTCAAGTTGGAACTGATGATTTAGGTTATTATAATTTCACATTCCAAGATTCAGGATATAATATTACGGCAGATGAGGATGTTTGGGTACAATATGCCGTGGTCGGAGATAATACATCAAGTGTATTTTACATAAACGGAACTCAAGTTGGTTCTGTTGCTTTTGGAGCCGGAGGAGATACTCACGTGATGTGGGGTAATAACCTTCTGGCAGGACAATCATTCGGATATTTGGCGAATTTATATTTTTACAATAGAAAATTGAATTTTTCTGAAATAGGTCAAATGTATGATTTCTTATCTCCAAGTTTTATCGAAATGACACCGACTGCAACTAATACACCTACAAATACTGAAACCCCCACTATCACACCAACACCGTCAATAACACCAACAAACACAATATCACCAACTCCAACAAGTACCTCAACACCAACCGTGACCGCAACTAATACTCCAACTAACACAACAACATCTTCACCAACACCAAGTTCTACACCAGGACAACCTGTAACAAGTAACCTTGTGTTATATTATGACCCAAGTAACCCTTCAAGTTATTCTGGTAGTGGAACCGTGATAAATGATTTATCAAGTAATGGTTTGAATGGAACAATGTCTAACATTACATTTACATCTCCATACTTTACATTTAATGGTACGTCATCACAAATAAGTGTTGCCGACAATGCTTTATTAGAACCAGGTAGCAGTGATTGGTCTATTGAGTTTTGGGTAAATCATTCGGTAATTGCGGGTGCAAGCAGAATACTAATAGCGAAAACTGATGGTGGAGCCTCTGCGGATTGGGGTTACGGTTTAAGAACAGTTGCTAATAGTAATACTTTTATGGAAGTAGGTAATGGAGGAGTAACCTCAGTAACATCACCACTTACTGGTTTGAGTATCAATACGTGGTACCAAGTTGTAGGTGTGTGGACAAATGTTGCAAGTAATTCAATCGCACTTTACATAAACGGTAATTTGATTGGAAGTAATTCACATTCATTTGCAAGCATTAAAAACACAACATCACCTTTGTATTTGGGTTCATTTAACGGGGGACAATTCTCTCAATGGTTGAATGGTAGAATGGGTGTTGTGAGAATGTATAGTAAATCATTATCAGGTTCGGAAGTATTACAAAACTTCAATGCAGATAAATCCAAATACGGACTATAAAAACATATTTATAAAATAAAAGAAAATGCCAAATTTACCAATATCTCAATTACCATTAGCAACTTCAGGACAACCTGAATCCTTGATGGTAATTGTGAATTATGACATAGACCCATCAGGTGTCACAAACTCAATATTTTTTTCGTCTTTGACTGAACAGTTTTCAGGTGGAACTGGAAGTTCAGGTACAAGTGGTAGTTCGGGTTCTTCGGGGACTAGCGGTTCTGACGGTTCATCAGGAAGCTCAGGTTCTTCGGGGACTAGCGGCAGTGATGGTTCATCAGGAACAAGTGGACTATCAGGGATAGATGGAGCAGCAACATTACGATGGATATTACAAGATACTGCAGGAGCAAACCCTTCAGGGTTTACGTACTTTAGCTCATGCTGTAATTCTGGTTTATTGAATACGGGAAGTTTCAAATTCTCTTATGGAAGCATTGCTAACAACTCAGAAGGATTTTGGGATACAATCAATAATGCAATTGCCAATGGAATTACACCATACTTGCAAGTTGTGCAGGTTGACGACTCAAGTGTAATTGGATTATACAGAATCTCATCTGTAACTTACACAGACCCCGGAAATAACGGTCAATATAATGTTACTTGTAGTGGTGTACCGGCAGTTTATGGTGCGGGTCTTTGGACTTTAGGAAAAACATATGCGGTATCTTTTGTTCTTAATGGTACTTCAGGTAGTTCAGGAACATCGGGTTCTTCAGGAAGCTCTGGAACATCAGGTACTGACGGTAGTTCAGGAACATCGGGTTCTTCAGGAAGCTCTGGAACATCAGGTACTGACGGTAGTTCAGGTTCTTCAGGAACTAGTGGTTCGGATGGTTCTTCGGGAAGTTCTGGTACATCAGGCTCGAGTGGAACATCTGGCTCATCAGGAACTGATGGTAGTTCAGGAACAAGTGGTTCTTCTGGTACTTCAGGGTCAAGTGGAACATCTGGCTCATCAGGGACTGACGGTAGTTCAGGTTCTAGCGGTAGTAGTGGTTCTTCTGGTACTTCAGGGTCAAGTGGAACCTCAGGATTTTCAGGTGATTTATATAGAACGACTTCATCCACACTTTTAACTATCCAAACAGGTAGTACTGGTACATTTGTGGTTGGAACTAATTTGGGATACAGTATTGCTCAAGATGTGATAATTGCATATGATTTATCTAATCATATGATAGGAATGGTTGTTAGTTACAACTCTTCTAATGGTGATATGGTGGTTGATGTTACAAATATAATTGGTGGTGGTCAATTCTCGGCATGGACTATCAATTTGGAAGGTGCTGCGGGTGGTAATGGAAGCTCAGGTACGTCTGGTTCTTCAGGAACAAGCGGAATAGATGGAAGTTCAGGTACAAGCGGTTCTTCAGGTTCTAGTGGAACATCAGGTTCTTCAGGAACAAGTGGAAGTTCTGGTTCGAGTGGAACATCAGGTAGTTCAGGAACCTCTGGTTCTTCAGGAACTAGCGGAAGTTCTGGCACAAGTGGTTCTTCAGGAACTAGCGGAAGTTCTGGCACAAGTGGTTCTTCAGGTACAAGCGGAAGTTCAGGAACATCAGGTTCAGATGGTTCTTCAGGTACAAGCGGAAGTTCAGGAACATCAGGTTCAGATGGTTCTTCAGGAACAAGTGGTAGTTCTGGTACATCAGGAAGTTCCGGCACAAGTGGTTCATCAGGAACTAGCGGAAGTTCAGGAACATCAGGTTCAGATGGTTCTTCAGGAACAAGTGGAATAGACGGAAGTTCAGGTACAAGTGGTAGTTCAGGAACGGCAGGTTCATCAGGTACAAGTGGTACATCTCCAGTATTTCCACTTCCAGTTGTTTACGGATTATTTGCACAGACAGGAAATAGTACGGTGGTAAGTGCAACAACAGTTGAGAACTCACTTATTGATGGGGGTGTTGGAACACTTAGTGTTCTTGCTAATCAATTTCAAATTGGAGATAGTTTCAGAGTAGACTTTGGTGGCGTGCTAAGTGCAGGAAACAATGAAACTTTGAGACTTAGAGTGAAAACAGGTTCTGTTGTTTTATTAGACAGTGGTGCTCAGGCTCTTACAACTATAACCAACGACATATGGACTTTCACAATAAACTTTACCATAAGAAATATTGGAGTTGCCGGAGTCGCGGATATTGTATCTTTGGGAAGATTTACTTATAGTAAAACAAATAATGGTACGGTTGAAGGATTTTCATTCAATACAGTTAATAATACAACATTTGACACAACAGTTAATAATACGTTATCGGTTACCGCTCAGTGGGGTAGTAACAGTAATAACAACTCGATATATTCTGACATTTTTGTATTGAATAAGATTTATTAAAACAACAGATAAAACATATTTTATGTAAACCCTCTACTTTTGTAGAGGGTTTTTTATTTTTCCTGAAAAAAGAACATGGCAAATAATAAAATATTCATTCAGATTGCGTCTTACAGAGACCCACAACTTGTCCCAACGATAAAAGATATGTTGGCAAATGCAAAAAATCCAAAAAACTTAGTGATAGGTATTGCAAGACAATATGCTGAAACAGACGGGTTTGATAATTTAGATGAATGGAGAGATGATAAAAGATTCAGAATTCTTGACATACCATACCAAGAAGCTAAAGGTGTATGTTGGGCAAGACATCTAGTACAACAATTGTATAAAGATGAAAAATATACAATGCAAATAGATTCCCACATGAGATTCGAAAAGAATTGGGATGAAACTTTAATTAATATGATTAAGGGTCTACAAAAAGATGGATATATGAAACCTCTACTTACGGGTTATGTACCATCTTTTGACCCTGATAATGACCCAGCAGGAAGAGCAAAAGACCCATGGAGAATGGTGTTTGATAGATTTATTCCTGAAGGTGCAATCTTCTTTTTACCTGAAACAATTCCAAGATGGAGAGAGTTGAAAAAACCTGTAACTGCGAGATTCTATTCTGCTCACTTCTGTTTTACACTCGGTGAGTTTTCAAAAGAAGTTCAACACAATCCTGAATACTATTTCCACGGAGAAGAAATTTCAATTGCTGCGAGAGCTTACACTTGGGGTTATGACTTGTTCCATCCACATGTTCCTGTTGTATATCATGAATATACAAGAAAGGGTAGAACAAAGCAATGGGATGATGACAAAGAATGGGTTAAGAAAAACCAACATTCACATCTTTTGAATAGAAAGTTATTCGGTATGGATGGATTAACTCAAGAAGGTCACGATGGTGAGTTCGGTTTTGGCTCAGTTAGAACTTTAAAAGATTTTGAAAAATATTCAGGAATATTATTCGAAAGACGTTCTATTCAAAAATATACATTGGATAAAAACTATCCACCAAACCCGTATAACTACGAAACAGAAGAGGAATGGAAAGCGGATTTCACAAAAATATTCAAACACTGTATTGATGTTTCATACAGTCAAGTACCTGAAAAAGATTATGATTTTTGGGTTGTTGCCTTCCACGATGATAAGGATGAAACTATCTTTAGAAAAGACGCCGACAAAAATGAGATTGCAGGATTTATGAGAGACCCTGATGGATATTGCAAGGTATGGAGAGAATTCCCAACACAAGAATTACCAAAGTATTGGGTTGTATGGCCTCACTCAGAATCTAAAGGTTGGTGTGATAGATTAACAGGTCAGTTAAATCATAATGCTGTCAGTTGATGGTTTCTTATAAAGGAAAGAAAATTGCCGATAAGGGATTTGTAATAAATTTACCTTATAGGATGGATAGAAAATACGAAACGGAACTTGTATTAAAAAAATACGGATTCGATGGATATGAGTATATTGATGGTGTAATTTACGAAGACCCTGAATGGAGAGTTTATGGTGCAACTCAAGCGTTTTTGAATTGTGCAAAAATAGCACTTGATGAAGGGTTAGAGTCGATAATAATATTCGAAGATGATATTAAAGTAATGAATGGTACACAAGAATCCGACTTCGACAAAGTTTTTGAAAAGTGGGATAGGTTCTACGAATACTTTGATTTAATTGGTATGGGTACTAGACCTTTGGAAGGTGCAAGAATAGAAAGATTAGACGAGCACTTCGGAAAAGTTTCCAATGCGCTGTGTGCCCAAGCGTTTCTATATAAAAAAAATTTTCTCGAATACTTTTACGAAACATTAAAAAACTACAATGACCCCAATGACCCATATTACCGTGTAATACACGATGAATTTTTTAATGATTGTTGTTCACACGAAATATTATGTAAAAGGGAAAATAGGCTATTTAATGTAGGTATAACAATACCCATGTTGTTCACACAACGCGATGGGTATTCTGATAATTTGAAATGTTTCGAAAAATATGATGAATATCTTGAAAGGTGTTATTGGGATGCTTTAAATAAATAAAAAAATTTTTGTATGAATATTGAAGAAATAAAAAATGAAGACTTAGACCAATTGAATTTGGATTCTCACGTTAATCTGATTAATTCTGATGAGTATAAAAGATATTTCCTTTCTCCATCAGGTATGGAACATTACAGACTTTTGTCGTTTATATCGAGTAAGTATGATAATGTGCAATTTTTGGACATCGGAAGTTTGAAAGGATGTTCTGCACTAGCCTTTTCAACTAACCAATCTAACAGAGTTATTTCTATCGATGTTGGTTATCACTTAGACCTTTCATCTATTCCTGAAAACATTGAATTTTTGATTGACGATGTATTAGATGAAAAACATATCAATACAATTCACAATTCAAAGGTTATTTTACTTGATACGTTCCATGATGGTTCTTTTGAAAATATGTTTCATAAACATTTGATTAACATCAATTATCAAGGTTTAGTATTATATGATGACATTCATTTGAATACCCCTATGTTAGATTTTTGGCTTGGAATTGAATTAAAAAAAATAGACATTTCTGATATCGGACACATCACAGGAACAGGACTTGTTTTTTATCCTTAATAATAAAAAAAAAATAAAACAAAATATGAAAAAAATCGCATTCCATAGTAATCAATTATGTATAAGAGGCACTGAGGTTAGTTTGTTCAATTATGCCAAATACAATGAAGAAGTATTGGGTAATAAAAGTGTAATTTTTACGTTTCCTAACTCAAATATGGATGCGTTAGAAAAATTCCAAAATAGATTTGAAGTACAAATAAAGTATTGGTGGGAGTATGAAACTTATCTTAAAGAAAATAATTTTGACTTCTTGTATTTTACTAAGATGGGAAATCAAGATGGTTACTGTTTAGAAACAATCCCAACTTTGATTCATACTGTGTTTAGATTTAACGAACCACATGGTCATAAATATTTTTACATTTCTGATTGGTTAGCTAAAGACCAAGGATATTCTCCTGAGACACATTCATTACCGTATATTTGTGAGAAGTTACCCCCTCCGAATGAAAATTTTAGGGATAAATTAGGTATACCAAGTACTTCTACAGTATTCGGTTGCTATGCTGGTTCGACTGAATTCAATATAGAATTTGTAAAAGAAATGATTATAAAAACAGTTAATGAAAGAGAGGACATAGAATTTATATTCATGAACATAAACAAGTTTGTTGACCACCCGAAGGTAAAATTTTTACCTGGTTCGTGGAATTTGGAAACCAAATCATCTTTTGTTAATGCGTGCGATGCAATGATACATGCTAGAAGTGGTGGGGAAACTTTTGGGTTGGCAGTATCAGAATTTGCATTAGAAAATAAACCTGTAGTTACTTATGGACTTTCGGGTGAGAGAGCTCATCTTGAGATGTTAGGGGAAAGAGCGATTATTTACAATAATCCAGATGAAGTTTATGATATTTTTAATAACTTCAAAAGTTATTTGAAATATGAAGATTATGATTTACCATATAAACAATTCAGTCCTGAAATAATCATGGACAAATTCAATAGAGTTTTCTTATCATGAAAATATTATTCACAATACTATCATTAGCCACAGATAGACAAATGTATTTGAATGCATCGAAAGATTTGATAAATGAATTATTGTCAAACACCAAACACGACATTTTGTTAACAACGAATGATGTTTCTTTCTTCGAAGACATAAATAACGAAAGATTGATTGTAAGGAATAATGTTCCTGCCGATTCAATTTTGTTATATAAGGGAGGGTCAGAATTTAATTACAATCTAAAATATTTGGCATTCAAAGACATCCCTGAAGGATATGATGTTATTTTTTATGTGGATGGGGATATAAAACACACATTTTGGAATGATGTCTCTGACGAAAGGTTAAAGTCTTTGATGGAATCTCATGATTCTGTTGCAACTAGACTTAATTGTGTTTTGAGAGGTGAAATTGCACAATTAAAAAACATTGGTAGTTGTTTGTTTAGTCACAAAATACATTCATATGGTGTTTTGAGTTGGGATATGAATGATAGACTTATAGATTCTTGTTTACCAAGTGAACATTTTTTAATTTTCAAATATGATAAACAAAAATTAGAATTGTTTGCAAATAAATGGAGTGAATTAAATTCTATCATGCAAAGTCAAAATGGTGGTAATGGTAGTTGGGGTGATGGTTTCGAAATAGGTATATCTGCAAAATTTGCGGGGTATGATAATATGTTTGACTTACATTCGGGAGACCTACAAACACAATTTGGTTTCATATTCAATGGTAACAAAAGGTAAAATTTTATGAGTAGAGAATTTGTTTATAATAGAATTAAGAATTTAGGATTCAATCCAAATGTAATAGTGGATTGTGGAGCTTGTAAGGGAGAATGGTCAGGTTCAATAAAATCAGTTTTCAATAACTCTTTTGTACTTGGAATTGATGCAAATGATTGGAATGAAAACGGGTGTTTTCCAAATACTAATGATTGTGCCATAGAAGTATTATCCAACAAAGATGGGGAGGAAATTATTTTCTACAAGAAAGTTGAAGGTCTTTGTACAGGGGATTCAATTTTTAAAGAAGATACTCAGCACTATATGCCACATAATACAATCGAAGAAAAAAGGATTACAAAAACTTTAGAAAGTCTTTGTTCAGAAAAGAACATAACTAAAATAGATTTACTGAAAATAGACACACAAGGTTCGGAGATTTTAATAATGCAGGGATTGGGTGATATGTTAAAAGAGATTGAGTTTATCGAATTAGAATGTTCATTAGTTGAATATAATATTGGTGGTTGTTTGGTCGAAAATATTTTCGAATTTTTAAAAAATGATTTCAGATTATATGAAGTGATTGAGCTACATAGACATTACGGTCAGGATTTAATTCAAGTGGATTTAGTTTTTCAAAATAAAAAATCAAAAATTCAAAAGGTTAAATGAAAAAAATTAAAATTTGTGCCGGTTGGGATACCCCTGAAAACATTTTGGATAGATTGTTGAAACAATTCAAAACACCTGACATAGATTTAACACAAATAGAGTTTGTGTTTGACGAAAGTTATGATACCATAGTTTTTTTTAATTATATGACTCAGAGTGTTAGAGACGGTGCTAAAGGTTACGTATTTCCTCACGAACCAACTTTTTCTGGCAGTCATCAAAAAAATTTTAATGAAAATGTCACAGTTTTTGGGTTCGATTCTTCCTTTTATAATGTAAAATGTGTTGAAACTGTAGCACATACTTTTTATGGTGGGAGGGGTCCTTGGATGGACCCTTTAGAATTTTGGTCATTTGATAATTTATCAAAGTTTAAGACAACCAAAAACAAAAATATATCTTCTTCTATAACTTCCTTGAATCAGAAGTTGGGGGAGAATTGTTTGTATCCTGAAAGATATGCTATTGCAGAATTAATTAATGAGTTAGACTTTGTTGAAGTCTATGGTGGTTGGAAGAACAGTCCTAAAAGACACGATGCTTTAATAGATTACAAGTTCAATATTTCAATTGAAAACGAGTATCAAAAAAATTGGATAAGTGAAAAATTCTATGATTGTATTTTGACAGATACCATACCAATCTATTTTGGATGTAAAAATATAAAAGAAATTTATCCTGAAGATGGGTATATTTTAATTGAAGATATTAATGACTTGAAAGAAATAAAAAAACTTTTAATTTACATTAATGATAATTCTGATAAAATTTATTCAGAAAAAATAGAAGGATTAAGAAAAATTAAAAATAGATATTTTTCAGAATATAACCCATTAAAAAAAATCATACAACTATGAATTGTCAGTTCGAAGATAAAGTCACAAAAAAATCTAATTTAGAATTTAACGATAGTATTTCAACATTTGATGGATGGGCGGCCCAACAAAATCCGAACGTTTTTGAAGTTTTTCACAATTTCATCTGTAAAGTTAAACCCTCAAGAATATTAGAAATTGGAACTTCACTTGGTGGGTTTACTTGTTTTTTAGATTACACGATTAAAAAAATTGGATTAGATTGTAAATTGATATCCTATGATATTATTTCTCACCCTTGGTATCAAGAAATGAGAGATTCAGGCGTTGACATCAGAACTGAAAATATTTTCGACAACGAATATACTAAATTGAAAGATGAAGTAATTTCTTTTATAAAGGAAGATGGTATTACTATAGTACTTTGTGATGGAGGGAACAAAATTAAAGAATTTAATCTTTTGTCCGATTTTCTGAAAGAAGGGGACTTTATATTAGCTCACGATTATTCAGAAAATAGAGAGGTTTTCGAAGAAAAAATATATAAAAAGGTTTGGAATTGGCATGAGATTTCTGATTCTGATTTGGTTGAAAGTTGTGAAAAAAATAATTTGGTTGAATATGATAAAGATATATTCGACAATGTAGTTTGGGTTTGTAAAGTTAAAAAATAATTATGTCAATAACATTAGTAACAGGTATTTGGGATATTGGTAGAAAAGATTTATCGGAAGGTTGGTCAAGACCTTTCAGTCATTATTTAGATAAGTTTGAACAACTCCTCAAGGTTTCTGAAAATATGATAATTTTCGGTGACGAAGAACTGAAAAAATTTGTCTTCGAAAGAAGAAATCCTGAAAACACTCAATTCATTGTTCGTGATTTGAATTGGTTTAGGAACAATGAGTTTTTTGATAAGATTCAAAAAATTAGAACTAATCCTGATTGGTATAATCAAGTCGGTTGGCTTTCAGAGTCTACTCAGGCAAAATTGGAAAACTACAACCCGTTAGTCATGTCGAAAATGTTTTTACTACATGATGCAAAAATAATGGACCAATTTAATTCAGATTATATGTTTTGGATTGACGGCGGTTTAACTTCCACAGTTCATGCTGGATATTTTACTCACGACAAAGTGCTTTCTAAACTAAAGAAGTATATTTCTAAGTTTTCATTTATTTGTTTTCCTTATGAGACAAATTCAGAAATTCATGGTTTTAAATATGATAAGTTATCAAAGATTGTTAATGCTAAAGTGAATAAAGTTGCAAGAGCCGGTTTTTTTGGAGGGCCAAAAGACAGCATTTCTGAGATGAATAGTATATATTACGGTTTATTGAAATCAACTTTGGACGAAGGTTACATGGGTACGGAGGAATCAATTTTTACAATTATGACCTACAAACATTCGGATTTGATAAATTATTTTGAAATACAGGATAATGGATTGATTGGTACTTTTTTTGAAAATCTTAAAAATGACAATCTATTAGTTAAAACAGAAAACAAAAGTTTAAAGGTAAATAATTTGGATATAAATAAGGTAGGTCTTTATGTGATAACTTTTAATTCTCCAAAACAATTCAGAACCTTAATAGACTCAATGTTAAAATATGATAAAACTTTTATCGAAAAACCTAAAAAATATCTTTTAAATAATTCTACCGACCAGTCTACATATGACGAGTATAATAGTATTTGTGAAGAGTATGATTTTGAACATATAATACCTGAGGAAGGTAATTTGGGTATCTGTGGAGGTAGACAATTTATTGCAAAACATTTTGAAGAAACTGAGTTAGATTACATGTTTTTTTTCGAGGATGACATGTTTTTTTATCCTAATTCAGGTGTATGTAGAAATGGATTTAACAGATTTGTTCCGAATTTATATCAACTTTCTCTCGAAATATCAAAAAAAGAAAATTTTGATTATCTGAAATTAAACTATAGTGAATTTTTTGGTGATAATGGTACACAGTGGGCTTGGTATAATGTTCCACAAAACGTAAGAGAACAATTTTGGCCCGAAAAAAACAGATTACCTGAAATAGGTTTGGACCCTAACGCCCCAAAAGCGGTGTATAAAAATATAATTTCTCATAAGGGTGTACCATACACAAACGGAGATGTTTATTATTGTAATTGGCCACAAATAGTTAGTAAACTTGGAAACAAAAAAATGTTTTTAGAAACAGTATGGGCTCATCCTTTTGAACAAACTTGGATGAGTTATATGTATCAACTTATTAAGAAGGATGAGTTTAATCCTGGATTACTTCTTTTAACACCGACTGAACACAATAGGTTTGAACATTACGATGGTAAGTTGCGTAAAGAATCCTAGCAATATATTTATTGTTATGGAATTTTTTATTAAAAAAAATGCAACCCTCCCTGTTCTTAAAATGCAAGTTGTTAAGGATGGTAGAAGTGGATACCTTGAAATAATGGAAAGTCTAGAGGTGTCTACAATTTATTTTTCAATGGTTAACACCTCAACAGGTATTGCAAAAATTGTATCAGCACCTTGTAGTATAGTGCCTTTAACGTTACCTGCCGGTGCAACTCCCGAATATTATATTTATTACCAATTTAGTGCTAGAGATACTAATCAAGTTGGTAGGTATCAAGGTCAATTCCTCTTGAAGAATGATGAAGGAAATTTGATGTTACCTCTCAGGGAAGAACTTTACATCAATGTTCAAGACAGCTTTATTTCGACCGAACCATGTTGTTAATTTGGTAAGTAGATATTTTTTTCTATATTTACAGTGAAGACAAATTTCACTTCAGAGTGGAAGCTAATGTGTCACTTAAAATATAAATTATGATATCTAACGAAGTTATTGAGTCGTTCCTACATGGAAATGACCCCGAAGAATTCATTGTTGCGATAGAATTCGATTATGTTTCTAACTCCATTTACAAAATAAAAGAAATACCTGGTAAGGGTAAAGAAATTAGAAAAGATACCTTTATTCCGTTTGCTTGGGTTGGAGACCTCAGAGGTTTAAAGTTCTATAATGATTCCAAAATGGCACAAAAAGAGGCTATGACAAAATATGGAATCATGATTGAAAAATTAGAAACCCAAGATAATGAAAGACTCAAAAATGGTTTAACTTTTATGGTTAAGTCTTTGAAAGGGTATAGAGAGTTAGTCCAGTTCTTCAGAGATGGTGGTGTTGACCCTTGGGGTGACAAGACAAAAGATAAGTTATTGATTCTACCACCCGTAGAGCAATATTTAATTTCCAAAGAAAAAAGACTTTTCAAAGGGTTTGAAGATTATGAACAAGTGACCCGATTGGTATTCGACTTAGAAACAGATGCTTTGGACCCTAAGGACGGTAGGATATTCATGATTGGAATTAAAACTAACAAAGGATACCATAAGGTAATTGAATGCTTGGACGAGTCTCAAGAGAAGGGAGCCATAATAGAATTCTTTAATATCATCAATGAAATAAAACCAAGTATCATTGGGGGTTATAACTCTGCAAACTTCGACTGGCATTGGATTTTTGAGAGATGTAGAATTCTCGGAATTAATGCTAAAAATGTTTGTAAGTCATTGCATCCTGAACATTCATATACGAGGAAAGATAATATGTTGAAGTTGGCGAATGAGGTAGAAACCTACACTCAAACTTCAATATGGGGATACAACGTTATTGATATTATCCATGCGGTTCGTAGAGCACAGGCTATTAACTCAAGTATTAAATCTGCAGGTCTTAAATATATAACAACATTTATTAATGCTGAGGCTCCTGACCGTGTATATATCGACCATACAAACATTGGTAAAATGTACCATGAGAAAGAAGAATATTGGTTGAATGTTAAAAACGGAAAATATAAAAAGGCTGCTGATTATAAGGATTTAGATATTAAATTCCCTGGCGTTTATATCAAAACAACAGGTGATGATATTGTTGAAAGATATCTTGACGATGACTTGGAAGAAACTTTGGCGGTTGATAAAGAGTTCAACCAAGGTTCTTTCTTACTCGCCGCGATGATTCCAACAACCTACGAAAGAGTCTCAACGATGGGAACTGCAACTTTGTGGAAAATGTTGATGTTGGCTTGGTCGTATAAAAACAATTTAGCAATACCAGCTAAACAAGGTAAGACAGACTTCGTAGGAGGTCTTTCTAGACTACTTAAGGTCGGATACAGTAAGAATGTTCTCAAGTTGGACTTCTCGTCTCTATACCCCTCAATTCAGCTCGTACACGATGTTTTTCCTGACTGTGATGTGACGGGTGCAATGAAAGGAATGTTAAAGTATTTCAGAGACACTCGTATCAAATACAAACAACTAGCTGAAGAGTTTTATGAGACGGACAAGAAAAAGTCAGAATCGTACTCCAACAAACAATTACCAATCAAAATATTCATCAACTCCATGTTCGGTGCGTTGTCGGCACCACAGGTATTTGCTTGGGGTGACATGTATATGGGTGAACAAATTACTTGTACTGGTAGACAATATCTCCGTCAGATGATTAAGTTTTTCATGACGAAAGGATATGTTCCACTCGTGATGGATACGGATGGTGTGAACTTTTCAAGTCCTGATGATGCAAATGAAAGAGAATATGTTGGTCGTGGGTTGAATTGGAAAGTTAAGAAGGGAAAAGTCTACAAGGGTCCTGAGGCGGACGTTGCAGAATACAATGATATATTCATGAGAGGGGAAATGGCGTTAGATACTGATGGTGTTTGGCCTTCGTGTATTAATCTAGCTCGAAAGAATTATGCGGTAATGGATGCTAAGGGAAAAATAAAATTGACGGGTAATAGCATCAAATCGAAGAAACTTCCTCTGTATATTGAAGAGTTTTTGGATAAAGGAATTAAGATGTTGTTACATGGTGAGGGTAAAGAATTTATAGAATATTATTATGAATATCTGACTAAGATATATGAGAAAAAAATCCCTTTGTCTAAAATTGCTCAGAGAGCTAAAGTAAAACTCAGTGTTGATGATTACATCAAAAGGTTGACAACAAAGACCAAGGCGGGAAACTCAATGTCAAGAATGGCTCACATGGAGTTGGCGATTCAGAATAATCTTACCGTAAACTTAGGTGACGTTATTATGTATGTTAATAACGGAACAAAGGCTTCTCAAGGTGATGTGCAGAAAATGACAGCAAAACAAATTAAAGATACAAATGCAATTAACTTACACAATAACCCAAAATCGAAACCTATAACAGAGGGTGTAATGGTCAATTGTTATATGTTAGATAAAGATATCTTGGATAAAGACCCTGAATTGACCGGAGACTATAACGTACCGAGAGCAATTACTACTTTCAATAAAAGAATCGAACCCCTATTGGTCGTTTTTAAAGATGAAGTTAGAAATGGATTGATTGTTTCTGAACCACATGAGAGAGGTATTTTTACAACATCACAATGTGAACTTATCAATGGTCACCCGTTAGGTGAAGGAGACCAAGATGATTTACAAAAAGATGTGTTAGATGTTACAGAACAAGAATTAAATTATTGGGAGAGACGTGGTCTCAAACCTGATTACATGTACGAACTTGCAGAAGAAGGGTGGGAATCCATACTAACTTAAATTAAAAAGGAATATGTTTTCATATTCCTTTTTCTTTATGATTGTTTTAAACCGTCTGAGGATAAAATATACCACGAGTTACCACAAAATCTAAATTCAACACACGCACCTCTACCCATTTCTATTTCATCAAATTCCTCATCAATTTTATTGACATCAGGTTTGATGATAATATTTGTAAGTGCTTTCACTACCGTATGGTCAGTTGTACGAGAATTTAAAGTTATTGTTGAAAATGGTATTGCTTTAACAATAATACAATCTTCTCCTTGTGTTGAATAGTCACTTTCTGAAACAATTGAAACTTCTGAAGTTTTTAATAACTTACCATGGATAAGTTTCTGTGAGGGAATACTTTTAATAATTGCCATACTAAATTATATTACATAAATCTGTCGAGGGAAAGCGTGAAACTTAAGTTGTTTGTTCAAATTTTCAGCAATCAATGCTTCTTTCTCCATTTGCTTCTCCGGTCTAAGTCTTTCTAATCTTAGTTTCAACTCTTCTTCTAATTTAGCCTTTTCATCTTTTGCTTCCGTTAACAAACTTTGATAATCCATTTGTATTTCGGAATCTGGAGTTTTTAGGTTTCCACTATATTTTCCTCTAACTCTTGCTAATGTTTCTTTTACATATGCTGTGAACCATCTACGGACCCATTGTCTTGCAGGGTCGTTCAAGTCTCCCCACTCCAAAGCTCCAATAGGTACATCTGAAGGTAATTTGATAATATCGGGGTTAGCCTTCAAACAATCGTTTCTATCTTTACCTGTAGTATCGTAGTACCAATACCATACATTTTTTCCAACGTATTGACTATAACTTGTCCAATTGAATCTACCATTAGGTGTATTCATCAAATGAACTAATTTTTTTCCATCAGGTAATGCAGTAATTCTGTATGTTAAACTACCACCTAAAATTCTATTCAAGATATTTGCTTCTTGAGCCCTAACTAAGTAGTCGAATCCTGACATCATAAAATAAGAACCTTGGTATCCAAACTGTGCATATCCCGATTGGTTTGCACCCAAACCAGCACCATCATATCCAAAACCCAATCCCATACCGGCTAATCCAAAAAGACCCCACGGTTGATTACTATACCATAGTAATTCATTCACTTCACGACCTGCAGGTATTTCATAAGTTTGTGTATTTGCACTTAAAGTAAAATAGTCTTTTTTCAGAACCCACGGACCATTAGTCTGAAGACCAACAATTTTCGAATATGAATATTGAAACTGTTGTTCAAAGTTCATAGTTCTTGTAATTAATGCGTTGGCAACTGATTGGTTGTTCATATCTAAATTAACAAGGTTAACCCATTGTGATTCAATTAACCAATCCAATATATATTGTTCGTAATCTCCAATTGCTAATTCAAGCAATGAATCCATCATTTCATCTTCTACTTCTACACTTCTTATCGGTGCACCTAAAAGATGTTTGATTCTTGTATAAAGTTTACTTCTTTCTGGTTCTGCAATTACTGACATAACAATAAATATCTATATAGATAATATTGTTATTATGCCTCTTTGTTGATTCTGTTCATAATTTCTTCAACGAAGTCTGCACTGTTAACATTATCACCCATGACCGTGGCAATAACTTGTTTTTTTGCCATCAAAATATCGTAAATCAAACCTTCTATTGTATTTTCGAAAAGAGGGTAATAAACAAGAACATTGTTCTTTTGTCCAATACGATAAGCTCTATCTTCTGCCTGAGAGTGGTCGGAAGGTAAGAAAGATAAATCATTCATAATAACGGCTTCAGCTGCTGTCAAAGTTATACCAACACCAGCCGCTTTGATGTTGCCTACAAACACTTTGACTTTCTCATCTTCTTGAAATCTGTCTACACTATTTTGTCTTTCAGCTTTGGACATAGAACCGTTAACCTTCACCGCAGACTTTCCGAAGTGTTGAACTATTGAATCTAAGGATTCTGTGAAATTACAAAAAATGATTACTTTTTTTCCTTGTTCAATTATGTTCTCGGCCAATTCTATAGTTTGTAAAGTTTTTTCATTGGCTATAACTTGTCTTACTTTTGTAAGTTTTGTGAACTGAACGGTGAGAGAATTGGATTCATCGGGCTTACTTCTATACCATTCGTAATACTCACCCATCAAGTTTTCATATTCTTTAGATTTCAATCTCAAATAGATTGGTGTTATTATTTTTTCAGGTAAATCGAGCACGTCTTCTTTGAGTCTTCTTAATATTGTGTTTGTTGTTCTATCTCTTAATTCTTCTAAGTTTGACGCTCCCATGACGTTCCACACTTTTCTCGGGCCAACTTTGAATTGATATCCCGCACAATATCTTATAACATAAGCCATCCAATTTTTTGCAACAGGTGAGTCAACCAAACTCAATAAGTTGAAGTAATCTATAGGTCTTGATGTCATCGGAGTTCCTGTTAATAACCAAACCCTTTCGATATCTTTTACAATGTCATTTATTAACTTTGTTCTTTGAGCTTGAGCATTTTTGATATAATGTGCTTCGTCAACTATTACCAAATCAAACTTTCCTTCTAATATCTTAGATTCCCCTTTTTTCTTTGGGTCGTGAAAGTTTTTAATTATATCGTAGTTGATGATTACAAAATCGTGATTTGTTTCAAAGTTTTTACCTTCCGCAATAAAGACACTTTTTTTAGAATAGTTTTCAATTTCTCTCTTCCAATTTATTTTCAAAGTTGCGGGACAAATTATTAAAATTTTCTTTGCACCGGTTTCTAATGCCGCGATTATGGTTGAGGTTGTCTTACCCAATCCCATGTCATCCGCCAATATAAATCTTTTATTTTCTGCGAGTTTTTGTATTGCCTCCTTTTGGTGTTCCATTGGAGGACGTTTTTTATATTTTTTGTAATCAATAACAACGTCTTTGACAGTATTGTCTTTTATTATTGATGCTTTAGGTAACCAATAATCACGAAGTTCACCGTCTTCTTCAATTTTACCCCACACATGAAACGCTTTTTCTGTTTCAGTTAAAAGTTTTTCAATCCAAAACTTATCAGGTATTCTTATTAAATTCCAATCGTTTGCAAATTTTAAAGCAAAATAAGAATCTAATACAACCCACTTTTTTGCAACCTTTGGTTGTTTTGTATGATTGTTGATTATGTAATCAGATTGACTTCTTGTAGGATAAAATCTTCTATTTATCTCAGATTTCCTTTTTAGTTCTAAAATAAAATTATTTGAACCTTCATATTCTGAAAGTATTGCAAGTGCTCTGTTTTCTAAAGTATCCTCATTCATCATATAACATTAACGTGTGTTCTCCCATCCAACCAATAGTCAGTTCCTCCGTAAAATATGAGTATTTCTTCAAATGGATTTATTTCAGTTAGAGCATAAAACTCGAAAGTATTTCTCTCATGATTTGACCTCCAAGATGCGTTTGGGGTTTCTGAATGATTATACAATGAACCCCATCCCCAAGCGACTACTTGTTTTTCCCAATCAGAAGTTCCGTAAGGCCAATTAAATCTATAGTCAGATAGTATATCACATCTTTCACCTTTCGGAACTTTCAAATCTAAAATAGGACACTCTTCGATTATTTCGTCTTTTTTTATAAAAGAGTTTGCAAATATTCCATACCCATGAATAGGGCTTTTCGCTAGAAAAATTTTCGTAGGGGGAAATATTCTCATTAATTTTTGTATAAAATATAAACAAGAATTAAGTATTTATCAAATAACTATGGAACAAAAATTAGTCCCTATAACAAGACTTGGTAAGTTTTTCGGCGCTGAGGATTATGCCTTAGACATTGAAATGGGTCAAGAGTGGCTAGAGGGTGACATGAATTTTACTGTAGTTTTATATAGGATTGATAGATACAAAACCAAAACGGATGATGTTTATGGGGAAGCACCTGAGGATGGAATTCAGTTTTTACCTCCTATTGAACTCAAGGGTTATGTTCAAATTGTTCAACCTACAAATCAGAAAATAGGTCAAAGTAAAGTTGAGTTGGAAGAACCTGGTAATATGAGATTTTCTATTTATCAAAACTACTTGGAATCTCTACAAGTGGATATCGCTTTCGGTGACTACTTTGCTTATTATGAAACAGAAAGAAAAGTGAGATATTATGTAGTTGCAGATGATGGTAGGGTAGTTTCAGATAATAAACATACTTATGGTGGTTATAAACCATTCTACAGGACGATTACTGCAACCCCTGTAAATGAAAATGAATTCAAAGGAATATAAAAGTTATGTCACAGTTAGGTTATAGAATTAAAAAGGTTGGCGAAATAATTGTAACAGTTCCAGATGACTTCAAGTCGGAACCAGGGGCTTTGGTTTTTGGAGGGCTTTATTACGCAACACCTAATTGGATGATGGAACAAGTACCTAAATCTTTATTAAGAAACAAACCTTTTTGTTTTATTCCTTGGCAATATACAATTGATGAGGTTAAAAGGAGAATTGAAGGGATAAAAATAAGTTCTGTTTCGGGGTTTTCTAAGGGTGGTCTCAGAGCTTATCCGGCCATAGGACAAGGTTATAACTTTGTTGGACTGATAGACCCTTCAATAGAAGGTTCGTATACATCAGTAAAAATTCCTCAAAATTCAGATGTGGTGGTAGTTTATCAAAAGGGAAGACAATGGGGGTCGTCCTCTTTGAAATATGCAATAAATAAATTGAAAGATTCGGGGGTGGAGGACATATATTCGGTTTCTTTGGGTCACTCGGATATCCCTAAATTCTTTTTCAATAAATTTGGTGATAAATTATAATATGGGTTATCCGAAAAAAGTCATAAAATCTTTACCTTTAGAACCAAAAAAAACCTTGTATGCGAGAAGGCAACAACTTCTTGAATATATAAACAAGGATGGTACTTACTTACCTAAATCAGTTCTACACTCAGATTTAGATAGAGGTATGTTAGATTTTGTTAAAGAAGATTTACGTTTAGTAACTGCGGGTAAATTAGTTCCTCTAATCGATATAATAATTACGACTCAGAATTGGACTCAGTTCACAGAGACTTGGAATTTTGTTGACCAAGACTTTAATGTAAAACCCCCGTTCATAACGGTTGTGAGGAATCCAGATGTGAAATATGGAACAAACCCTTCTCTACAATATACAATTCCAAATAGAAAAGAATTCTATTATGCATCGGTACCAACATGGAATGGAAATCAGGAAGGTATGGACATATATAAAATACCACAACCTGTTCCAGTAGATATGACTTTCAATGTTAGGATTGTTTGTAATAGAATGAGAGAACTCAATGAGTTTAACAAAATTGTATTACAAAAATTTTCTTCTCGTCAAGCATATACTTTTATCAAAGGTCAATATGTTCCTATCATAATGAATAATGTAAGCGATGAAAGTGTGAGTGACTTAGATAAAAGAAAATATTATGTTCAAAACTATGACTTCACAATGTTAGGGTATTTGATTGACGAAGATGAGTTTGAAGTTAAGCCAGCAATTTCGAGAGTGCTTACCATGATGGAAGTTTCGGATGGACCTTCAATTGGAAGGAAAAGAAAATCTGAACCACCTAACACCAGTACATTTGTTAATGAATTTTTATTTGTATCAGGCACCACAGTTCTTAGTGAAATAATTGATAATCGTGTTAATGTCACAATTACTAACACTACAAACATTTCATCTTATGATATTTTTATCAACAACCAATATTTCGGTTCTGATGTTTCGGAAATATTTTTAGATACAAATGATATTTTGAGAGTGGAAGTCACTAAAGACGACAACTCACGAAATTCAATTATGCAAATAGCTAACAGATTGGTTTAATCCTCTCCGTATATATCTTTTTTCTCTTTACACTTTTCTAATATCAAGGTCTCTAAGAATTTGTATATTTTAATTCCTTTTTTGTCACAATACTTTTTTAGAATATCGTGTACTTCTTTTGATATTTTAATGTTTTTTATTTCGTTATCGTATAATCCTCCCATAAAGATAAAAAAGGTAGAATAGTTTCTTCCTGTTTATAAATAGATTTGAAAAAGTAAAGTTTTTTCATTCTTACTTGAATATTTATGAATAAAAATAAATCTAAATAGAAACCGTAAATAATGGCAACAGCTCAAGTAAATCAGAAAGTGTTCGTTTCTCCAGGTGTTTATACCTCAGAAACTGACTTGTCTTTTGTGGCGCAGAGTGTAGGTGTTACGACGTTGGGTTTGGTTGGTGAGACTCTTAGAGGTCCCGCTTTCGAACCTATTTTCATAACAAACTACGATGAATTTCAATCTTTTTTTGGAGGGACAGAACCTACAAAATTTCAGGGTACACAAATCCCAAAATATGAAGCAGCATATATTGCTAAATCATATCTACAACAATCTAACCAACTTTTCGTAACAAGAATTTTAGGTCTTTCAGGTTATGATGCAGGACCTTCATGGACTATATTGGCGAAGGCAAACGTTAATACTTCAACAATTGGTTTGTCTGAGGGTTCAGGTACTCCTTGGACTTGTAACTTCTCGGGTAACTCAACGGGTAATACAATTACTTTAACAGGCTCACTACCTGCTACTGTAAATGCTTTGTTAAATTCTCAGTATAGATTATCTGATGGTTCGACTTCAACTTTTAATAATGATTTTCAAGTTTATTTGGGTCAAATATTGGACACACCATCTTCTTCTGCCTCAACTGCAATAGTTTATGGTTCGATTATCGGAGCTGACTACACTGCTCTTTCGGCATCTTACTCAGCAATCACAAACGTATTTGGTGTAAATTCTTTGAATTTTTCATCAAATGTTTTGAGCGATGGAGATAACTACCCTTGGTACTATTCGAATTTTTCAAACTATTCAGGTAATCAATACTCAGGTTTTTCTTTTAATTATGTGGTTAGTTCTTTAACGAATAGCGGTGGTGGAAACTTTACTGGTACTATTTCAGGTAACGTATATTCTTACTCAGGTACAGCATATTCTGAATACAATAATCTAGTATTAGCAACTTTACGTTCTAGAGGAATAAGTAGTTATTCTACAACACTACATGGTCCTCAGTATCAGGTTACAGGTACAACAGATTTAATCATGGATTGTACAGGTTCTTACTCAGGAGTTAGTGAAAATCCTTTCGGAACTTTCTTGTTATCAGGTGTAACAGCAGATGGCGACAACTTCAGTTTCCAATCTTCATTCTCCATAAGTGATAGTAGGTACCTAACTAAAGTTTTGGGTGTTTCTAACTTTGATAAAAATAGAAATGAAGTTCCTATCTTTGTTGAAGAAATCTATCCTGTGGAACTTAATGAACTATATGATAAAGGTTACATCAGAGGTTTGGATTGTAATATGGTTGCTCTCCCTGCCGCAGTTTCTTATAATTCTGATTCTATTGCATGGAATTTAGAAAAATATCAAACTCCTCTTACCCCATTCTTAGTTTCCGAACTTAGAGGTAATAAAGTTTATAAGTTATTTAGATTCCATTCTATTTCAGATGGTTCTGATGCAAACACACAAATAAAGGTTTCTATTGCGAACATTTCTTTCTCAAATCTATCTTTTGATGTATTGGTGAGAGACTTCTTTGATACTGACCAAAATCCGGTAGTGATTGAAAAATTCACTAACTGTACAATGGACCCAGCTTCTAACAGCTTCATTGGTAAAAAGATAGGTTCTTTCGATGGTGAATATCCATTAGTATCAACAAACATAATGGTTGAACTTTCTAACGAAGCTCCAATAGATGCATTACCTTGTGGATTCTATGGTTACGACCAAAGAGTTTATGATACAATTGCAAACCCTTCTCCTGTCCCAATCTACAAAACACAATACAATTTCCCTGGTGAAGTAATTTATAATCCTCCATTCGGTATCTCCGCAGCGGGTGCTTCAATAGATGAATCTGCCGGTGATAATGTTAGAAGAACTTACTTAGGTTTTTCAACAAGAATAGGGACTGATTTATCTTTCTTACAATATAAAGGTAAAAGAAATCCTTCAGCAGCAACTTGGGGTGTAGCAACAGACTCTGAACCTTGGAACTACCTTACTAAAGGTTTCCATATGGACTCAGGTGCTACTGTTGTGACCATTGGTTCTGAATATGTAACAAGTGGTGAAACTGCATTTGATTGTGGAGATGCTGAATTCAGAGCAGAAATTGAAAGTCAAGAAAACCCGTACTATTATATCTACTCAAGGAAATTCACAGTATGTTTTGCTGGTGGATTCGATGGTTGGGATATCTACAGAGAGTATAGAACGAATGAAGATAGATTTAGATTGGGTGCTTCGGGTTACTTAGCAGGAGCTGCTCCATCAACAAGATACCCAACAGCTTCGGGTGAAGGTATGTTTAAGAGGATAATTGTCGATAAAAATTCACAAGATTTTGCAAATACCGATTATTATGCTTACTTACTCGGTATCTTATCATTCCAAAACCCTGAATCAACTAATATCAATGTATTTGCAACTTCGAGTATTGATTATGTAAACAATCCCAAGCTTGTGGAAGCGGCTATCAACATGATTCAATTCTCAAGAGCGGATTCTGTATACATAGCAACAACACCAGATTATCCGATGTATACTACAGATTCTAACAATACTGACTTGATAATCTATCCACAAGAAGCTGTTGATAACTTGGATAATTCAGCAATTGATTCAAATTATACAGCAACATACTATCCTTGGATTTTGGTTAGAGATACTGTAAACAATACACAATTGTATCTTCCTCCAACAGGTGAGGTTTGTAGAAACTTAGCACTAACTGATAATATTGCATTCCCTTGGTTCGCATCAGCGGGTTATACGAGAGGTCTTGTAAATTCAGTTAAAGCTAGATTGAAACTAACACAAGAAGATAGAGATACGTTGTATCAAGGTAGAATAAACCCAATTGCAACTTTCTCTGACGTTGGTACTGTAATTTGGGGTAACAAAACTTTACAAGTTGCGGATTCTGCACTCAACAGATTGAATGTTAGAAGATTACTTTTACAAGCTCGTAAGTTGATTTCAGCAGTAGCGGTAAGGTTATTGTTCGAACAAAACGACCAAATTGTGAGACAACAGTTCCTTGACAGTGTAAACCCAATTCTTGATGGTATCAGAAGAGACAGAGGTCTTTATGATTTCCGTGTAACAGTATTGTCTACACCTGAGGATTTGGATAGAAATACACTTACAGGTAAAATTTATCTAAAACCAACAAAAGCACTTGAATTCATTGATATAGAATTCTTTATCACACCTACAGGTGCTTCGTTCGAGAATATCTAATAAATTTTAACAATTAAAAATAAACCCCCACACTTCAAGTGGGGGTTTTATATTTATAGAAATAAAATATAAAGCTATTTATTAGAATGATTTATTTAATAGAGAATTTCAGTGAGAGACTTGTTCCTAACATGAAGTATTATGCTTTCGATTGGGACGACAACATAGTTCACATGCCTACAGAAATTATTCTATCAACTGATGATGGTGAAGAAGTGGGAATGTCCACAAAAGACTTTGCGGAATATAGACATGAAATAGGTAAAAATAATTTCGAATACAAAGGTAAAACCATCACTGGCTACGGAAAAGAACCTTTCAGAAACTTTAGAGTAGAAGGTGACAAACAATTTTTGATAGACGCTATGAGAGCAGAACCGGGTCCTGCTTTCGACGATTTCAAAGAAGCAATTAATAACGGTTCGATTTTTGCAATTATTACTGCAAGGGGACACAAACCTGAGACATTAAAGAAAGCGGTTTATAATTACATCGTAAGTGGTTTCAACGGAATCGACAAAGATATGTTACTAAAAAATTTAAGAAAATATAGAACCTTTGTTGATGAAGACGACATGAGTGATTCTGAATTAATAAAATCCTATTTAGAATTAAATAAGTATCATCCTGTCAGTTTCGGTGAAGAGAAAGGGGCTGCTAGTCCTGAAGAATTAAAAGTAATGGCTATGGATGATTTTGTATCTTATATTAAAGGAATGGCGGCTGTATTGAATAAGAAAGCTTATATAAAAAGTGACATAGGAAATAAATTTGTACCAGCTAAAACATTTATAGGTTTTTCTGATGATGACCCTAAGAATGTAGAAGTAATGAAGAAACATTTCGAAAATAAACCAGGTAAAGAGGTAAAGACATTTTCTACTGCATCTGGAACTAAAAAGGAAGTTAAATAAGTATATTTTTTTTAAAACAGGAAGTAAATAGAAAAATTTTACCTGTGAGTATATTTATAACATATAAACAAAAAAAATTTAAATTTATAATAACATGGCTGATTTATTAATGAAAATGCCGATACCTTACGAACCGAAACGTCAGAATCGATTCATCCTAAGGTTTCCTTCAAGTTTGGGTATCAACGAATGGTTTGTAGAGAGTACGGCTAGACCACATATTCAAATCGCTGCAACAGAAATACCTTTTTTAAATACATCTACATATGTAGCCGGTAGATTCAACTGGCAAGCACTTAACGTGACATTTAGAGACCCGATTGGTCCTTCAGCAGCGCAAGCTCTCATGGAGTGGGTTCGTTTACACGCTGAGTCTGTAACAGGTCGTATGGGTTATGCTGCGGGTTACAAAAAAGATATTGACCTCGAGATGTTGGACCCAACAGGTGTTGTAGTTGAGAAGTGGATTCTTTATGGAACTTTCTTGACTGATGTGAATTTTAATACATTGGCATACAACCAAGATGGTTTAGCAACAATTACTGCTTCTATGAGAATGGACCGTTGTGTATTGGTTTACTAATATTATTTATAAAATAAATACTTTTTTTATATTTAACCCTGAAGAACATAAACTTCAGGGTTAATTTTTTATATTATGGATGAACAATCAAGAATGTATGGTCAAGAGAACATTTCTTTACCACACGACGTAGTACCTCTACCATCAGAGGGGATTTTTTATAAGAACAAGAAAAAGTCAATTAAAGTTGGATATCTAACCGCTTATGATGAAAATATTATCATGGCAGGGGGTGATAATCTTGCAATCAATCTTCTCAGGAACAAAATTTACGAACCTGATTTAAAAGTTGAAGACATGTTGGAAGGTGATGTTGAATCTGTATTAATCTTTTTGAGGAATACCGCTTTTGGTCCCGACATGATGATTACAACTACTGACCCCAAGACAGGGAAACAATTTCAAGTTAACGTGACTTTGGACCAAATGTCAATTTTAAAAGGTCAGGAACCAACATCTGATGGGTACTTTATAACTACTCTACCCAAAACTGGTTCAACTATCAAGTTAAAACCATTAACATATGGTGAAATTAGAGAAATAAGTAAAACTATAGACTCCTATCCCCAAGGAAGAGTTGCTCCTTATGTAACATTAAAGTTACAACGACAAATAGTTGAGGTCAACGGAACACAAGATAAGGGAGAAATTGCTAAGTTTGTAGAACAATTACCAATTGCAGATTCCAAATACATTAAGAAGTTTATGAATGACAACGAACCAAAACTCGATATGTCTAAAATAGTAACAACCCCATCAGGAGAAAAACTTACAGTTAATGTTGGTTTTGGGGTTGATTTCTTTCGCCCTTTCTTCTGATTATAGGAAAGGTCAACTCGACGAATTCTATTACTTATCAACGTTGTTGAAAGTTAGTTGGACTGATTTCGAGAAAATGCCAATTTTTGTAAGGAAATATCTACTTGATAAATGGATTCAAGAAAATCAGAAGGGTTAAATTATAACCCTTCTTCTATTTATATAGAAACCAATTATACATGAACGAAGAGGATAAAGTCAAAAGTCTTACCGAAGCACTCAGAAAATTATATGATGAGGCAAAAATTGGTAGTGATGATATTGCAGCAGGTTTTGCTAACATGGTTGGTGGTGCTGAAGAGTTGATTAAACAATTCGGAATTGGTAGACAGAGAATGCAAGAACTCATGGGGGCGGTTACTGATGCCACTCCTGCAGTTGATAGATTGGGTGGTAACCTTAAAGACGCTGTCGAAACTATCGAAGCCGTTGGTAAAGCAACAAGAAGAAATGTTGTTGCTGGAGAAGAACAAGTATCCAAATTATTTGCAAGTAGTCAAGTTTTGGGGGAAGAAGTTCAAACTATTGTAGAAAGTTTTTCAGAGGTAGGGGTAGAGTTTACTCAAGTGGGTGGAAAAATAGAAGAATCAATTCAATACATACAAAGTGTTGGAGGAAACACAAGGTTGATAATGCGCAATGTTCTTAACGATATGTCGGCTATGAACAGGTTTAATTTTCAGGATGGTGTTGTAGGACTTACAAAAATGGCGGCACAGGCGGCCATGTTAAAAACCGACATGAGAGTTACTATGGATTTAGCTGAGAGAGCATTAGACCCAGAAGGAGCTATAGAATTAGCATCGGCTTTCCAAAGATTAGGTGTTTCAGCAGGAGATTTGACAGACCCCTTCCAATTGATGAACAAATCGTTGAATGACCCAGAGGGTTTACAAAATAGTATTGTGAATATGTCCAAACAATTTGCTTACTTCGATGAAAAAGCAGGACAGTTTAAAATTAATCCTCAGGGTATGTTGATGATGAGAGAATTACAAAAACAGACTGGTTTAAGTAGTCAAGAACTCTCAAAAATGTCTTTGAATGCTGCGGAATTAGATAAAAAACTCTCACAGATTAGACCTGACATACAATTCGAAAATGAAGAGGATAAGAAATATTTGGCAAATATTGCTAAGATGGGGGATGGTGGTAAATATGAAATCAAAGTTGGCGATGATACTTTACAATTAGAAAAACTTTCACAACAACAGATAGACAAACTAATAGAAGAACAAAAAAAAGGTCCAAAGACAGTTGAAGACTTACAGAGAGCTCAATTGGATGCTTTTACTTTAGTAAAAAGTGACGTTAAGTCAATCAAAGACAAAGTGGTTCTTGGGATAGTTTCTACACCAACAGTTAGAGAAGGAGCTGAAGGTGCTCGTGGAGTGTTAGCTGCCGGCTCAAACGCATTGGCGAGTAGTGTTGATTTGAAAATGTTCAGAGATGGTGCCGAAAAATCTATGGACCTAATAAGAAACTTTGTGAGTGCGGTGGGTAAAGGAGATGGTTTGAGTGAGGGTGGTATGAAAGAAGTGGAAAACGCAATCAAAGAACTACAAAAACTTCAAGGTAAGGGAGATGAGGAACTAAGAACGGGAATAGAGAAGTTTTTACAGGAAAATGCAAATAACAATACCGAGATTGGTAGAGCGGTTCAAAAGTTCGTTCAGAAAGAATACGACGAAAGTCAATTAAAAAAAGGGTCTGTAAAAACTATAGATAAAATGGCGAACGCCAATCCGAATACTTCGGGTGAAATTATGGGTGAGATAAAAACAACAACCTCAAGCATTAATACAAAAATAGATAACTTAGATTCAAAGGTAGGAAGAATTGCAACACCAGTAGCAAACAACATGGGAAACACCACAGTAACTGAAATTGTAAGAGAGATAAAAACAACAATGGTTGACAGTGATAAACAGGTTGTTGTAAGTTTCGATGCTTCTAAACCGGCAATTTTTGAATTAAATATCAAAGGGGACAGTGGAATGGATTATGCAAAAATAGAGGACAATTTAGTCAATAGTGAAAGACTTAAGGAAACATTTACAACAAATGTTGTAGAAAAAATGAAAACAATGAATTTCGGTTCTATGAAGAACACCACCGCCTAATAAAAAGTTTCAAAGAATCTATTTATTATAAAAGAAATAAATGGCAAGTCCATTACTCGTAAACTCTGAGTCATTCAGAAAAAAAATTATCGTAAAGAACCTTGTGCCTTATCCAAAGTCACCAAGTAGAATTACGCCACCAATAGACTACGATACAACCCTATCAGACTCTGCGGTAATAGACTCACCTGATGTTCTCATAGACGAACCGAGGTTCGCTCAACAACTTTATAAAAACAATCAATACGGAGCAGAGGGAGGGTACAAACAAGTTCCCGACCCAGGTTCTCTCAACGGTACGAAATCAAACGAGGGAGAATATGGTTATCAAGATGCTAATATCTTAGACCAAGCACCAATAGAGGCTAAAAGATGGAAAAGTGTCAACGCTTACTCATTCCCAAATGACGTTACAGATGCGGGAGAATATATTGCAACACTCGAGACAGTTCAACTAAATAACAACCGAGCAACTAATGGACAACCATATCCCTCAACTTTTAACCCATCATCATACAATCCAGTATCCATACTTTTGTCTCCAGACCCTCTGGGTAGTAACGGACTACTAAGTTCTGACTCATACATTGCTAGACTCGGAGCTACAATCCTAAGAAAAGAGTTTGAGACAAGGATTGGTAGGGAAATAATACAAAGGACAACAGGAAGGATTAACATTTTCAATGTTAGAAGTGGAACAGATGTTCTTAGTTTATTGACAGGTAGAATACCTGTGATTGAGCCTAACTATCAAATTACAGTTCCGGCCGGTCCAATTTTAGCTGCAACAGATTTCGCATTAAGATTGGCCGGTTCAATCATTCCACTTTCGCCAATACCCGGGTCTTACTTTGACCCTTCAATACAAATTGGACAACCAACAACAATACAACAACTAGGTAACGCTTTTAGAAGAAGTACTACAGGAAAGTTTTTTAATAGATTATTAGGTGGAACTAAAACAGGTTCTCAAATTTTTTTAGAAAATACAGGTGGTGGTCAGAAATCCAGGTTATTTGGTAACTTAGATTATAACAGATTTAAACCTGGATACAACAGGTCTATTTTCGATAGACTTGGTGGTGTCATAGTTGGAACAAACACAAATAATAGTAATTACTATATTGGTTCTATAACATCGGAACCATCAAGAGTTTTCTCACCGGGCGGTGATTTACCCGTTGACAACTTTGCAAGAGAAGTACAATCACCTGTATACGGACCCCAAGAACTCGCCCAATTATACGAAGGACCTTCGAGAGAAGTTAAGTTAGGTGCAAATGGACCAACCTATAGCAATGGTGGTGGTATTGAAGGAGGATTCACTTGGGTATCACCTAAGTATAGGGCAAATGCTGGTAAAAAAGTTGGTATTGGAGGAGAGATTTTAGATATTGATGAAAATTTCAGACCATCATCTTATGTAAATACAGAATCGAATAACCTTCAATTTAGGGAAGGTTCAATCTTAGATGACACACAGAAGCTCATTGATAGTCAACCAGCTGGAGGGAGAAGACTACAACACGTTGGGAATGCTATAGACCAAGTTAGTAAAGTATTCAATGATGGATATAAAGAATTAACTAAAGGTTCAAGAGTTATAAAATATACAGGTGCAATTGGACAGGAGAGAGGAGTGGAATATTGTAGAGTGTTTGCTAAAGATATACCATATCTAAATTTTAGTAACTTACAAAAAACAGAAGGTATAACCACACAAAACAGAAAGATTTCATATTCTGTTTTAGATAGTACATACAATTTAAACATTTACCCAAACAGGAAAGATGGTACTGCTGATTCGACAAATTTAGTCGGAAATCCTGACACAGATGGTCATGTAAAGAAATATATGTTCTCTTTGGAAAATTTAGCATGGAGAAGTTCTTCCAAACCCGGATTTACTTATTCTGACTTACCGGTGTGTGAAAGAGGACCTAACGGAGGTAGAATCATGTGGTTTCCACCATATGGACTAACTTTCAGTGAAAGTACAAATGCTTCATGGAAAGATTCGAGTTTCATCGGAAGACCTGAACCAATATACACTTATAGTAACACAAGTAGGGGAGGTAGTCTTTCATGGAAAATAGTTGTTGACCATCCATCAGTTTTGAATTTAGTCGTTAACAAAGTTTTAAATAATGAAACAAACAGAGATAAAATTAATAGTTTATTAGAATCTTTCTTTGCTGGTTGTGTGAAATACGATTTGTATGAGCTGGCTAAAAGATATCCTTTGGCAAATCCGAACGATTTATATGTCATACAAACTGAATTAGATTCGAAACAACTTACAAAAGAACAGGTAGATTGGATTAAGAGAGACGTTCAGACAGGGGTAAATACAAGTTCAGATATCAATAATCAAAAAGTGGCAAATCCATCTCTTTCAGTTGCTCCTATCGAAGAAGCATTGAGAGGTCAAGGATTCTATTTCGATAATGATATTCCAAAAGGGAATGTAACTAGTTTTAAAAATTACTATAATGATTATGAAAAGCAGGAACCTACGTATGTAAAAGAAGCACCAAATCAAACCACACCATACACATCGAACCCAAGTGTTGTTGAAACATTTTTCACTGAAGTAATAAAAAATAATTATAGTGAAATTTCGAAGCAATTAGATAAAATTTATGAAAACGCTGCACAAATTGAATCTATTAATTTTACCTTATCAGGAACAGCTTCAGCACCGGCAAGTGTGGCATACAATAAAAGTCTTTCTGAAAGAAGAAATGAATCAGTCAAGAAATTTATTTTAGGTTATCCATCTGTTACTGGTAAGAAACCTTTAGGGGAATTAATTAAAGGTGGAATAACTTTCAACGACTCAGTCGCATTAGGGGAAGAAGGTGAGGTCACCACCAAAATGATTAATAAGGAATCTGTAAAATACAACTGTAAAGAAGACACTAAAGATAGTCAGGCGGCAACAAAAAAAATATATACAGTCAACGCTATGGCTTGTAGAAGAGTTTTGATTTCTAATGTGAAAATAACACCGATACAACAGGGAATAACTGACACACAACCTACAAACACTCAGCCACAGGTTACGACAACTACACAGTCGGTACAACAAATAACACAACAAACTACAACAGAAACTGTTGAGGTCCAAAGAACAAGGCTTGCCGATAATTTGTCCAAAAGAGTTTTAAGACTTTTACTCACAGAATGTGATTATTTCGAAAGTATCAAAGAAGACACTCCCATGGTTTATGATAATTTGAAAGACAAATTAAAGTTCTTTCACCCCGGTTTCCACTCAACAACACCCGAAGGATTGAATTCGAGACTAACATTCTTGAATCAATGCATGAGACCTGGTGACACGATACCGACAATAAAATCAGTAAATGGAAAACAGGTTTTAGATTATAGTAATGCGGTGAATACTGCTTTTGGTACACCACCTGTACTAGTCTTAAGAGTGGGAGATTTTTATAATACTAAAATTATACCTGAGTCATTGCAATTACAGTATGAAAGTTTGGATTTAAATCCAGAAGGTATCGGAGTTCAACCAATGATTGCAAATGTTACATTAGGTTTCAAGTTTGTCGGTGGAAGTGGAATCAAAGATGCGGTAGATAAAATACAGAATGCACTCACGTTTAATTACTATGCTAACACCGAGGTTTATGACGACAGAGCTGAAGCAACTGATACAGAAAGTTTGGCAAGTCTTGATGCTGAGTTCGCTTCACTCTACGGACAACAAGCACCACCAACACAGAACCAAGTTCAAAATAACCCTGGTCAAAGTAATTCAACGACTATTGGTAATATTGTTCAAAGTGTTTCCACTCCAAACGGAGTAAGCGGAGTTACCTCATACACAAAATTCATGTCTGATTTTGTTGAAGGTACTCAGAATTATTTCAGAGACATCATGAACAAGAACAAAGAAATTTTAGCACAATACAACGAGTCAATTAGACAACAAGCGACTTTAGGTAGAAATTATACTAAAGGAGAAATAATAATAGGTTCCGGTGTTGATACTTTCCTATACGGAAAACCTTCCGTGATTCAGAAAAGAGTCGATACTATTTTCCAAAAATATTTGGCTGATATTGAATCAGACCAAGATGATTTCTTGAAATATATGGACGTAAAAAACTTTTCGAAAAAAGTATTACGAACTTTAAAAAATAATTATAAAGACACTTTAAATAGGAAAAAAAATACGTTTACAAATTCAGTATTCACAGTAATACAGGGATTAACAAACCAACAAACAAGTTACAATAACCTTATTGCGAGATATAATATTATTACCTATGGAACACCAACTCAAACCGGTTCAGACGGGTATCAACCAAATGGTAAAGACCCAGTTGTTTATTATACATCAGGAAGTACAACACTAAATGGTCTCACAACGGATGGTGTGAAAATTAAAACAAGTCTGAATCAATATCTTGCAAAACTAAATAATAAATATACTTTCACTTTCGAGGGTAAACCATATAACAATTTGGTAATTCTTCCTGAAACTGGAGAGAATTCAGCTTCAGAAAATGATACATTCAGGGCAATTGGAACAGGTTCCGAATTTAATAGTCAAAGTTTTAGGAGAGAATATACAATACTGAGTACAGATGTCACTGATAGTAAAAAATATGAGACATTCAAAAATGAAATGATTGGTAATATTTTGAGTAATGCAAAACTTTTGGAAGACGTTGATAAAGATTTGCAAAAAGAATTTGATGCTTATTGGTTAGGAAAGGCAAAACCTGCCTTCGAAAAACAAAATAAGGCAGCGTTAGAATTTTTAAATTATATGGAAACAAACCAACTACAAAACTTTATAAATTTTGTGGAAGTTGATAAAACACAAGTTAGAGATATGACTTTCACTAACGAACCAGGAAATACGACAGAAGATATTTTGATGTCAAATAGAAAAACACTTATTAATTCACTTATACTACCAGCGACAAACACTAATAATCAAACCTTCAACGATAGTCAAGGACCAATCGTAATAACAAAAACAAAATTTAACTAATGCCATTCGCATATTATAACAGATACACGGATTTTCTAATCAACGGACAACAGACCGTTGTGCCATTTGTTTATCTACCAAATAAACCATCAGACAAGACTTTTATTTATAAGGTCGGTAGAAGCAGACTTGATAAGGTTTCTCAAGATTTTTATGGTAGTCCCTTTTTTGGTTGGCTTATTTTACAAGCAAATCCACAGTATGGAGGTTTGGAAAATTATATACCTGACGGTGCAATATTGACAATTCCTTTTCCTCTTCTACCATCATTACAAGACTATAAAGGTGCATTAGAAAATTATTTTTATTATTATGGTAGGTAACTTACTTCCAGATAACGCGGGTGGTATTTTGGTTGAGTTCGATTACAACAACATCATTGTAGTTGACCCCAACAAAACTATTGATGCGAATGGTAACATACAGGAAAGACTTGTTGACCACGAGAATCTTGTAATGTTTTGTAATTTGGAGGCGGAAGTACTACCAAGAACAAAATTAGCTGTAGGTGGAAGTCCTCAAAACGCAGCAACCACAGTTTCAATTGCCAAGATAAATTTTTTGGCACCTAACGAAAAAGATTATTTTTCAACTTCATACTACGACGAATTGACAGGTTTGAATACGACAGGTAAGTCGCCAAAAACAGGTTTGAATGGTATGGGGGTGAATCAACCAACAGAAACAATACAAGGTAACCCAAGAGAAAAAACAGCATCTTATAAAGCTGGTGTTGTTACTAATGGAGTTGACGGTGCAGTAGATAATGGACTTTTGGGTATAACAAGTATAAATGTTAGGGTTGGACTTAGCTTCATACCAAGTGTTACCATAGAACTTGAAGACGTACAAGGACGAGCATTATTTCAATTGGGTGATAATTCACCTTATGCGGCATTTTTCAATTTACCTTATCCACCTTTCTATTTAACCCTTAAGGGTTACTATGGACAGGCAATCAGATATCAACTTAATTTAGAAAAATTTAATGCAAGGTTTAACTCGTTCAGTGGTAACTACCAAGTGAGTTTGGAATTCAAAGGATATAAATTTAATATTCTGAACGAAATTTTAGTGGGTCATTTGTTGGCAACACCACACATGTACTCCAAAAGATATGATTTAACAGTAAACCCAAACCCAACTGTTGGTCAAGTCAAACAAGAATCGGTAAACGGAAAGGGTGCTTCCGCACCAACGAATAACCAACAAAATATTGTTACTTCGGTGGTAAGTGAGAGGGGGTATGAAAAGATATCACAAGTATACAGTGAATACAAGGCGAAAGGATTAATAGAGCCTGACTTTCCCGAAATTACATTCTATCAGCTAATTCAGAAAATAGACACATTCGAGAAAAACATCATGTCCCAATATACTCAAGCTGATGTTCAACCACTAACAGATTGTAGAAGTTATAAATCAACTCTCACAAAATACTATGAAAAAATATATCAATCTAATGATTCATGGTTCAACACATATTTGAACCCAAATCCTATAGTCCTGAAAGATGGTCAGAAAAGATTTACCTATAAACAAGGCCTTTCACCTCAAGCAAAAACAGATGCTATTGGTGATTTAACAAAATACATCAAAGAATATAATAAAGCTTTGGCGGAAAATGGAACGTTGGGTGTTGTTAGTTCTAAGTCTGTCATAAATAACCCAATCACTAAAGATATTTTCACAGAACCAAAACTTAATTTGGCGGAAATTGATGGTTTAGAAACTTTAAAGGAAAGAGGAGTTTTCTTCGAGAATGAAACCTCCAAGGAGTATAAAGATGCTTTAAGCCTTATAATCCCTTCACTTTTACCTAAGTTTGTCAAAGAGCAAAACTCAGGAAAAACCCAACTCTTATCCGACAATACTTTCAACTTACAAACCTTTATAGATAATATAAGGTCAATGGAAGCTCAAGCGAATAAAAAATTAAGTGATTATGAATCTGAGATTACTGCAACACTTGCGAAAAAATTAGAGGATGATAAGATAGGTTTAGGATTCAGACCGACTGTAAGAAATATTTCAGCAATCATTATGGCTTCCACAGAAGGTTTCATTAGACTAATGGACGAAGTTCATACAAAATCTTGGAGTTTGAGGAACGACCCAGTCAGAAGAAGTGCAATTTTAAACAACGAGTCTGCGGCAGTAAGTTCTGACGCAAAACAAAATGTGGAAGGGTCTTCACCCAATTCAACTTTGAACAGTTCGAACATTCCAATATACCCATGGCCACAATTTTTTGTCGAAACGAATGAAGACAAAAAGGGTAAGTTTCAGTTGAAATATTTAGCGGACCCTTCTGTTGTTGATGTTACCAAAGGTAATAGATACGACGTTTGGCCTGAAGTGGAATTTGTTGAAGAATACCTGAAAGGTCTAACTCAAAAATTTCAATCACCAATTGCACCTCCACCATTAGAAAATTCTTCGCAAACAAACTTGTTGAATATAAACTCATTAGAATTTCCTCAAAATAATATTGCGTATAGAAATAAGGATGAGATTAAATTTTTTTATGAAATTTGGGAAAGACAATATTTGACATCTTTTTATACGGGTTTAGGTAGAGTACAAGGAACATCAAAAGATGAGTTGAACCTATTAGTAACAAACTACGAAAGTGAAAACATCAAAACAAGCTTGGGCACAAGCTCACCTTATTTAACATACAAACTGAAAAATTATCAAATAACTGCTCAAAATTACCAAAATACTTTATATAGTTTTTCCAATCAAGGTACTGGTAGGTTATATCAACAATATATTAGAGATTTTTTTGTAACCCCATATATCAACGGATATCTTAGAAACTCTTTTGAAATTAGAGAACTAAATGATATAGGACCAACGTTACAAAATAATTTAGCCAAGTATTCGGTTCAGCTAGAAAAGATTATTGATACTACACCAAATGTATTATCAATCATAGATACATATCCATTTACCGATGATAAATGGTGTGAAACAAACTTGGTAGGAAACAACACAAATATTTTTCCAAAAAGGTATCAGACAACGGAAAGTTTAAGAATTTACAAAGAGCAAAATGTAATATCGAATTTCACTGATTTAAAGAACTTCGACACTAATAGACCTGTTACAAACTTTGCCTTCCAAACACCGGAAAACCAATCGAATCTTGTCCAAAACAACTTCGAGTTAAGTAACTTTTATAATTTAGCAATCCCGACTACACTGCCAATGACAGTGGGTAAAACATTTACTGACTCACCTGCGGTTTTTTATTGGGGTAGAGGATTACCTGTTGTAACAACAACATCTATGTTGAACACTCCCTTCTTTGTAAACTCAATTTTACAAGGTGTTGATAATTGGAGAAGGGGTAATAAGACACCATATAAAGTTGCGGCATATCTTTTCTTGAATTCATTACCTTTGATTTCCTTGAGAGAAAAACTGAAATCTCTATCTACCTCTGTGACTAACAATGCTTTATCGGAAACAATTACTCAAATATCTCAGATAGACGATATGAATTATATGTTTGCGGTAATGAAGAAATTTGGTGCGATTCACAAATTACCATATGCGTGGATTCTCAAGTTTGGTTCTATTTGGCATAGGTATAAAACTTACAAACAGACAGGTGTAGATATTATTTCGGAGGCTTGGAAAGATTTCGATTATGTTTCGGCTTACGACCCAATCACCAAAAATGTAGGGAAAAAATATACTTTTACTAATACAAGTGGTAATAAGGATAAATCACAGATAATAGACATCCAACTCCAAGCAAACAATAACACAACATATAAAATACAACCAGGGTTTTATCCCAAAGTTTTAAACGACTTCAACGTTTTTTACAATGGATACGACTTATTCAAGGATTATACAAACGAAGAATTACAAAGTCTCGTGAATAGAGGGCTGCAGATTGTTAATTTGCCAGGAGGAAATATAGAAAACGTAGGAGGTCTTAACGACACGACTTTTAACGTTTATCCTTGGAGCGTATTGCTTCCAGCAAATGTCGAGTTCAGTGCAAAAACACAAGAGTGTCAACCACCGATAATTGGTGACATACAAAGGTTGTATGTTGTACCGTCTTTCGGTGCAAACATAAATGAGGCGAATGAAGCTTTGGTAACTCCCGAGGGAATAGCGAATGGTTATACCTTCGTAGGAAACAAAGCGGTATTCAATGGCTCAGCTAGATTATTTTGGTCTGCATCGAACTTTGGGTATTTTGATACTTCGAAGATAAAACAACCTAAATACGATGAATACTTAAACACATACCAACCAAATGCAATCGACATGGTCCCATTTAGATTTTCTGAATTGGAGAACTATATGAAAATCGATGATGTGTTCGGTGTTTTTGAAAAAAATATTCTAGATAGGTTTGAAGAAGAGTTCCTGAACTTCAGTAAACCTATTTCAGATATTACAGATACTAGTATTGCATCCTACAACAATTTTGCCTCAGAGGCGAATGACGTTTTTAGAAACTTTCAACTACTTTTTAAAAATATGATGTTGGTCAAACCTAATACATCAAATATACCACAAGAAACCTTTTTCACGAAGACAATTGGAGAACAGTTCGATGTTGTAAATAACCAACTTACTACTTTCATGGAATATGATATTGTATTCAAATACGGTAATCCCTCTGAATATAATAGGAGAATTTTTGCATCGTTCCTCTCACATAACACAACACCACAACTTGTTGACCCAATAAACTTCGAACCCTATGTGAAAGGTTCACTGCCTACAACAGGAGGAATAACTCTTGGACTATCCAAACAACAATACCCAAAAGAATGGTTAGAGTTGGAACTACAAGTTGGTTTTTCGACAATTGAGGCTTTGAGGTACAAAGACCAAGGGTCTTACATCACAGATTTTTTCATAGACAATAATATTAAATTTTCTGTTCCGAATATTCAGATACTTGCACCTATTATAAAAATGTATGCAACTCAAAAACTACAATCCATCACCGTCGCAGGATTTAGAGTCAGACTTCAGCAATATATTGACCAATGTCAAAGTCTGCAGGATTTATTCATAAACAGTGTAATGAACAACTTGAGACAAAATTTGAGTGGACAAAGTCAGGTTCAAGAAACAACAAAACAATCAGTTGTTGACGGACAACAATCCAAGGTCACAATATATGAAACATTCAAAGCACTAAATGACAAATGGATTGCAGGAGGAGATTATGAAAGTAAAACAATATTTGAAGACATTCTTTTCTTAGATAGGGCTTCAAGAAACATAGGAGACGATTTACTGATTGATGTCTTCAGACTCAAGAGTATGTTATCAACAAGTTCTATGAACGAAATTATGAGTGTTTACACACTTTTAGCTGGTATATTGATTGACAATAATTTTTCAATCATGAATCTACCGGCATATGTTAATTTTTATAACGTTCAAGATGTTGATGGTATTTCGAATAGGAAACCTGAAGGTACTTTAAATTTTGCTAACAACTTATGGGGAACTTTCTTAAGTGTTGACTATAGAGATTCAGGTCCGAAAATGGTTTGTTTCTTTACAGGTAAACCATCTAATTATTTGGAATTACCCGACAACAACTATTATAGATTCAAAACAGATGCGTTTGATTTGAGGAGGGCTTCAGACAATCCATTAGTTGAAAATCAACAGGGAAAAACAGATTGGGGATTATCTAATAAATGTGTTGGGTTTAACGTTGATATCGGAGTAAGAAATCAAAATATTTTTTATTCGTTTCAGGTAGGACAAGATTCAGGTAAAGCAACTGCTGAAGCTATATCACAGGTATACAACATGTCAACACTTGCAAGCGGACTTGGTAACGCAACACAGAACGTAGGATTATATAATTTATATAACCAAAGAAGTTACCCTTGTACAGTTGTAGCTGTGGGTAATGCTATGATTCAACCTACAATGTATTTTAATCTTAGACATGTTCCTATGTTCAATGGACCTTATATGATTCAAGAGGTTACTCACACTATAACACCAGGTTCGTTCCAAACACAATTCAATGGAATAAGACAGGCTGTATTTGATTATCCTCAAATTGACAAATACCTACAAAGTATAAATCAAAACTTACTGACGAAGGTAGAAGCACTCATAAAAAATAGTTCGGAAAAACCATCGGTACCACCAACTACAGACCAAGGAAAGGCGGATAAAAAAGTTTCAGATGCGAAACAATCACCAAGTCCTGAAAACTCTTGTGTTAATAACGTAGATTTGGTATATCTGAATAACCAATTCGTTAGTACAAAATTTGTTGCAACAAATATAACACCAGAACAGATGATAACTTCGATAAATGATGTTCTTATCAAGAAAAATGTTACGGACATAAGTATGAAGGCAATTATCTATTCTATTTGTTATGTCTCAACATTTAAAGAAAATAAGTTCATGGGTTATGGAAACAATTATAGTGCGGCAATAAATCTAAGTGAAAATTTTTCTCCTACATATAATGATTACTTTGAAAAAACATATATGTGTGTGAAAAATAAATTAAGAGATTCCCCTTGGGCGGTTTTCAACACAACCGATAAGTTTGTCGAATTTTTATATGAAAGACTAAGACAAAGAAGAAACTTAATCGAAAAGGAAGGTTTATGGTTATTCTATAATTGTTACTATCCGAACACTAAAAGTTCAGTGAGTGAACCGTTTTTCTATTCGGGAAGAAGGACTAATGACAACATCAAACAAAACGGTGCAAGATTGGAAGCAGGTTTAAATTCTTTCAATCAACTAGCAACGAACACTTCATTAGGTATACAACAAATTGACGTTAGAAAACTAATAGACGGGACAGTCGGAACGAATGACCCGGAAAGACAAAATAATCCTACAAACAATCAGGGTACAAGTACTTCAGGTAAACCAAAATGTTTACCACCAACGATTACTAAATTTGACCCAAAGAGTCAAACAACTTCGGGAGTTATACAACCAATTAGTTTGTCAGGAACAAATCTACTCGGTAACACTCAAGTATTTCTGAATGAAAATAAAGTCACAATTCAGTCGATTAACGCGACCGGTATTACTTTTACACCAATCACAAAGGTGTCAGGCAAAATTAAAATTATAACTAGCGGTGGCACCGTGGAAAGCACAGATACTTATGTGTTCGTTAATAATTCTAGTGCCACCACTACAAGATAACAGTTCAAGTACGAAGATTTTTTAATATTTGTTATTTCACATATATTTATAGGAAACAAATTTTATGAATTTAAATAACGTTTTGAACAATTATTTGGGTAAACAAGTTAGGTTTAGTGAAGAAGATATGGGTAATGGAACCAAAGAAGTTTGTGATTTAGATACTGGTGATTGCTACATCGTAAGAGAAAAAGATGGATTGATTGAGAGAGCAGGACACCAAGTTTACACCAATAGAAAAGTTAAGGTAGAAACCGCAAAAGGTATTAAACAATTATTAAACGGATAAAAATGGGAATCGATAAGAAAATATTAAGTGAAATAGAAAGGTATCATTTCATAAATAATTATGTAAATGAACAAGTTGCTCCTGAGACCGCAGGTGCTGTACCGCCACCGCCACCAGCTCCCGGTGAGGAAGTCGCTCCTCCCGCAGGTGAAACACCACAACCTGATGTACCACCAACACCAATAGATGTTGAAGCAGACCCTGAAGTTGAAAAAATCGATGACAAGGGTGAGTCTGAAGAATCAGGTGGAGGTACTGAGGAATTGGATGTTACGGACTTAGTTAAGTCACAAGAGACAATAGAGAAAAAACAAGAAGATTATTTCAATAACTTATTCAGTCAAATAGAAAATTTAGAAAAGAAACTTTCTGAAATGGATTCTATCGTGAGTAAATTAAATTCTCTCGAAAGTAAAATAGAGAAGTATAGGGAAAAAACTCCACAAGAAAAGTTGGAATTAAGAACATACGATTCATATCCTTTCACTCAGAAACTTTCTGACTTTTTTGAAGATAAAAAAGAAGAAATGGAAAAAACAGGAAAAAAAGATTATGTTTTAACTTCAGACCAAGTCACCGACATTGTAGATAAGGAAGTTAAAGACAGCTTCTCACCACAATCGGAAAACGAATATTAATTTAGAAAGGTCACTGAGGTGACCTTTTTTATTTGACTGATATTAAAATAGTAATTATATTTGCATTATAAATTTTAAAATATGAATACATTAGACGCCGTATTGGCACAGTACGAAAAATCAAAACAATCGGGCGGGGCCCAATCTAACATGTCTCAAGAGGAAAGAATGAAAAAATACTTTGCTCTTATTTTAGGAGATAAAGAAAATTCAGGTCAAAGAAGAATCCGAATCTTGCCAACCAAAGATGGTTCTTCACCATTTGTTGAGGCTTGGTATCACGAAATCCAAGTAGGTGGTAAATGGCAAAAGTTCTACGACCCAGGAAAAAACGACAACGAACGTTCACCTTTGAATGAAGTCTACGAAGAACTTATCTCAACGGGTAAAGAATCTGACAAAGAATTAGCTAAACAATACAAGTCACGTAAGTTTTATATTGTAAAAGTTATTGATAGAGATAAGGAGGAAGAAGGACCAAAGTTTTGGAGGTTCAAACACAACTATAAAAACGACGGTATCTTGGATAAGATTATTCCTATTTGGAGAAACAAGGGTGATATCACTGACCCTGAAAAAGGTCGTGACCTCATTATCGAATTGACTAAGTCTAAAACCCCAAAAGGGAAAGAGTATACCACTGTATCAACAATTATGTACGATGACCCATCACCTGTTCATGAAGACAAAAAACAAGGTAAAGTATGGGTTGATGATGAGTTGACTTGGTTAGATGTTTATAGCAAAAAACCTGTAGAGTATTTAGAGGCTATTGCAAGAGGTGAAACTCCAAGATGGGATAGTGAGAGAGGTGGATACGTTTACGGTGATTCTACGGACTCTGAGACATCAATGGGAGGAAGTAAGAAAAGCTATGTGGACCCACAAGCGGATGCGGATGTTGATGGTGACTTACCATTCTAATTAAAATACAAAGGACTTAGGTACCGGAATCAATCGAGTATCTAAGTCCTTTTTTTCAACTACAATTTATGGCAATTAAAAAAACTGAATTTAGCAGTCTTAAGAAAAAGTTTTCAACTTCAGCAAAATATAAACCACAAAGATTTTTAGACTTAGGTCAAGATTTCTTGGATGCTGTTGGTATACCTGGTCCTGCTATTGGACACATCAATATGTTTTTAGGACACTCGGACACAGGGAAAACTACTGCGGCAGTCAAATCTGCGGTCGATGCTCAAAAAAAAGGGATACTTCCTGTCTTCATAATCACAGAACAAAAATGGAGTTTTGACCATGCGAGACTGATGGGTTTCGATTGTGAAGAAGTTCCTGATAAGGAAACAGGTGAAATGGATTGGGATGGATTCTTCCTTTTCAATAACAATTTTAGTTATATAGAACAAATTACTGATTACATAAATCAGTTGTTGGATGCTCAAGAAAAAGGGGAACTAAACTATAGTTTATGTTTCATTTGGGATTCAGTTGGTTCGGTTCCATGTAAAATGACTTATGAAGGTAAGGGAGGAAAACAACACAATGCTTCTGTCCTTTCTGATAAAATTGGAATGGGTATCAACCAAAGAATTTCAGGTTCAAGAAAGGCAGACACTGAATATGAAAATACCCTCATCATTATTAATCAACCTTGGGTTGAACTTCCCGATAATCCTTTCGGTCAACCAAAAATTAAAGCTAAAGGTGGTGAATCAGTTTGGTTAAACTCATCATTAGTATTTTTATTTGGAAACCAAAAAGGTGCTGGTACAACTAAAATTACTGCGACTAAAGATAAGAGGAGTGTCAAATTTGCAATTAGGTCCAAAGTATCGGTAATGAAAAACCACATAAATGGATTAGGTTTCGACGACGGCAAAATTATTGTAACACCACATGGATTTTTAGCGGGTAAGGATTCTACAGAAGAGAAAGCCTCCATTGAGTCATACAAAAAAGAATATGCCGACTATTGGAAAGATATTATTGGAAGTGAAGGTGATTTTGACTTGAAAGAAGAAAAAGAAGATAGTTAACAATATAGAATGATTATGACTAAAACCCTTTTGGTAGATGGTGATAATTTATTCAAAATAGGATTCCACGGTGTTAAAGATTTATTCAATGAGTCTGAACATGTTGGTGGAATCTTTCATTTTATAAACACCCTAAGAAAATTTTTGGAAGAACATAACCATGATAAGGTTGTTGTCTTTTGGGATGCCGAATCTAATTCAAGTGCGAGGAAGCTACTATACTCTGAATACAAGGCGAACCGTAAACAATCTATGATGGATTTTAAGTATGAATCCTATCTACAACAAAAACAAAGAGTAAAAGAATATCTTGAAGAAGTTTTCGTTAGACAAGTTGAAATGTTTGGTAATGAGGCAGACGATTTAATTGCGTACTACACACAAATATGTAAGGAAGAACAAGTTATTATATTTTCAGCAGATAAAGACCTAACGCAATTAATATCTAATAAAGTTACTATATATTCGCCAGTTCAAAAAAGATATTACAAGTACGGTGATAAAATAAAAATGGGTTCGATAGACATACCACATCAAAATGTTATGGTTTATAAAGTATTAACTGGCGACAAATCAGACAACATAGACGGAATAAAACTTTTCGGTGAAAAAAGTATGTTGAAATTTTTTCCTCAGATGCTTGATAAACCATGCACTATTGATGAAATAATCAACAATGCACGAGAAATCGAGCAAAAGTCCAAGGTTAAATTGATTAGTAACCTATTGACGGGAACAACAAAAAGAGGTATACTTGGAGAAGAATACTTTATTACTAACCAAAAACTTGTTGACCTACAACAACCATTAATTTCCGATGAAGGAAAACAAATTGTCGAACAGATTTATAATGATGTTTTCGACCCCGAAAACAGGGGATATAAAAACTTGATGAAAATGATGGTCTCTGACGGTCTATTTAAGTTTCTACCAAAAAATGATGAGGCTTGGGTCAACTTTGTTAAACCATTCATGAAATTGATTAGAAAAGAAAAACGAAAAATTTAATAACCAAAAAAACAAAAAATGAACAGAGAACAGGAAATTACTAAATTAGAATTCCTACTAACCTTGAATGACAACATCGTTGTCCAAAGATTCTTTAACGTCAAAGGATTTAATCCGAAGGCAAAAAATTCATTAGAGTTGTATGACTTTATGAAAAGAACTGCGGATACACTGAAGTATGACTTAAAAATGAAGACAGTTATTTACATGATGGATAACAAAGAGTCAATCATGCATGACCCATCTGTTATGGAAACATCTTTCACTGACGGACCTGAGTATTTTAACCTTTATGTAAAATTCAATGACCAGACAATTTGTCATAGAATTTTTGACGGAAAAATGTTCCCACCAAAAGTTCGTTATACCGTGGATGTTAGACCATACTTGAAAGAAATTTTGAAAACTCTAACTGACATTTTTTCAGAAACCAAATTATCTTTCAAATATCTAGAATACGACTTAGCAAAGTAAGTATTTAATTAATAGAGGGGCTCAGTTCTACTATGAAAAATTTCGATTACCTCGGTAATACATTTCAGTTACAACTTATCAATCAGATTATCCTTGATAAGACATTCTCATCCACCATTATGGATGTTTTAGAAAGTTCTTACTTCGATAACAAATACTTCAAAATCATCGTACAGATGATTAAAGAGTATTACGCAAAATACGAGTCCACACCTGCCTTTGAGACAATAGAACAAATTGTTAAATCAGAAATTCAACAAGAGTTAGTTGCTAAAATTGTTTTGGATACACTAAAACAAATAAAATCGGCACCTTTTGAGGGAGTTACTTTTGTTCAAGAAAAAGGGTTAAAGTTCTGTAAACAACAAGAGTTACAGAAAGCCATGGAAAAGGCACAAAAAATCATTAACGAAGGTGATTTCGAATCTTATGATAAAGTAGAAACTTTGGTAAGAGATGCTCTTCAAGTTGGACAGACAACAGATGGTATGTCTGATGTATTCTCCGATTTAGAAACTGTACTTGATGAAGACTTCAGACATCCGATACCGATGGGAATTCCAGGTATCGACCGACTTCTGAAAGGTGGACTAGCTAAAGGTGAGATTGGTGTCATACTGGCTCCAACAGGTGTTGGTAAAACAACAATTCTAACCAAGATTGCAAATACTGCATTCAATCATGGATACAACGTACTTCAAGTATTTTTTGAAGACAATCCCAAAATTATCCAAAGGAAACATTTCACACTTTGGACGGGTATAGAACCAGATAACTTAGTTTTACATAAGGATAAAGTAATGGATAAAATCCATGAAATAAAAGAAACAATGCAGAACAGACTTGTTCTTAGAAAGTTACCATCAGATACTATGACGATGTTACAAATTAAGAATCAGGTTAGGAAGATGATTGCAGATGGAATCAAAATCGATTTGATTATGTTAGATTATATTGATTGTGTTCTCCCTGAAAATCCAAACAAAGATGAATGGAAAAGTGAAGGTTCGGTAATGAGGCAGTTTGAGGCAATGTGTCACGAACTAAGTTTAGTAGGGTGGACTGCAACACAAGGTAACAGGTCTTCGATTTCATCTGAGGTTGTAACTACCGACCAAATGGGTGGGTCAATCAAAAAGGCTCAAGTAGGTCACGTAATTATTTCTATCGCTAAAACTCTACAACAAAAAGAAATGAATTTAGCAACGATAGCGATTACCAAATCAAGATTGGGTAAAGACGGAGTTGTATTTGAAAATTGTAAATTTAATAATGAATTATTAGAGATTGATACTGAGTCATCTGTAACTTTCTTAGGATTCGAAGAACAACAAGAAGAAAAGAAAAGAGATAGGGTTAGAGAGTTGCTTGATAAGAGAAAACAAAAAGAACAATCAAAAAACACTTCAAACTAAATATCTACTTTTTTAGAAAAAAACTTACTTTTTTTTAATCAAAATAAGGGTCGTATATTGCACGACCCTATATTTATAACTAAAATCACCGATTTTTTATAAAAACAAAAACAAAAAAAATTTAAAAAATGGACATTTCAAACAGGATTCTCAGTGATATAACCGTGTATATGAAATACGCGAAATATATTCCTGAATTGAACAGAAGAGAGACGTGGCAAGAACTAGTCACAAGAAACATGGAGATGCATATCAAGCAGTTTCCAAATTTAGAAAAAGAAATAAGAGAGAACTACATGTATGTTTTCAAGAAACAAGTTCTTCCATCAATGAGGTCAATGCAGTTTGCGGGTAAACCAATTGAAATTTCACCAAACAGAATATACAATTGTGCGTTTGCACCAATTGATGATTGGAGAGTCTTTTCTGAAATTATGTTCTTGTTGTTAGGAGGTACGGGTGTAGGATATTCTGTTCAAAAACATCATGTTGAAACGTTACCTGAAATACTTAAACCAAACAAAGAAAGAAAAAGGAGATGGTTAGTTGCTGACTCAATCGAAGGATGGGCAGATGCAGTCAAAATTTTAGTAAAATCATATTTCTACGGTGGTTCTCATATTGAATTTGACTTTAGCGATATCAGACCTAAAGGTGCAAGATTGGTAACATCAGGTGGAAAGGCTCCTGGCCCACAACCACTCAAGGAATGTCTTATTAAACTTGAAGGTATTTTAGATTCAAAAGATAATGGTGAGAAATTAAAAGCTATCGAAGTTCATGATATGGTATGTCATATTGCAGACGCAGTGTTGGCAGGTGGTATTAGAAGAGCTGCTTTGATTTCACTTTTCTCAGCAACTGATGATGAAATGATTGGTTGTAAGTCAGGTGCTTGGTGGGAAACAAATCCACAAAGAGGTAGAGCAAATAACTCAGCTGTGTTGCTCCGACACAAAATAACAAAAGACTACTTCATGGACCTTTGGAAGAGAATTGAAGCTAGCGGAGCTGGTGAACCCGGTATTTACTTAACTAACGATAAAGATTGGGGAACTAATCCTTGTTGTGAAATTGCACTTAGACCGTTCCAATTCTGTAATCTTACAGAAGTAAATGTATCTAACGTTGTATCACAAGAAGACTTTGAGGACAGAGTAAGAGCTGCGGCTTTCTGTGGAACACTTCAAGCAGGATACACAAACTTCCATTATTTAAGACCAATATGGCAAAGAACAACCGAGAAGGATGCTTTGATTGGAGTATCTATGACAGGTATTGGTTCAGGTGCTGTGTTAAAGTTGGATATGAAGTCTGCTTCTAAAATTGTTAAGGAAGAGAATAAAAGAGTTGCAGAACTTCTTGGTATTAATCCTGCAGCAAGAACAACTACAGTAAAACCAGCAGGTACAACTTCACTTACTTTAGGTACTTCATCAGGAATCCACGCTTGGCACAACGACTATTATATCAGAAGAGTAAGAGTTGGTAAGAATGAGGCGATTTATACTTACTTAAAGGAAAATCATCCTGAGTTAGTTGAAGATGAATATTTTAGACCACACGACACTGCGGTTATCGGTATTCCACAAAAAGCTCCTGAAGGTTCAATTTTAAGAAATGAATCACCAATTCAACTTTTAGATAGAGTGAAAAAAGTTCATGTTGATTGGATTAAGCCTGGACATAGAAGTGGTAGTAATTCACATAATGTTTCAGCAACAGTATCAATTAGAGAACATGAATGGCCTGCGGTAGGTGAATGGATGTGGGAAAACAGAGACCATTATAATGGATTATCAGTGTTACCATATGACGGAGGAACATATATTCAAGCACCTTTCGAAGATTGTACAAAAGAAAGATATGAAGAGTTGATGCAAACTTTACATGAGGTTGATTTGTCTAAGATTGTTGAAATGGAAGATGAAACAGATTTGAGTGGTGAGTTAGCTTGTGCAGGTGGTGCTTGTGTTTTAGTATAATAACCTATGGAAAATACAAAAAAAGAAAGGGAGAATCCAAATGAGATTCTCCCTTCTGATTATTACATCGAAAATAACAGAGTAGTCTTCACCGAAGAGTATCATATCAAGAGAGGAACTTGTTGTGGTTCTCATGGTGGATGTAGACATTGTCCATACGAACCAAAGGGTGTAAAAGGAAATACAACTTTAGTTGAAAAATAATCGTTGTATATTTATGTAATATGGCAGATGGTACTACATATGGTCTTTATTTTCCGTTCCAAGATTCAAGAAGAGGTGATTATTTAGCTTTAACAGAATTTGAACAACAGGAAATAAGGTCTGACTTAATTCATTTACTTTTAACTAGGAAAGGGTCAAGGTATTTCTTACCAACTTTCGGGACAAGATTATATGAATATATTTTTGAACCTTTTGACGGTTTGACATTTAGTGCGATTGAATCAGATATCAGGGACTCGGTGCAAGAATTTTTACCCAACCTAATTTTGAATAATGTTTCAATAGAACCAATCACCGCTGAAGACCAAGTAGATGGGGATTACACCGGAACAGAGGGCAATCGACTTTGGGATATATACAGGGTTCCCGGTAAAGGGACATACGAATATACTGCAAAAGTAAGAATAGATTACTCAATAGGTAATTCGGTATTTTCTCAGAGTGATTTTGTAATAATCAATATTTAATTAAGATGGCCAATAACAAAATTTCATATACAGTCAGAGATTACCAAGGTATTCGTGCTGAGTTAGTTAATTACGTCAAACAATATTACCCTGACTTAATACAAGATTTCAATGATGCATCTGTATTCTCAGTATTCTTAGATTTAAATGCGGCAGTTGCTGACAACCTACATTATCATATTGATAGAAGTATTCAAGAAACAGTTCTCCAATATGCTCAACAAAGGTCTTCTATATATAATATAGCTAGAACATATGGATTAAAAATACCAAACTTGAAACCGAGTGTTTCTTTGGTTGATTTTTCTATTACTGTACCCGTTTTTGGGGACAAAGAAGACGAAAGGTATTTAGGGACTTTAGTAAGAGGTTCACAAGTTTCGGGTGCGGGGATTGTATTTGAAAATGTTTATGATGTTAACTTTGCCTCTCCTTACAATGCACAAGGTTTTCCAAATAGATTAAAAATACCAAATTTTAATTCTAACGGGATATTAATAAATTATACAATAACAAAGAGAGAGTTAGTTGTTAATGGTATAACTAAAGTTTTCAAACGTGTTATATCTGCTAATGATGTTAGACCTTTTTTTGAGTTATTCCTACCTGAAAAAAATGTTTTAGGAATAACAAGTGTGTTATTGAAAAATGGCACTGATTTTACAAATGTACCGACAGCTGCTGAGTTTTTAGGTTTGGAAAATAAATGGTACGAGGTTGATGCTTTAGCGGAGGACAGAGTCTTCATTGAAGACCCAACCAAAGTTTCAGACCAACCTGGAATTAAAGTTGGAAGATACATTCAGACCAGTAATAGATTTATTTCTGAATTTACACCTGAAGGATTTAAAAAAATGACATTTGGAGGAGGAAGTACTTCCGCACAAGAACAATTGAACGCTTTCACTAATTTAGGAATTCCGTTAACAATAAATAATTATTTCAATAATTTTGCATTAGGTTCAACACTAACACCGAATTCAACATTGTTTGTTCAATATAGAATTGGTGGTGGACTTGCAACTAACTTGGGTACAAATGTAATTAATCAAGTAGGGACAGTAAATTTTTACGTTAACGGACCTTCAGAAATTACAAACTCTTCAGTCATCAATTCATTAAGGTGTGTTAATATTACTGCGGCAATTGGAGGTGCAAATGCACCAAATGTTGAAGAGGTTAGAAATTATGTATCATTCAATTTTGCTGCACAAAAAAGAGCTGTCACAGTACAAGACTATGAAGCAATAATTAGGAATATGCCACCTGAGTTCGGCTCGCCAGCTAAGGTTTCAATAACAGAGAATAACAATAAAATTATAGTTCAAATTTTATCATATGATAGTTCAGGTAAATTGACAAATATTGTTTCTAATACATTGAGACAAAATATTGCCGACTATCTTTCTAATTACAGAATGATGAATGATTATATTTCTATAACAACTGCACAAGTTATTGATTTGGGTATTGAAGTTTCAGTTGTTTTAGAGGCAACACAAAACTCAGGTCAAATTATAACTGACGTTGTAAATAAAGTTTCGGCATACCTCAATCCACAGATTAGAGAATTAGGTCAAAATGTCTATCTTTCAGAACTCAAAAGTATAATACAAAATCAAGAAGGTGTAATTACTGTTACAGGATTAGACACTTATAATCTTGTTGGTGGACAATATTCATCTGCAGAAACTTCTATGGCTTATGAGAATGCTGAAACAAGAAAAATACAACCCGTAGACGACACGTTGTTTGCAGAACCAAGCCAAGTATATCAAGTTAGATATCCGACTAGAGATATCAAAGTTAGTGTCAAGAACTTCCAGTCTTCAACCTTCTCTTAATAGGTTTATTTATTTTCTATCCCATTTAGATTTAAGTTGGTAAGTTTTTAAAAATTTGCCCTAAACTATTTATAGATTAAAGGTCTAATGGGTCAAAGCTATCGTATACGAACTGAGCTTGGGATAAATAAATCCATCAATGTTGAACTTAACCAAGATTTCGAATTTTTAGAAATACTTTCACTTAAGATACAACAAGCGGATGTTTATACACGTTCGTGTGCTGATTATGGTGTTGTCGTAGGAAGAGTGACAGCAAACAACGGTTTAGGTATACCCAACGCAAAGGTTTCTGTTTTTATACCAGTGGAGGAAGAAGATTTATTAGACAACACAATTAATACAATTTATCCCTACAGAACAATTGATGAAAAAAATGAAGATGGGTATAGATATAATCTTCTTCCATATGAAAAATCATATAGTAAACATGCTGCAACAGGAACCTTTCCAAGTTCGAGAGATGTTCTAACAAACTCGGTTGCTTCGAAGATATACGAAAAATATTTCAGATTTACAGTAAAGACTAATGAGAGTGGAGACTATATGATATTTGGAGTTCCTTTAGGATTCCAAAGACTTGTTATGGATGTTGATTTGTCCGACATGGGTGAATTCTCACTTACACCACAAGATTTAATAAGAATTGGAAGGGCAACAGAAAATCAAGTTAGTGGAAACGAGTTCAGGACTTCGACCGATTTGAATTCTTTACCTCAAATCGTTAGATTAACAAAGATAGCTGAAATATCACCTTTATGGGGAGAACCTGAAATTTGTCAAATTGCAGTAAACAGAGTTGACTTTGATTTGAGAGACGATGCAAATATAGATATTCAGCCCACGTCGGTCTTTATGGGTTCTATGTTTTCTAGTCCAGATAAGTTTAGGTTGAGAAAAAATTGTAAGCCTAGAGATAATATGGGTAATCTATGTGACTTGGTTTCAGGTCCAGGACAAATTTTAGCAATCAGACAAACAATTAGACAAGATACAAACGGAAATCCAATATTAGAGCAATATCAGTTAGAACAATCGGGAAATGTTATCGATGAAGATGGAACATGGTTAACTGAGTTACCTATGAATTTGGATTACATCACAACTAATGAGTTCGGTGAAAGAGTTATATCGTTCGACCCAAATGTCGGGGTTCCAACAAAGGCCAAGTATAGATTTAAAATAAAATGGCAACAATCAAGAGAACTTACAGCACAAGTAAGAAGACCTTATTATTTGGTTCCTAACATAAGGGAGTATGGATGGATAGGTTCAAATCCAAATAATGACCCTTCCGATGACCCAATAAACAGTTCAACATATAGACAACAACGTAGTTCTTATTATTTCGGTTTAGATTGGTCTGGTTATACTGAAGGATTATCAACAACAGAATCGAATAGTAAAATAGATTCGATAGTCAATTGTGAAGATACTTTTTATGAGTTTAATTTCAACAGAGTTTATACCGTTGCAAGTTTAATAGACCAATATAAGCAAGGGGCTAGAGGTAGATTCATTGGTATAAAAGAAATTGATGACGACAGTTGTTCTAGTACTGTAAATAAGTTCCCTGTAAATGAGGGATTCAAAAATTTTGATTTTTTATACTTTATATTTTCTTTAATTTTTCAAAATCTCCAATTTATTGGTTTGGCTTTATTATTGGTGGCGCATTTTACCGTAGGGTTGATATATCAGATAATAAATGGTATTAGGATATTAACTTTCCGAAAACCAAAAAAAGGGGGCCTACCAATAAGATTACCTATGGTAACATACCCAAACTGTGATGCTTGTGAGTGTAGGCCAGCAACCACGGATGGACTAGGTGTTGTAATATCTTCAGGAGGGCAATTATCACCTCTCTCCGACCCGGATAGATATTATGAGATTTGGTTTAATAAATTAATTGGTGCTGGCAGCGACTCAACAAATGCAACGGCAATTGCCAGTATATACTCACAAGCGACTGGAGGTAATATTGATGGTACCGACCCAACAGTTTACAAAATACTTAAATCTAACGTTCAAGAGGGTGAGGATGATAAATTTAGGGCATATAGTCTTGATTTACCCTTTGGAGAAAGAATAAATATTTTCAATAGTAGAGTGTCGTATTTTTCAAACCTCAATAGGGTTAAAGTAAGCTTTGCTGTCGACCATTCAAACAACACGTCGACATTTCATTTAGATAATACTGTAACAGTTTTAGCAACGAATCCATATGAAGCAGGTACAGTTCTTACAACAGTAAATCCACAAACCTCTTTAGACCCCAACTTCAATTTTACAGGAGTTACTGGCGATTTTGGTATAACTGGTAACACTATCGTAGGACCAAGCACAATAAACGTACGATATGTTAATCCTTCAAATCAACTACAAGAGATAACAACCAGTTATAATTTACCAATAGGGTCAACGATAGACAACTATTCCTATCCAAGTGACAGGGAATATTTTCAGGTTATTACGGCAATTACTGTGAGTGAATATTTCAAACTAACAGGACAGACACAAATACCTCAATACCAAACGTTACCAAAAGTTTTAGATTCTACAATAACTATATTTCCCGAAATCAAAGGGGGATTGGGGTGGAGAACATTCCAAACAGCGTCATTTGCAAGACAGCCAATAAAATTAAGAGAACTATATGAGGATTTTGATAACCAATACGTAGTAATCTTACAAAGAGGGGTAGACCCTTATTCACCAAGGTACACGAATCGCTATAATTTGGGTGTTCTATTCGGTTCTACAATCGATGACCCGAAATATGTTGTTACCGCATCTACCAAATTAAATATACCTATACAGAAACTGAACTCACCAAATTCAAGTTTACAGTCGTTCACACAAAACGACATGTTTTATAATTCTTATTTCTTCACGCCTGGCTCACAATATTCCGCATTTACTTCTAATACGGTTTATTATTATGGTTTTGCATATTCTGACGGTGGTGCATTTGTTAGTAATCAAAATTACTATGGGGCTTTAGGAGTTAGCCCTTCAACTAGTTATCAATACTCATTTACACAAACACCAACAAAATATGATTCGGCTGAAGATATAAATGCTAATGCTTCCTACACTAGTAATGGTATCGGGAGAGATTCGTTTAGTCGATATTATTCGTATGTGACATATTATTTTCCGGCTATACCACCTTTTCAATTCTCAGACAGAACGAAAAATGTAATGAGGACTGATAGATTGCCCTCTTCAGACCAATTAGATGGTGCAGGTACAAATAGTACGGCATTTTTATTGCAACAGAATAGAGCATTTGCCTTCTACGAGGTTCCTGATGAAGGGGAGGGTGCTATAGTTCCTGCCTATAGTACTGGTTTTCAAGAAGTACCACCAGATGTAGAGGGTTTGCCTGATGTAAATGTTCTGAGTAGTTTTGAATGTGATAATATGGTGCAACTTAGTTGTTATACAGGTTACAGTAATAATTTTGGTATATCTTCAAATTGTCTTCAAAATGATAATGTTGAAAGAGGTTGTTATGTATTTTTTACACGACCATTATTTGGTGTTGGTCAAGATATAAGACTATTCTCGGAGTGGGGTTATAGATTCAGATTCTTCTATGCATTGTGTAGAGGAGTCCTTTCACAAACGTTTACAAATAACTGGGTTAATGGAGCGTTATACGCTTTCCCAATTCAAGTTGACACTTTTTATAATAAACAAAATAGAGTTAGTGATGTAAAATATTGTGCGGACGTAGTGTATTATGAAAAGGTAAGTAATAATTTCTACTATAGAAGTAGTCCTTATAATGGAGAAAAATTTGTAGGAAAACCGAAACCTATCGATGAACCAACTATGGTAAACCAAACAAATCTTTTATTTCCTACAACTGTTGTTGATTTGGGATATAAAGATTCATTCTATGGCGAAATAACTTTCGAACCATCAACAGATGCCTATGTAATGGGGGAACTGAACCCATCAAGTTATTCAGACACCTCAGATATTGTAAACTTTTTTGTAATTTCTAGAATTATAAACAGTAGTTTTTTATCAAGATTATTAGGTAATTCATCCATAAATGAATTGTTTACAAGAAACAGGACCGTTGAGAGAAACCGAAGAGTTGACGGAGATTTGGTTCAGTTACTTTCTATGAATTCTGAGGAAGGTTTAATTAAGTTTTCACCAGAATATTATAGTGCTGAAGGAGGACAGGAAAGTCCCTTAGGGTATTACGGAACTCCGAGTAGACCTACAATTGGAATATTCTATTCTTCAACAACAGAGAACTTACAATTCAAAGATTTCATTACACCAGGTAGAATTAATTTTAGACCTACACCAAGTTATACGTCTACACCATACACTTACGGAATTAAATCACAATTAGTTCCATTCTATAGATGGGGATTGAGGAATGATACTCAAATATTTGGAGACGAGGATAATAATTGGGCGACATCAAGAGGAGATTTAGTACAATACCAATATCAGTCTTTAGATAGAACAAATCCTGAACATTACTTTTTAGCCAGAGGTTTACAAAATGATATAAGTGAGAGAGGATACATTTTCAATGTTAATGGAGATACTATAAGTCAGTTTAGTCAAGATTATAAACCTGAGGGTCCTGCTTATAGTAATAGATTTATTGTGGGTGCTCCTTTTCATTTTTACTTTGGAACTACGGTGGGTGCAACTGCATTAGATAAGTTTAAAACAAAATACTCTATTGATGAATAGATATCGAATTATACCGAGCGGATTGTCTTACGAGTCTGCACCACTGATAGACCAACAGGTTCAGTTATCACTCGAACAACAAGCTCAATCTATGGTCGAGTTCGATAGGACTACAAATGTAAGTTTAGCAGAAGTCTATGACCAAGAACGTCAAAGTTGTACGGTCTTTAGACCCACATTTAAAATGACATACGTTTATGATAATGTTCTTACTGGAACTACAGAATATATAAAGTTCAGAAATGAGTTGTATTATGTTAATCCGCAAGTATCGATATTCAGTAATGTTTGGTATGGTTATCCTCAGTATTATGAATTTGACTTCTATAGAGACGATATCAATAACACACATATCAATTATAAGGCGGTTAGTGCATATTCGTATAATTGGGATTATTATATAACTTATCCATCACAGAATGTTTCAGACAAAAGAATAACTGCGAGTTTAAATGGTAGTTTTTTCGATTGGATTGTATCTGATGGGATACCATTCAAAATAAGGAGAACTTCAGAAAATGGTGCAGGATTAATTTCTTTCGAATGTATTTGTCCTCATGGACTGGCGGCTGGAGAATCAGTGGAACTACTTGTAAACGGACAACCTTATTTATATAGAACCCAAGCTCTTTTTGATGTTTTTTCATTAGGGAACGAAAAATTTGATAGTGAATCTCACGTATTTAACATTTATAATATAGGTTATACGGGGAATACGTTTTTCGATGGTATGATTGGCACGTTTAGAAGAGTGGCAAATGCATCAATACCTAACGAAACTAGGTCAAAGTATTATGTAAGACAACAAAAAGTTATTTTGGATACTAATGGAATTATTCTAACAAAATCGGGATTTGAAAAAAATCCGTTCAAAGACGATTTCAAATTAGAATTAAGTTCAATCACTCCTAATAAAATTACAAGGATATCTCAAAAGACTAGTTCAAGTTCATATACTTTTACAGGTAAAATAGACATTAACATAGGGGGACTATTGGACAATCAATTGAGACCCGTGACTGAATTATATTTGACAATTATAAATAAAGGGTATTCAGGTTATTTCAACAAACCCTTCTTCGGTTCAGGATTGAAACAAGGTTGGGGTTTTAATATAACGAATACAAATAATTCTTGGTGGGATGATAATAATACATTGTCCAAAACAAATATTACAACTTCTTCATATCAAAATACTGATGGGGTAACAAGAACCTTCTATTACAACAACTCACTCAAAGTTGGTGATATTATAGATGGTGATTTGTGTGAATGGAACGATTACTTACAAGTCGAAAGAGTCTACTCAAATTATTATCAAAAAATTAAATATAATCAGAGTATCTTTAAGACTACTGAAGGTCAGACAACCAACTCACCTGGGTATTATTACAAACCACATAACCCAATTACCTTAAGAACCTTTTCTGATTATGTGGAAACAGGTTCTGTGAACGAAGTGGAGGAGATTCCAAATTACGCATATTATTCAAACGCAGACCAAGAGTTCAGATGGAGAGACTTGTATCAATATGGATTCATAGATTCTGAAGGTAGAGGAGTGGATTATCCATTTATGAACAATGCACAATACCCGTTTAAGGATTTTGTTTTCAAATTAATTCCTGATAATGAAGGATATAATATAAATGATGGTTTATTCGGATTGAATGTACCATTTGACCCAATAATAGATAAGTGTGAATAATTTTATTATAAAACAAATAAATGGTCTGAATAAGCAGATAAATATTCCGATAGAACTCACTTGGGACCTAGAGGGAATTGATGATGCTATAGACCAATATGAAACTAAAGCGGTGGAGCAAGTTTTAGGGAAAGGTTATGATTTTGAGGTCGAAAGGTTTCCACATGATAAACATGACAACAGCGAGAATACTTTCATTGATTATGAATTTTATTTTTACTCAGGAGGTTCACTAGAGGACCAAACAAATTGGAAAAATAGTTATTTAAGAGAAGGATTCACGGTACAAGATGTTTTTTATTATTCTAATAGTTTCACTAAGTCATTTTTTAAATTGGATTTTTATGATACTGTGGATGACAAAAGACAAAAAAATTACTTCACAGTAATTATCCCTACCACTCAAGGTGGTGAGATGGTCTCGGGAATGGCAAGGGATACTGTTACGATTAAAAAACCAAAGTTCATTTTGGACTACATTGGAGACAAAGAAGGTTTTTTTCTGTATTGGCTTAAAAGTTTAAAATTTATACCAATCAACACATTCTACATGACTGCAAAGTTTTACAATGCGGAAACAGGTTCTTTCACTAAACTTTCTAATCAACCACAATCTATTTTTACAAACACAACCTTAGGGAGTAATCTTTATGATTTTGATTATACTACCTTCTTTTACTACAGAGTAGTTTTAGATTATATAGATAAAGTTTATCGTATATATGATATTAAAACAAATGAAAGAGTTGGTACTACAACACCAATAAGATGGTATGAATATCTAAACCCACCTTTATCATGAGTGATTCTTATAGAATAATAATTTCACCTGAAACAATACTTGGAGACATTAGCCAAGTTACATATAGTGGAGAAACCTTTGGTGTTTATTCAGGAATGTCACAGGTTATTTCATCGGGACCTAACGGAACGTCTACTCTTACAGGGTTGACTGTACCTATCTTACTTAATCAAAGTACGGTAGATATCGGATATTATAGCCCATTTGATGGAGAGATTTCTCAAAAAGATGTAGTGACAAATTTTATTTTTTCTTCAACCACGACTTCACCATATACATATCAAGTTTATAACACTTCAAGTGAATATCAAAAATTTATTGACCTTTCATCTTACTCTATCAATTGGGGTGACGGTAGTCCAATAGAAACTGTAACAGGTTATACACCTAATTTTACGTCTCATAACTATCCAATTGCAAACAAAAAATATCAGATATCTTTAAGACAAGTTAATCCTTGGGGTATCGTAGAAGTATTCAAGACAATTATAACACCATTCAAAAATGCTATTATATATAATCCTAAGGGTAGAGCGTTCTTCACTTCGAATATCGGGTCTTGGTCAGCAACACCAATTAGCTATGATTATATTTTTAGTGGTGATGCGGTCAATACTGTGCAAGCTCAGGTAAGTAGTGGATACACATCAATACCATTTGTTGTTTCTTCACAAACAACCTCACGATTAACAGAACTAGAACCATATGGTAAATTCACACCACAACAAAGGGTTGGTTTACCAATCATCAAGAATGGGGAAATATACGGTACTATTACAAATATTAACCCTGTTTACACTGCATACACTATACAAAACGTTGATTATTACGACTATTCAAATGGACTCACTTTATTTTTTACAAGTTCGTCAGGATTTACTCAAGATAATATAGAAGCAAGACCTATTACAAAAGATGAATCATTGATGAAAATTATCGACCAAGGACAAATTCAAACAGATGTTTTTGTTGAACGAGGTAAAAACAGTGGGTATGAAAGAATCCAAAGGTTGGGAGAAGTGAGTAGTTTAGGTGCTTTGGAAAATTATGGATACGGATTCTTCAATATAGTTGAAAAAGATGGTGGAGAAACCGCAGAGGGTTTTGAGACATAAACTATTTATTAAATATAATTTTTAGATATGGCAATCGGTACATACGGAACACTAAGGCCAAGTGACGTTTCACCTGAAGATGTTCAGATAATAATGAACTACACACCCTCAAGAGATGTTACAGATAATTTCGTTTTAAAAACCTTGGACGCTCCAACAGTTTTGAGACCTTACTTCAACAATGATGCAACAGGAGGAAATGATGGAGTTGAAGTTTTGGGTGGATTATACAATTTAACATTACCAGCAAATGAGTTTACTCAACTCGGTATATACACACTCTATTTGAGACCAGCTCAAATAAGAACAGTAATTACGGATTGCGGTGTATTAAGTGCATTACCTAATGTTAAAGGACTCGTTATTGATTTATCAAATGTCCCACCAGCGTCTTTAAATAAATTCGTACCACAAGGGCTTGTAGGATTCAGAATTGAATATCTAAATAATGACGGTTCAAAAATACCAAACTTCTTTAGAATAGTTACATCATCATTTTACTGTGAACCTGTAGTAACAAATCAAGTTAACACAACACAAAAAGCGATAAGGTATAGATATGTCGATGGTCAGTCTAATCTTTTATTTTTAACTGTTTCACCTTCATCCTCACCCACTAACAAACCTAACGCAACTCCATTTATTGGACAACCAGACCAAGAAATTATTATAACAAACACGTTTTTTAATCCTGTAACATTGGAGATTGAAATGGTTGAATACGATATATCTTCTCTTGCAATTGCTCTTTACGGTAATCAGACCAAATCTATCGATGATGGTATCTACACAATCTACGACTCTCAAAATAACATCTACAGACAATACAACCTTTATGAAATTAGAGACCAATTTAATGCTCTTCTTTATGAGGTTAGACAAAGTAGAGGTAATAATATTGATTTTAGTAAGAACTTTAACACCATCACAAGTTAATGGCGGTTATCAGAGACAAATATTTTTATCCCCCGAGACCTGGTAATGGTGCAGGAACATTCTCGGATGATATCGTTGGTTTACAGACGGTAACAGGAGGAGGATTGACCCAAGGTAACTTTGAATTCACAACATCAGTAGTTGAAAAAGTTAATAGAACTTTCAATATTGGTGCTTTTTCTTCACCAATTTCTTTGAGTGATATTGATGTCAACACATTATTTGATAGTAGAATCATACAACAGACACAATTCAGGGTTGTGCCTAACTATGATGTATCCGAAGTTTTGAACTTTACCATGTATGGTTCTTTATCAAAAAGATTTGCAGTATCCGCATCAAAAATTATTAATTTCTTTCCAGCAGCGTTGGATATTTTATATACACAAATAGATTTCACTACAGGGGCAACTGCGGTAAATATAGATTATGACCCTGTAGAAAATGAGACTTACCTTGAGATTAACGTTGACAGAATACATAATCCTTTCGATATTGATTTTAGTGTTAGTGCCACAACAAATTTACAAGTAAGAGAACTTGAAACTTCGATTTATAGAAATCTAAATAACACTTATCTGAGTTATTGTATTTCTTTAAATGAAGAGGAATATAATTTAGTTTCTTTTCAACCGTCGACTTCATTATCGAGTGGTTATATAGGAATGTATGTTTCAGGAGCACCATTTGGATTCACGGCAACTACGTGGTATGAGGATTTCGAAATAAGACCGAATACTGTGACTGTAGACAAAGTTTTTGAAGAAGATTTTGATGAAGTTGAAAAATTTTTGTTGAACAGACTTATAACTCCTGAATATACCGCAATGTTCAAAGTTCCCCAACAAGACGCTTCAGGTCAATTTTATATCGCAGAACAAATCGTGACATGGCCTAAAGATGGTGTTTGGAATTTAGATATTAGGTCATCAAGTTTTGACAACTACTTATCACAACTAGATGCGATTGCGGTTAATTTAGATGAGTTTAAAACGAATTTGATTTCTCGTTTTTTAGTGTCAGGCTCTTTAAAAGACTTCGACACTTTAGGACAGAAAGTAGAGAAAATATTTCAAATATATGGAAGGTCTTTTGACCAAGTAAAACAATTTATTGATGCGTTGGCATACATGAATTCCGTTAACTACTTACCGCAAGACGATATACCATCACAGTTATTGTATAACTTATCACAAACTTTGGGATGGTCTTCGAACTTTTCACCGATAACTACCGAAAACTTTTTACAAAGTGTTTTCGGTGGAGGTGCGTTAAATGAGTATGAAGGTCTATCGAGACCATACACACCTACTGAGTTGAATTATCAATTTTATAGAAATTTAATTTTGAATTCTGCATACCTTTTCAAATCAAAGGGAACTAGGAGGTCAATAGAGTTTTTATTGAGACTAATTGGTGCGCCAGACGCGTTGATAGAATTCAACGAAAACATATACCTTGCCGACCAAAGAGTGAATATGGAAACTTTCCGTACAGAATTTGCTCAAATATCGGGAGGAACTTACCAACAAGAGGTCCCAAGTTTATTACCTGGAGAAACATATAGTATAAAAGGACAATTATATACTGCATTTACGACAACCGATATATATCAAGATGTTGTGGTGGATAGATTAGACTATCCGGTAGATGAGTTTGGTTTTCCAAGGGCACCACGACCGACTGAAGATATGTTTTTTCAAAAAGGTGCTGGTTGGTATGAAAGTACCCCTCAGCACAGAAGTCCGGACCAAGTAACAATAACGGGTCAGGTTTATACGGGTCAGAATTTTGACATCCAAACTCAATTAGAACCTTTTACTTACGGACAACTTTACCTTGATGTGTACAGGCAGTTTCCATACATGACAGAAGGATTCAAACTAAGAAAAGTTATTGATAACAAAAAATCTTGGCTTGAAGACGACAACAAAATAAGAATATCAACGGGAGGAGATTATAATGCATATTATTTTGCTGACACAGAAAAATTAGTATTGAACGTTAAAAACGTTGAAATTGCTCTAAACCCTGGCCAAGGATTGGTTTATGATGTTTGGGATGAGTCAGTAAAATTTGATTACCCAATACCAGAAAGTGGATTAACAGTTAATTTTCCTGTACCAGGAGGAGTTGATTCTACTTTTGTGGACCCCGAACCAAAAAAGAAAACTTTCTTTGAGTTCTACCAAACTTTTTGGCAGAACATGATTAATACAAGAAATAGACAATTTATAACAGACGGTAAAACAGGTGGTTATCCAAACTTACAATCTATATTTTGGAAATATATTGAATCCGAACAAACTGTCGGGATACCGAATAACAAATATACATATCAAAAGTTAATTGATTATGTAATTGGTATGGGTCCATATTGGATGAAGTTGGTTGAACAAATGGTTCCCGCAACGACAATATGGAACACAGGTATAAAATATGAAAACTCAGTACTTCACAAACAGAAATTTGTTTACAGGAGACAAAGAGGATGTCAGTTCATTCCTGTACCTGCACAACCTTGTGAAATTGTATCGAACATATTCAGTTACAATTGTAATACTGAGTATGTTGATTTCTTTATATATCCTTGGTTAAATGGGGATGTATCAGTTTCAAACTTTGATTCTATATTGAATAACCGTATTACAAATTACGTAAACAGTTTAGGTTTAACACTCAATGATTGTGCTCTTGATAGTGTTAAATCTACATGGTTCGTTGATTTGAGATTATCAAATCAAATATTAATACAAGGACAGTTCTATGTTGGTTTCGGTAACGATGACGTTCCATCAAACACAGACTGGAAAAATGCCTTGAATTTATATCTACCAACTTTAGTTAATGATAATCTTGGATATTTTATAAATGGGAACTTCCTCACAATATATAACCTCACACTTACAGCGATGAACTTAGGTGAAGAACTCACACTAAATGTTGGAATTAATTTGGAAATCAACTGTGTAGATGGCTAGTTTTCAATATAACATATCAACCACAGGTGCCTGTTCAACTTCAGGAGCAATTAGTCTTCGACTGTCAGGAGGTACACCTCCTTACACAGTTCAGTGGACAACACCAAATTTGGGTGTTGATACGGTGTATTCATTCCCTTCGATAAGGACAGGACTTTCTGCTGGTGAATATACCGTCAATGTCAACGATAGTTCACTTCCAACAAATTTAGAATTTTTTATTAACATACCAGTATCAAGTGGTGTTTGTGCTAATGTCACTGCAGTGCAGAATACGACTTGTGGTTTGAACAATGGTTCAATCACGGGTAGTTCGACTTCCAACTATTCTTCAACTAATTTTTACTTGTATTCGGGTAGTGATGTTTATATTACATCAGCGGTTACAAATACTAACGAAGCTATATTTCAAAATCTAACGGCAGGCACATATTATTTACTTGTGCAAGACATAGGAGGTTGTACAGGTATTTCAGAAACCATTATTGTCGAAGAATCTTCACCTATGGATTTTGGACTCTACGTAGTTCCGAATTCTAGTTGTGGTGGAGCTCCACTCGGTAAACTTTATGTGACAGGTCAAACAGGAACTGCACCATATACATACCTTTGGAGTAACAATCAAACTACAAGTTCGATTACTGGTTTGACTTCAGGTAATTATACCGTAACAGTTACGGATGCAACGGGATGTGTAGTAACCAAAAACGGAGTAATTGTAGATGTTAGTCCAGTTGGTTTCGGAAATTTTATAGTGACACAACCAACTTGTTTTGCGAGTAATGGTGTTGTTACTTTAAACATAACAGGAGGAACTGCACCTTATTACTATTCTGCATCGTCAGGGAATAACGAGATATCATACGCACAAAGTTTTACGGTCTCAGGTTTACCCTCAGGTTCTTACTCCGTAACAGTGACCGACGCAGGATTTTGTACTTTTACTCAGACAACAGAACTATTAACACCAAATGGGATTAGTTCTGTTTCAATTCAAGGGAATAATTCTGGTTGCTCAGACAACGATGGGTCGATACAAATCAGTGTAATCAATGGAACAACTCCATATACTTATACGTTAGTGAATCCAAATGGTGGAACCTCAGTTGTTTCAACATCAAATAATTCTAATACTTTTTCTTCATTGTCAGGTGGAACGTATTTTGTTTCTGTCCAAGATTTCTCAGGATGTTCTTATGGTGATTATGTTACAATTATAACTGAAAATCTATTCACAATAACCGCATCAACAACCGGTACGACTTGTGGGCAAAACAACGGACAAATAACTATTGTTAAATCGACCGGAGGTACCGAACCATACAATTATTTACTTGACGGGGTTGTTCAAGTGGCTAACACAATACAATCGGCGGTTACCTTAACAAATATAACATCAGGTTCTCACTCGGTTTCAGTCAGTGATGCAAACGGATGTATTCAAACACAACAAATTTTTATAGATACCTCAGAACCACTTACTTATAGTTTAATATCGACAAGTTGTGGTACTGGAGACCAAGGAACTATGACTGCATTTATTTCTTCAGGTGAACCTCCATTTACATTCACTTGGTCTAGTAATGTTATTGGTAATCCACAATCGATTACTGTAACAGGATTAACTGCGGGAACTTATAGTGTGACTGTAGTTGATAGTCTTGGTTGTTCTTTAAGAAGAAGTATGGTTGTAAATTGTACTCAAAACCTTATTTCTTACCAAGTTTATGTTATGGGTAATGAGGCTTTCCAATCTAAAGGAGGTTCTAAATGTGGTCTCTTACAAATGTTGAATGAAGGTTTTTACGACCTGACTTTGACTAATACAAATTGTAATTTGATAAGTGCAGATTTTATTGCCAAGGTTACAGTTGAACCTTTGGGGAGTGTATACACAAGTCAGTTCTTCACAACAAATTCTTTACTTGTAGCGCCGTCAGATAATCAATGGTATAGTGCGATAGATTCCTTATTAATGACAATACCAGGTATTATTGGTGTTACTATAGACGCCTTAAATAATAAAATAACAATACAAACAAACGTAGACGGTCCATTACAAAATCAGATTCTAACAATAGATGTCCTGATTGAGTATGACGTAAAATGTGAATCATGACACAGATTAGAATAGATGGTATAACTGGGGTTACTTATCCTGTTGACCTGTATGTTGCAGACATATACGGAAACAATAGGTATTTTCTTGCCACTATATCTTCAGGTCCAGTTCCACCAGAATTAGCGTTTACTACTTTACCCGCAATATTTGACAATGCGCCATCCGTCATGTTGATTATGATTGATGCAAACGACTGTCAAAGATTCGAAATATTACCTTGTCAGATTGCATCTCCAACACCGACACCAACACCGACAATTACTCCAACAATCACTCCGACAATAACAATCACTCCATCTATAACAGCAACTAACACACCAACTCCATCTATAACAGCAACTAATACGCCAACACCGACAATAACACCTTCTGTTTCACAAACACAAGGAGCAACACCAACGCCAACACCGACAATAACACCTTCTGTTTCACAAACACAAGGAGCAACACCAACGCCAACACCGACACCGTCGGTCACTACAACAATTACCCCAACTGAAACACAAACTCCAACACCAACACAAACTCCAACTGAAACACCAACACAGACACCTACAGTCACAACAACAGTTACACCAACACTCACTGAAACTCCTACACAAACTCCAACACCGTCGTTAACACCGGCAATAATTACAACCGCTTACTTAATTATGGATGTAAATACCGTGGCCCAAAGAAATGATTTGGCTTCCTACATGTTAAGTCAAGGAAGTACGTGGGGTGGATTCAATATAGGTAACCCATTAGGGGCATTAGGTGACAGTCCATTAGATGTTAATACACCGGCTGTCTCTACGGGGGCTGCGGGTATGCCGAACTCACCTGCAATTACTACAGTTACTAATGGTGATGTAATTGTTTCATTAGGATTCTTGGATGACGAGGTGGTTGCATCTTCAGTACTTGCACCTACAGGATATAGTTTGATAGGGGCGGCACAATACGGTAGCATTGAAAACGGGGCTACTGTTATGGCAGCATTCACACAACAAGCAACTGCCGGATTAACAAATCCTGGAGTATTTGGTGGAACTGGAAGTGATGCTTGGGTTGCTTCAACAATTGCCTTGAGACCTGTTGCAGGTACAATACCACAAATACAATATATCGGACAAACACAATCAACAACAACATCAATTACACTACCTACGGGACTACAGGAAAATGATTTGGTAGTCATTGCAAGTGCAAGTGATGCCACAGCACAAAGTTTACCTGTAGGATATACTAATGGTCAAAATGGAAACCAAGGGGTACAGTACAGGTGGTCTTACAAGTTTATGGGGGTTACACCTGATACTACAGCAACAGGATTGTCACCAACTTCTGTACACATAGCATTTGCGTTCAGAGGAGTGAGTGGTCCGGTACTTGCACAACAAAACTTCAACAATAGATTCAACGCATATATGAGTTACTCTGGATGGGGAACTACACAACCTGCAATATTGACGGCACCAATATCAAGCTTGTCAAGAGGTGTTGATTCATTTGGTGTTCCTGTTGTTGCGGGAAGATTCCAAACTACAGTAGTTTCTGGAAATACACTTCCTATAACAGGCGGTCAAAGTCCTCAAGCTTGGTACACATGGTTCGTACCTACAGGCTCAACACCAGGACAAGCATACACCGCAATTTCAATAAGTAGAAATCCTACGACACAACAAGAAATTGCTTCAACACTTAACTTCTACAACAGGGTTGTTAATTACACCGGCTCTACAAATATACCTGCGGGATACTATAGAGTTTATACTTCATATTCACAAAATGGTTTAAGACCAAGATTAAACGGACAAAACTTCTACTTTAGAGGTGGAAATAATCGAGTAAACCTTTAGTAAAAAAATTATAAAAATATTTATAAGAAATGCCGATAGACGAAACTAATTCATTACCGATTATTAACTATGGGGGAGACGATAACTACCTAGAAATGGGTAACGATGGGCTTATTACCTTCCAAGGTGTAGGGCCATTAGTTCCGTTACCACCAACCAATGACGGTATTACATGGGATGTGTACAACATTGGTGGATACATGTCGGTAAATTTTCTTTCTGATTTACTTTTTACTATACCTTCAGGAACTACAGGAGAAGTTGTCGATATTAATACGACAATCCCAATTGATTTTGATTATTTTGAGCCGATAGGTTTTCCAAACGTTCTTCATCTCAATAATGATGGAATTTCATCAGGTAGAAGAAAAGTTGGTATGCTTGTTTATGTTGCAGAAACAAATAAGGTTTATCAATTTTCATTTGAAAATTACTCACAATTATATACAGACGCATTAGCGTCGGGAGCTTTATACGAATTCTATTCTGAATTCACATACCCAACAGACCCTCCAGGAACAAAAGAAATTATTACTTCAATTGAGTGTAATTCGAGTACACCTGAGGGTGTTGCATTTATTGACGCGTGGACAGGTAATACAATCGAAGGTGTTGATGGTGTTGATAGAAACGATGCTAAGTGGAAAATATTTCCATTAGACATCTATATAACTGGAGGTACATACTTCAGTGCCACTTCCACTTTGGATTTATACAATAACACGGGTGGTACAATTTCTATTACAGGACTGACAACAAGTAACCCACTCACAATATCAAGTGGGGGAGTACCTATTGCTTCAGGAGTTACCTCAATAGATTTTGTAGGTTCGGGTATTACCGTCACAAGTAGTGGTAGTTCGGTAACTGTAACACTAAGTGGAGAATCGGGAAGCTCAGGTACTTCTGGTTCATCAGGAACTAGTGGTAGTTCTGGTACATCTGGAACTTCAGGTAGTTCTGGTACATCTGGAACTTCAGGTTCATCAGGTACAAGTGGCTCTTCAGGAAGTTCTGGCACAAGTGGTTCTTCAGGAACGAGTGGTGTTGATGGTGTATCAGGTACCTCAGGAACATCAGGTTCCTCAGGAACGAGTGGTGTAGATGGTGTGTCGGGTACCTCAGGAACATCTGGTTCTAGTGGAACGTCGGGTTCTTCGGGAACATCCGGCAGTGATGGAAGTTCGGGTACATCGGGTTCTAGCGGAACATCAGGGTCATCAGGAACTAGTGGTAGTTCAGGAACCTCAGGAAGTTCTGGTACGAGTGGTTCCTCAGGTTCATCAGGAACGAGTGGTAGTTCAGGTACATCAGGTTCATCAGGAACAAGTGGCAGTTCAGGTACATCTGGTTCAAGTGGAACCAGTGGAAGTTCAGGTACTAGTGGAGTTGATGGTGTATCAGGAACATCAGGAACATCTGGGTCAAGTGGAACAAGTGGTTCATCAGGAACAAGCGGTAGCTCAGGTACATCAGGCAGCTCAGGCACATCTGGTTCAAGTGGTTCTTCAGGAAGTTCAGGTACAAGTGGTTCATCTGGTTCTTCAGGAACGAGTGGTTCTTCAGGAAGTTCAGGTACAAGTGGTTCATCTGGTTCTTCAGGAACGAGTGGTTCTTCAGGTTCTAGCGGTACATCAGGAAGTTCAGGTACAAGTGGTGTTGATGGTGTATCAGGTACTTCGGGTACTTCGGGTTCGAGTGGTACATCTGGTTCTTCAGGAAGTTCTGGAACAGATGGTTCATCAGGAACAAGTGGAAGTTCCGGTACGTCAGGTAGTTCAGGAACAAGTGGTTCATCAGGTAGTTCAGGAACATCAGGAAGTTCTGGTACATCAGGTTCATCAGGAACAAGTGGTTCTTCAGGAAGTTCAGGAACGAGTGGCTCTTCAGGTAGTTCTGGTACATCAGGAACCTCAGGTATTTCAGGTGTGGACGGAACATCAGGTTCATCAGGAACCAGTGGTTCGGCTGGTACATCAGGAAGCTCAGGGTCAAGTGGTACGAGTGGTAGTTCAGGAACAAGTGGAAGCTCAGGAACATCAGGTTCAGATGGTTCTTCAGGAACAAGTGGTAGCTCTGGTACAAGCGGTTCATCAGGAACTAGCGGAAGTTCAGGAACATCAGGAAGTTCTGGAACAAGTGGTAGCTCTGGTACAAGCGGTTCTTCAGGAACAAGTGGTAGCTCTGGTACATCAGGTTCGGATGGTTCTTCAGGAACAAGTGGTAGCTCTGGTACAAGCGGTTCATCAGGAACTAGTGGAAGCTCAGGAACATCAGGTTCGGATGGTTCTTCAGGAACAAGTGGTAGCTCAGGAACCTCAGGTTCAGATGGTTCTTCAGGAACATCAGGAAGTTCTGGTACAAGCGGAAGCTCAGGAACATCAGGAAGTTCTGGTACAAGCGGAAGCTCAGGAACCTCAGGTTCAGATGGTTCATCAGGTACATCAGGTAGTTCTGGTACAAGCGGTTCATCAGGAACTAGCGGAAGTTCAGGAACCTCAGGTTCGGATGGTTCTTCAGGAACAAGTGGTAGCTCTGGTACAAGCGGTTCATCAGGAACTAGTGGAAGCTCAGGAACATCAGGAAGTTCTGGTACATCAGGTTCGGATGGTTCTTCAGGAACAAGTGGTAGCTCTGGTACAAGCGGTTCATCAGGAACTAGCGGAAGCTCAGGAACCTCAGGTTCAGATGGTTCATCAGGAACATCAGGAAGTTCTGGTACATCAGGTTCGGATGGTTCTTCAGGAACAAGTGGTAGCTCTGGTACAAGCGGTTCATCAGGAACTAGCGGAAGTTCAGGAACATCAGGAAGTTCTGGAACGAGTGGTAGCTCTGGTACAAGCGGTTCATCAGGAACTAGTGGAAGCTCAGGAACATCAGGTTCGGATGGTTCTTCAGGAACAAGTGGTAGCTCTGGTACAAGCGGTTCATCAGGAACTAGCGGGAGCTCAGGAACCTCAGGTTCAGATGGTTCATCAGGAACATCAGGAAGTTCTGGTACAAGCGGTTCATCAGGAACTAGTGGAAGCTCAGGAACATCAGGAAGTTCTGGTACAAGCGGTTCATCAGGAACTAGTGGAAGTTCAGGAACATCAGGAAGTTCTGGTACAAGCGGTTCTTCAGGAACATCAGGAAGTTCTGGTACATCAGGTTCAGATGGTTCATCAGGAACATCAGGAAGTTCTGGTACAAGCGGTTCATCAGGAACTAGTGGAAGCTCAGGAACATCAGGAAGTTCTGGAACGAGTGGTAGCTCTGGTACAAGCGGTTCTTCAGGAACATCAGGAAGTTCTGGTACATCAGGTTCGGATGGTTCTTCAGGAACAAGTGGTAGCTCTGGTACAAGCGGTTCATCAGGAACTAGCGGAAGTTCAGGAACATCAGGAAGTTCTGGAACGAGTGGTAGCTCTGGTACAAGCGGTTCTTCAGGAACATCAGGAAGTTCTGGTACATCAGGTTCGGATGGTTCTTCAGGAACAAGTGGTAGCTCTGGTACAAGCGGTTCATCAGGAACTAGCGGAAGTTCAGGAACATCAGGAAGTTCTGGAACGAGTGGTAGCTCTGGTACAAGCGGTTCATCAGGAACTAGCGGAAGCTCAGGAACCTCAGGTTCAGATGGTTCATCAGGAACATCAGGAAGTTCTGGTACAAGCGGTTCTTCAGGAACATCAGGAAGTTCTGGTACAAGCGGTTCTTCAGGAACTAGTGGAAGCTCAGGAACATCAGGTTCGGATGGTTCTTCAGGAACAAGTGGTAGCTCTGGTACAAGCGGTTCATCAGGAACTAGTGGAAGCTCAGGAACATCAGGAAGTTCTGGTACAAGCGGTTCTTCAGGAACATCAGGAAGTTCTGGTACATCAGGTTCGGATGGTTCTTCAGGAACAAGTGGTAGCTCTGGTACAAGCGGTTCATCAGGAACTAGCGGAAGCTCAGGAACCTCAGGTTCAGATGGTTCTTCAGGAACATCAGGAAGTTCTGGTACAAGCGGTTCTTCAGGAACATCAGGAAGTTCTGGTACATCAGGTTCAGATGGTTCTTCAGGAACAAGTGGTAGCTCTGGTACAAGCGGTTCATCAGGAACTAGCGGAAGTTCAGGAACATCAGGAAGTTCTGGAACGAGTGGTAGCTCTGGTACAAGCGGTTCATCAGGAACGAGTGGAACCTCACCTGATATATGTGTAACATCAGACTCAACAATATCTGTGACAGGTAATACTTGTACTGATTATTCTTTCACTGAAAGTTCACCGGCAGGTACAAGCGGATTCTATACTTATCCATCCAAAACTCTCGATTATTTATCTTTTTCGGGCTCGATATCTTTACAGTGGTATGCTATTGATGTTCCAAATAGGTTTACAGTACAAGATTCGACCCTTACAAATGTTTGGACAAGTGGTTGGGTTGGTTTTGCTACTTATCCAGGACCTTGGGGACCTTCAATCAATACACCTACAACAGGAAATCAAACTATAAATGTAGACAACGACACTTATTATCTAAAAGTTGAGACATCAATATCGGGAACATCCGATACATGGACTGTTAATATTGCTTGTTTATCTGGTGGAAGTGCACAAAATACAATTTCAATTACAGGTGATACTTGTTGGGTTCCAGGACAACATGCAATAATATCTTACGACTATCAAAACTATATCATAGGTAAGATAGTATCATCAACGACTAATTCTTTAACGTATATCACTGAAGAAACCGTTGGTTCAGGTGTATATAGTTCTTGGCAAGTTGCACCATCAGGAGAACCTGGCCAAGATGGCCAAGATGGTTCTTCAGGTTCTAGTGGAACAAGTGGTTCTTCAGGGACAAGTGGAAGTTCTGGAACAAGTGGTTCTTCAGGGACAAGTGGAAGTTCTGGCACATCAGGTTCATCGGGAACAAGTGGTTCTTCAGGGACAAGTGGAAGTTCTGGAACAAGTGGTTCTTCAGGGACAAGTGGAAGTTCTGGCACATCAGGTTCATCGGGAACAAGTGGAAGTTCTGGCACATCAGGTTCATCGGGAACAAGTGGTTCTTCAGGGACAAGTGGTACGGGATTCTCAACAGTACAAAATCCTGCATTAACAAGAATACTGACATCTGACGGTACTACTGATGGGGCAATTGCGGAATCAGGATTCACTTACGATTCCACGACAAAGTCATTGACCATATTGGGTAATGTTTTTGTTGACTCTGCATCGGGAAGTTCGTTAACAAGTGGGACTACTGTAATTTCTTTAATTCCATGTGTTTCTGGTTCATCTGCAAATTTTGATTACTTTGTTCAAGGGGTTTCGAATGAAATCAGAACAGGGGTTGTTCTTGCAGCTTGGAATTGTTCAGGAACGACATATACAGAATATTCAACTCCTGACCTAAACGGTTCGACCGAAGGTATAAGTTTCCAAGTTGATGTTAATAGTAGTAATATAAGATTAAAGGCTGTTGTAACATCAGGTACTTGGTTAGTAAAAGTTGCAACAAAAATTACTTTTTAATATGGCAACTACTAGACCATTTGCGTACAACACTGGGTCAACAATCAGTGGTACTGAACAAGTTGGTAACTTGGCAATTGGGGTAGAGAGTTTAAGATATGATTTGGATATTGGTGGAGTCAAATGGTGGATGGGACCTGACGAAGATTTGGGATACGTTATAGCTCATCAAACAACAGGAGGAACACAACCAAATCCAGTATTTATTCCTGCTTATTTAGGTTTTTGGAGGTCTACAACAAAAACTGAAGAATCTTTTACTGAATTGGCGAATTGGGTTGCATCTGGTCAACAAACATTCACTAATGGTACAGATGCAAGTACTTGGTTGACAAACAACGGTTATTGGAATTCTTTTAGTGGAGCCAGCCCTACTCCTACTCCGACAAACACACCTACAATAACACCATCAACAATACCTTCGAGTCTATTAGTTTATTTAGATTCAGGAAATTTACTTTCATACCCAACGACAGGTTCAACTTGGACTGATTTAGCGGGAGGAAATAATAATGCAACATTATTCAACTCACCAACGTATTCGTCAAATTACGGTGGAATTCTAAGTTTTGATGATGTGTCTTTAGAATATGGAACGATTCCAAATATAGGAGACCTTTCCAATTGGACTGTTGAGGTTTGGTTTAAGTTAGCGACATCCTTGACAGGAAAAGTGACTTCGATTGTTTCAAATCAATTCAACTTAGTCAATAGATTAAATTTTAGTATAGGGACAAATAATGCACCTAATAACTACAATTTGGCTGTTGGATATTTCAACGGTGCTTGGAGAACTACAACAGGTTTTGTGCCACAAACTAATGTGTGGTACCAAGTAGTTGGTACTTATGATGGTTCGACAATAAGACAATATGTCAATGGTTTTGCTTCAGGTGGTACATTAAATTATGTTGGAACATCTCAGTCAGGTGGTGAAGTCAGGTTGATGAGAAGGTGGGATGAAACTCTTAGTTCGGGTAATTTGGTTGATGGTGATTTGGCTATTGTGAAAATTTACAACACTGCGTTATCAGGTCCTCAGATTTTACAAAACTATAATGATACTTATACAAGATTCTTGGATGTAACACCAACTCCTACACCAACAGTTACTATAACTAATACTCAAACACCTTCCAACACTACTACAATCACACCTACTGCAACACCGACATTGACAGAGACACCTACACTAACTTCAACTCCGACATTTACAGAAACACCTACACTAACTTCAACTCCGACATTAACAGAAACACCAACATTGACAGAAACACCTACACTAACTGCAACACCGACATTTACAGAAACACCTACACTAACTTCAACACCGACATTGACAGAAACACCAACATTGACAGAAACACCGACACTAACTTCAACACCAACATCTTCTCCTGTTTGTGATTGTTATCAATATGAAATAACAAATTATTATTCAACATCTAAAATAGTTTACTATGTCAATTGTAATGGTTCAAATGATTCAGTAGTTGCAATCGGTGGAGGAAACCAAACAATTATTAGTTGTGCGCTCGAAGGTTCGTTAACTACAAATGATTTGTTCTGTGAACCTGGTCAAAGTACAGATTGTATTACTTGGGTAAGAGCGAGTTTTCCATGTGGAAATAATTGTCAAACCCCAACTCCTACACCAACAGTTACTATAACTAATACTCAAACGCCTTCCAATACTACTACAATCACACCAACAGTTACACCTACTCCATCAACCTCAGAAACATATTTATTATTATTCGAGGATAGTTCGATAGCCACTGCCGAAAATGGTGATAATATCGAAATAGATAGACTTTAAAACATGAAAAAATGGCAAATACAAAAATAAGTGCATTACCAACATTTACAGGAAACTCTACAGGAGTTTATATTGTTATTGACAACAGCGGACTAACAGAATCCTATAAAGTGACAAGAGAGATATTACTTGGTTCTCAAATTTCTTGGACACCATATACACCTATTTGGACAGCATCATCAGTAAATCCTGTTATTGGCAATGGGACAATTACAGGTAATTATGCTCTTGTAGGTAAAACTTGTTTTGTGAGAGGTAATATTGCAATGGGGACAACAACAACATTTGGTTCAGGAGAATGGTATGTATCAATGCCATTTACAGCTGCAGATGCTGATGGAATATTAATGACTGCTACTTTATTAGATAATGGTTCTGCTTGGTATAATGCCACTCTGAATGGAGCAAGAGCGGGATTTAACACCAAAGCGCCATTACAATATGTAAATATTACAAATGGAACTGCAAGTGATGTAAATGCGACACAACCATTCACTTGGGCTAGTACTGATAGATTTATTTGGAATGGTAGTTACGAAATTGCTTAGGAAAGATAAAATAGAATTACATATTTGTTAATTTAACAACTATTCGAATTTATTAAAATAAAAGCTTTAGATTATTGAAATCCATGCTATTTATCTTAAAATAAAGATAAAGGAATTTTTCTTTTGGATAGGGAAAAAAGAGGTTCTGAATGGCAAATGAATTTATAGCTCGTAGGGGTCTAATATCCCTTGGTAGTCTTACTGTTCCATATACTGCGGTCACTTCGACATATACTGTTGGAGAAGACGATTATGTTGTAGACGCAACCTCAGGTACGTTTACAATAACCCTACCAACTGCGGTTGATATTGCAGGAAAAAATTATTTAATTAAAAACTCGGGTACAGGTACAATTACTGTAGACGGTTCAGGTTCTCAAACAATAGATGGAGAAATAACAACCACTCTCAGACAATATGGTAGTGTGCAAGTTATAAGTGATGGAACCAATTGGATTGTTGCAGGTACTGGTTCTTCAGGTAACATTGAAAATGTTGTTACGGTTGGTATGACCGGAAGCTCCGGTGTAGATTTTTTTTCCGTTAAAGAAGCTGTTGATAGTATTTCAGGGGCAACCTCAGCAAATACCTATACTGTAAGAGTTTATGCTGGTCAATATTACGAAGACCAAATAGTATTAAAGTCTTATGTTACTATCGTTGGTGATAGTTCTACAAGCACGGTAATTCAAGCAAACAATCCGAATCAGTCTTTGATTTTGATGGCAGACCAATCGATGGTCACGAACGTTCAACTTCAAGGTTGTACGGGAACAGGAGTTGCCTGCGTTGTCTACTCTTCATCAACAACACCACAATTGAATGCCATTTCTTATGTTGAAGATGTGAGATTTGGAGCAAACTATACTCATGCTAAAACTGTGGGTACTGGTGGTGGAAACTGTATCATGCAGTGTTCAAACGTAAAGTATGGTGGTTATCCATTTACTATAGGTTTCTATGTTACAAACGATGGAAGTGGTATTGGTAGGATGCAACTTAGAAACGTTACATCTACTAATGGTGGGGTTACAACAACATCAGGTTTAATTTTTGCAAAATCAGACCAACCAGGTTGTGCATTCATCGTGAACGGTTGTCTTTTAACAAAGGCAGTAGGTGCCGCATCAGGAACAGGTTTTTGGGTTGAAAATGGTGGTTCTCTCAGACTGACAGCTGTTAACTTCCAAAGATGGGCGACAGGTATTTACGTACCTAACACAGGTTCGGCACCGTCTATTGATGCAATCGCACTTAACTTTGAAAACAACACAAAAGATGTTGTAATTGAAAATCCAAATACAACAGGTAAATTACAAGGTACAGATACATTCTTAAAAACTGAAATACCAATCAATGCTCCAATATATGTTGTTGGTCAAGACCCAAGAGTTATCACTGTGGCTAAGAAGGGTGGTGAATTTACCTCAGTTAAAGCCGCTGTTGATTGGATTACGGGTTCTTCAGAAAGTAATAGATTTTTAGTTAGTGTTGGTCCGGGTCAATTCTTTGAAGACCAAATAGATTTAACAGGTAAACCATATGTAAGTATTCAAGGTTCGAATATACAAACAACCGAATTATTCCCTAACTCGGCATCACAACACATATTAAAAATTGGTGTAAATAACGAAGTTTCGTTCTTGAGTTTCTCAGGTGCTGGTGCAGGATATGCGGCAATTTATGCTGATGATATTGGGGACTTCGGACAATGTCATAAAATTACTATAGTCGACTCTGACATTGGTATTTGGGTAAAATCTTCAACACAAGACACACAGTTTTATGGTGAATATGTTGATATAAATGGTGTTTTCAGTTACGGTGTTCTAGTAGAAGCTAGCAACGGTGTAGGATGTTTAGTTAACATGGAAAACTATTACCTATTCCCAACAGCAGATAACGTTGTAGGTAACAAAGTTACAGGTTCAGGGTCAAGTTTGAATATGTACGTCTGTACATTCGAAGGTGCATCACTAACAGGCTCTACGTGTTTAGAGATGAGTGACAGTGCTGTGGTAGAAGCGGCTGCACTTGACATTCAAGATTGGGACACTGCGGTATATGTTCCAAATACAGGAGACGGACCAACATTCAGAATTGTAGGTTCCATGATTCATGGTTCTACAACTTATGATTTTAATATATTAAATGCACAAACAAGAGGTAGATATCAAGGTGTTTCTGACCATTCAAAAATCAATACTGCAAGTCAAGACTTTTATTGGAACTTCTTGGACGATACTGATGGTGAAAACGACATTACAAGAAAACTTTCCGTAACATTTGCTGATGGAACACATACGGATGCTTCCACCCTGATTTTCCAAGGAAGTGCGATGGGACTTTTGAGTGGTGGAACCATTACTATTATCAGTGGAACATCAATCAACACATCTGCAGGATTCGGTTACTTGTCAGACCAATTAGACCCAAGTATTATCAAAAGATACGATTGGGTTGATGGACAACTTACTTTAAGTGCAAATACAGACAACTACATTTATATTTCCAATAATGGAACATTAGTAGCTAACGCAGGACTTCCTGACCCATTCTATAATATAATAATGGGTAGGGTGGTAACAAATTCAACAGGAGTTGAATTGATAGATGCATCACCATATAATGCACAACATACTGCAACTTTATTATCAAGCTTCAATAGACAAGCTCTTGGACCTGTATATGCAACAGGTTCGATTACGACAACGGGGTCAACCGCATTTACCTTAGATGTAACGTCAGGTAATTATTGGTTCTCTGAAAATAATTTTCTTCCATCAGGAGCAACACCAATTACTTTTACCCAATATTGGAATAACGGTTCAGGATGGGTTACATCTGCAACTACATTTGTAAATAGTTCTCAATATAATCCAAACCAAACAGGGTTATCGGGATTGACAGCATCAGCTTTCACCAAACATACATTGTATGTTGTTGGTGAAGGTAGTAATGAAGAATATTTCTTAGTTTTAGGACAAACAGAATTTGCGACATTAGTTGAAACAGAAAATGCACCATTACCATTACCACCCGATTTCTTTACAGACGGTGTAGTTTCTATTGCGTCAATTTATATACAACAAGGACTCACAGGAATTGTTCAGATTGAAGACATCAGACCTGTGATTGGTTTCAAGGCCAGTGGGGTAAACGCGACTTCAATTCACGGTAACTTATTAGGACTCACAGCTGATGACCACCAACAATATTTGTTAGTTGATGGTGGTAGACAGATGACAGGGGACTTAGGGTTAGGAGGAAATGATTTATTCAACGTAAATACAATATCGGCCACAGCAACTACATCAGGTAATCTTACTTTAACAAACATTACTCAAGATAATTTACTTACTAAATTTTTGGTAATTGATAATGTAGGAAACACTTTTTGGAGTAATTCAGGTGCGGATGGTTCATCGGGAACAAGTGGTAGTTCTGGCACAAGTGGCTCGTCAGGAAGTTCTGGCACAAGTGGCTCATCAGGTTCATCAGGAACAAGTGGTTCATCAGGAACATCAGGGAGTTCTGGCACAAGTGGCTCATCAGGAACATCAGGAAGTTCTGGCACAAGTGGTTCTTCAGGAACAAGTGGCTCTTCAGGAAGTTCAGGTACAAGTGGTTCATCAGGTTCTTCAGGAACATCAGGAAGTTCTGGCACAAGTGGTTCATCAGGAACATCAGGAAGTTCTGGCACAAGTGGTTCATCAGGTTCTTCAGGAACAAGTGGCTCTTCAGGAAGTTCAGGTACAAGTGGTTCTTCAGGAACAAGTGGTTCTTCAGGCTCTAGTGGTACATCAGGAAGTTCAGGCTCATCAGGTACAAGTGGTTCATCAGGAACATCAGGAAGTTCTGGCACAAGTGGCTCATCAGGTTCTTCAGGTACAAGTGGTTCTTCAGGAAGTTCAGGTACAAGTGGTTCATCAGGAACATCAGGAAGTTCAGGTACAAGTGGTTCATCAGGAACATCAGGAAGTTCTGGCACAAGTGGTTCATCAGGTTCTTCAGGAACAAGTGGCTCTTCAGGAAGTTCAGGTACAAGTGGTTCATCAGGAACAAGTGGTTCTTCAGGCTCTAGTGGTACATCAGGAAGTTCAGGTACAAGTGGTTCATCAGGAACATCAGGAAGTTCTGGCACAAGTGGTTCATCAGGTTCTTCAGGAACAAGTGGCTCTTCAGGAAGTTCAGGTACAAGTGGTTCATCAGGAA